CCTCTTACAGCCATTTTCAGAACAGAAAGATCGTAAGGTTCTGACACTAAAGGCGCAGTAGAATATAAAGTATTTGCTTTAATATTACCAGTTGAGTCCCTTTGTACTATAGTATTTGCTGTTTCGTTTACGTCGTTTGTTAAGTCGTTGAGTAAAACTGAATTATCTGCGGTTCCCTTAAAGTTAGTAGCAAAAACCTCGTTAAATTTTAATGTAGCCGTTCCTAAATCTAAAGAATTATTACTTATAGGTGTTATAGGACCATTTAAAATAAAACCGGCATCGGTTAATACTTTTTCGGTTCCTTTCCAAGTAATACCCGTTGCAGAAACTGATAAATCGGTATACGTTATATCTACCCCTGAAGTACCTGTGTTTGCAACTGATAATTTTATAGTACCATTTTTACTTCCTGTTTCGAATGATATTTTTGCAGCACCGTTATTCGTTGTTGCATACTTATCTGCAGTACCAATAGTAGTATAATACGATCCTGCTTTAACGAATATATCGTTGTTGTATACTTCGATAAAAGATTTCCCATTATCGAGTGTTATCGGTTTACCAGAAGTAGTGCTAAACAATGCACTTTTTATAAAAGTGATATCGCCATCGGCAGTATCGTTTATATCAGATCTTAAAAATTGAGTAGAACTTATTCCAGATAACGATGTTGCATCGGCTACCCCACCGCCAGATACGATAAAATTTGCATCTATGTATGCTTTGTCGTATACATTTAAATTATTTCTTGCACTTACAACGTCAGTTAAATCTGATAAGTTATTAGCAGCAACTAATTGTGTTGCATTGATAACATTGCTAAGGCCTATTTGTGCTTTTGTTACATTGTGCGGGTTGTTAAAATCTAGTAAATGAGAAGAAAAATCGTTAAGTGAAATTTCGAAAGGTTTTACCCAGTCGTTAATTAATGTGCTATCTCCGCCGTTTCTTGTGTCTTCGCCGTCGTACACGTATATTATTTTCTCGGTTTTGTTATACCATATTTGACCTTGTACTGCATTTGCAGGAGGCGTATCGCCTGCAAAGTTTTCTAAGCTCCAAAGAATTGCTTCTTGCAAAGGCTTAGGATAATCTTCATAATATAATCCGATTAAAGGAATAGATATCTGACTGCTATCTAAAGTTTCGTCTCTTATAATAAAAGGCTGTTGGTTATTAGTTGAAAGGCCTTTTTCGGAATATCTTACTATTTGTGTGCTCATATCTTCTCAAAACAAGGTTTTATATATTTATCAAAAAAACATGGTGCGATTGATAAATACTACGTTAATTGGGAGTTATTATGTCTGACGAAGAACATTTAAAAATAGAATGTAAAGTACCAATCGAGACTGCAAAGGAAAGAAAAATAAGAATAGATGCAAGTCTTGCATTTCTTACTTTCTTTATAGTTTTAATGATTATATTGTGTACAGGCGGTGTATATTATTTGTTCATGGGTAAAGCTAACTGGTTATTAATAATTATCAGTACACATTTTATGCCATTGTTTATTCCTCCTTTGTTAATGATTGCCTCGTTAGCAGTAGTGCTATCTCTTAGACAAGCATCTGGGCCACTTGAATTTAAAGTTCTTGGATTTGAAGTAAAAGGTTCTGCAGCACCTATTATAATGTGGGTGTTGATATTTTTGTGCTTTGTATATGCTGTCCAGATGTTTTGGCCGATGTTTACCTTACCGCCAACGTAATGATAAATAAACTATTGTTTATATGGAGTAACAATAGTGGCAGATTATAAAGGCAAGCATGTTGTTTGTGATATGATATTAAAAGAGAATGTTGATATTTCGCAATTAATGGTTTATATTGAGGAATCGATAAAACATGCGAAAATGAACGTAGTTGACGTATTACATAAGCCTTTTGACCCGCATGGTGACACAGTAGTTTGGATTTTATCGGAATCACATTTTTCCTTGCACACCTACCCCGAAAGCTGTTATATTAGCGTTGATTGTTATACTTGCGGAGAAGAAGGTGACCCGCATGCAGCAATTAATTATTTAAGAAAGGTATTACAACCAAAGAACACATCTGAAACTTTTTTATTAAGAGGTATGGTCGGTGAAGATTAAAGTTTCCCCATCTGAAGAAGAAAACGTCTACAAATCGTATGTAACAGACGAAAGAGCAACTTTAATACTTAATAAAGGCATAGTAGCAGAGCAGTACAAAAAAATAACAGCAGCACTTCCTAGCGTAACCATGTATTATGCTATTAAGTCTATGCCGGATAAAGAAGTAATTAACACATTATACGAATGCGGATGTAATTTTGATGTTGCAACATCAGGCGAAATCGATATCCTTAAAGAGCTATCAGTTGAATCTGAAAAAACTATTCATACGCACCCTATTAAAACTCAATTTGAAATAGAAAAAGCAATCGAGTATGGTTGTGAAGTATTTGTAGTTGACAACTTACATGAACTTCTTAAATTTATACCATATAAAGATAAAGTATCGGTTTTGGTACGGGTTAGCTTTAGAAGCGCAAATGCAAAGATTGATCTGTCTAAAAAGTTTGGTTGTAATGCAGACAAGATAGAAGAAATGCTTAGTAATGCAAGATCGCTAGGTATTAAAGTGATAGGCCTTTCGTTTCATGTCGGGTCTCAAAATACAGACCCTTCTATGTATGTTACTGCTATTAGTAAATGTGCAACAGTTTTCGAAAACTACACAAATTTAAAAGTGTTAGATATTGGCGGAGGGTTCCCTATTGCATACGATGGCGACGATATTAATATTGTTGAGTTTTGTGCGCCAATTAATACAGCACTTGAACTAATACGTAAAGATGTAAAGGTAATTGCAGAACCAGGTAGATTTATATCTGGTCCAAGCGTAAAAGCAGTTACTACTATTGTCGGCAAAGCAATTAGAGATGACCGGGTTTGGTATTATTTAAACGACGGAGTCTACGGTTCTTATAGTGGTACTATTTTTGACCATGTTGCATATCCTATTCAAGTTTTTAGCGATAGCGACGAACTTCAGAAATGTGTACTTGCAGGCCCAACGTGCGATAGCGTCGATGTTATTGCAGAAGATATAATGCTACCAGATTTAGAAATAGGCGATATAATTGTAGGACATCAAATGGGGTCGTATACGCATGCGACTACTACGGAATTTAACTGTATTAAAAAGCCGAGGATTATTTATGTCTTATAAGATATCTTTGTTTTTGTTGCTATTTACGACAATGGTAGGTTGTACAAATAAAACAACATTTGATATTAGGATCGACGAATTATGCAAAGATCCGGCTAATTTAAAATATAAAGAATGTAAAGGAAAATAATATGAATAGAAAAGTATGGTTAATAATCGCAGTTGCTAGTTTAAGTATGGCATTATTTGTGCCTGATTGGAAAAGCGGAGTAATTGCACAAGAATACAATTACTCGGTTAATTCAACATACGTCGGTTCTAATATTAAAGAAAATTCTACAACTAAATAATGGGCAAAATAACTCTTGCTAATTGGTACGGGGAATCTTTTATTAAAAAAGAGAGGGTTATGTTTGACCCTTTTTCCCCTTATTTGAATTGTTACGGTCACGTCGATCAATTCGAAAACAACGATGCAAATGTAATTTTTAATAAAGACGAACCGGGTATTTTAGTAGTAGAAGACGGGAAAAATGCTAATATCGTTCGCAATGCATGCTCTCATCGTCAAGCAATAATTGCAAGCGATACTTGCAAAAGGAAATCATTAAGGTGCCCTGCACACGCATGGAATTATGATTTATCTGGTACATTATTGCATACACCGTTATATCAAGGCGATTGCGGTAAATCTCTCAAAAAAACACCGTTAGATAAAATTAAAGGGTTGATGTATAGCGGAAATACAGAGTCAGTTGTTGATTTTTATAGAAATTTTTATCTAGCTGAGGATCTTTTTAATTTCGAAGATTTGAATTTGTACTCGAGTCAAACAGAGACTTACGATTTTAACTGGAAAACATTCTTGGATGTATATCTAGAGTTGTACCATGTTAAACCTGTTCACCCTGGACTTGGTAATTTTGTTGACGGTGTTAATTATAAGTGGTATTTTGGCAAAGGGTGGTCGGCACAAGTAATGCCCCTTAGCACTAAAAAATGCCCTTTTAGTTCGCATTGGAAAAACTATCAAGACATAGTTTTTGCAGATAAAGAACTAGTAGAACAGAATATTGCTGCTATATGGGTGTTATTATATCCAGGTGTTATGTTAGAATGGTACCCGCATGCAAAAGTAATTTCTACACTTAAACCTGCACCAAATGGCAAATGCCTAAACAAAGTAGAAGTGTACTCTAATAGCAACACCTCAACTTTAGAACTTTTAACTAGTGCATATAATGAAAGTGCAAACGAAGATGCAAGTGCATGTTTAGGCATAGAACAAGGAAGAAAGATAATGTGGGATGCAGAAGAATACGTTGACTACTCTAAGACAGTATACGTAGATAAACACGAAGATGGGATCCCACATTTTTATAATTGGTTAGCTAATCGTTAGATTTCTGATAAATATAAGAAATGACTAGGCGGTTACTATGTTTTCTAGTATCAAACACCATGTTAGGGATATTATATTAAGCGAGTGTGACGATTTAATAATCGATATACTTAAAGAGAAGCTCGATATATCTGTTACTAGGGAAAAAGATAATATTGTTTTTGTAGTAAAGTTTGGCGGTGTACTAGTTAAACAAGATTCGGTTTCTGTTAAATAATGTTTTATAGTTTATTACAAGAAAAAACATCACACGAAATAGGCTTAGATTTAATATCTACAGTTGTTGCTGATTATATTGTAAATGATTATATACCGTCTACTAAGAAACTAATAAGATCTAAAAACACAGTAACTGATAGTAAAAATCCATATTTAGAATTTTGTTTTTTGTCCGGCGAAAAACCAAAAAACGGTTATTTAGGCGGAGAAGAAATAGACGTTAATCAATACACTTTATTCGTGTTTGATACCGGGAAAGTTGGTAATAATATACCCGATAACATACGGTCCAAAATAGATTCAGATGTGTACGAATCTATTAAGAACTGCAAAGTATGTTTAGAGCCGATATCTAGCGGCATAGACGGATATTTTAATAAAACAGATAAAACTGTTGCTCTTAATATACTAACAATGAATAACAATAACAAATGGTTAAAATCAAAAATTAAAACAAATTTAGTACATGAATTTAGGCATTTTTTAGATTCTAAGATGTCCAAAGGAAAAGCTAAATTTCACTATTACGATGATACACAAGAAACCGTAACAGATGCTTACTTGAAGAATCCGGCTGAAGCTAATGCTAGATTTTCTCAAGCCACGTCCGATATGATTAGTAAATTAAAAAGAGAAAAGAACAACACAGCCTTTACTAAAGAAGAATTTATAAAGTATGTAGATCTTCTTTTTCGAAGGCATAACATCAAAGTAAAAGGTCAAATATTAACACACAACAATAAGCAATATTCTAGGTTTTTTAATAGGGCTTTAAATTTATACGACGAGATTAGAGGAACAAAATGATATTATGTGATTTGTTTGAAGATAATGCATACGTGCAAAAATTCGAGGAAGATAAGCTTCTTACTAAAGAGCAGTTAGACCAAATAGAACATAAACTTAGAAATCTATTTGCAAGCGATAATATTATTTTTAGGTTCTCGGCTCACTTTTTAGAGCAGGTAAACTTAAAAAGGAATAAAGAGCCTATTACTGAACAAGAAATACTCTTAATGTTTACTAAATTGCATGCAAGATACATTGCCCATTTAAAAAAATTAAACATTAAAAGAGTTGAGATGGTAGTTAAAGATCAAGAAACTGATTTAAATGCCCCGCTAGTATATGAGTTCGACCGCAATGCGAGAAAAATGCTTTTTTATGTAAAAACTATTATGCGGAAAAAGAATTTCTTCTCGCAAGAGTCTGATGTTGTATTGGTTGTATAATGAGAATATCTGATGTAATTATCTTGTGCGAAAAAAAAGTCCAGTCATCCTGGCTGTCAAGTGTTACTAGGCGCGGTAAAAATGCACTAATTGTGACTAACGGCGGACAACAATATACCGTACATGGTGTACCGCAAGACATAATTAAATTATGGATTGCTTCGCAATCTAAAGGTCAATTTTTCCACCAGAACATAAAAGGAAAATACGTTATAACTTAATTCGGGTTATCCTCTACCATTTAGTGATAAATAATGGATAGTAGAGGATAATCATGGATACATCTGCAGGATCAAATAGTACACCTACAAACATCGACGGTAATGCATCTACAGCAACAGCATTACAAACACCTCGGAATATACAAGGTGTTAAGTTTGACGGCACAGAAGATATTAAGCTCGACATTAAAGCCGAGGAATTATCTGGCACTACACTCTCTTCTAATATTACTAAATCTAATTTAACTAGTGTTGGTGTTTTAACTGATCTAACAGTTATTAATCCTATTAAAGGTACAATTATAGGATCAGATGTATCTATAATTGGTAATGCAGGTTCTGCTACGAAACTCGAAAATGCAAGAAATATAAACGGTGTGCCTTTTGACGGTACACAAGATATTGTTGTAGTAGCTGATGCAAATACTTTAACAGGCGACACAATACCAACGAATATAAAATATTCTTCGTTAACTTCAGTCGGAGTATTAGATTATCTTACTGTTAGAACACCTATAGTAGGTGATTTAACAGGTAACGCAGATACTGCTAACTTAGCAACTAATGTTTTAACAAACGCAAATTTATCAGGTGATGTATCGAGTGTTGGCAATGTTACTACGATAAATTCTCACAAAGTAATTAATTCAATGTTGCAAACAGTTGCAACATCTACTTTTAAAGGTAGAATTACATCCGGCACTGGAGACGTAGAAGATCTTACAAGTACACAAGCCACTTCGATACTTAATACAATGGTAGGCGATAGTGGATCAGGCGGCACCAAAGGTTTAGTGCCTGCCCCCATAACAGGCGACTCTACTAAATTTTTAAGAGGCGACGGAACCTGGGCACCGGCAAGTTATAGTTCTGGCGTAATGTGGGACTATAAAGCAAATACAGTTGCCACATCAGGTTCCCCTTCTAGTGGCCATTTACTATGGAATAATGCAACTCAGATTAGTGCAACAGAATTACATGTACATAAGTTAGCAGATGACGGTATAGATCTTAGTATATTTTTATCTTTACTTGATACTGCATACTTATTGTATATTCAAGATGTTAATAATGCTGCAAATTACCAAACTTGGCAAATAAGCGGTACTACTACTGATGTAGGATCAGTTTATTGGGTTGTACCGGTAACACTTGTTAATTCCGGAGGCACAGGAACAACAGGTTTTTCAAATAATGCCCAGATATTAGTTATAAACAAAACGTCTGCATCTTCGTTTGTTTCTTCTGTTTCGGTAGTTGCTGCAAACGGTTTCGACGGCACAGTAGCAAATGCATATACTAATCCCGCTATAACATTAAAAACTACAATTACAGGCATAATAAAAGGTAACGGCACTTCTATTTCGGCTGCGATATCCGGGACAGATTATCAACCGGCACTAGGTTTTACACCTGAAGATGTAGCAAATAAACAAACAGACTTAACAGCAAGTGCCACAAAGTACCCAACTGTAAATGCAGTTAATACTGGATTATCAAATACGCTTTCCGCAGCTGAAACGTATTCTGCTAATCCTGCTAATATAACACAAGACAGCACACATAGGTTTTCTAGCGACTCTGAAAAATCTACATGGAACGGTAAACAAGATGCTTTAGGTTTTACACCTGAAGATGTAGCAAATAAACAAACAAACTTAACAGCAAGTGCTACAAAGTATCCAACTGTAAATGCAGTTAATACTGGCTTAGGTCTTAAAGTTGACCAAACAACAACAGTTAACGGGCATGCATTAACTTCTAACATTTCGCTAAGTTATTCCGATGTAGGTGCTGATGCATCCGGTGCAGCCGCATCAGCACTATCTTCGGCTCAGTCTTATGCAGATGGAAAAGTACAAAATAGTTTAGTTGCATCTACTACTATTGCACCTTCTGCAAGTGCTGTTAATACAGGTTTATCAGGTACATTAACAACAGCAGAAGGATACACAGACACGCAAATCGGAATTGAAGCTTCGTCTAGATCAACAGCCGATACTAGACTACTTTCTCCTAACTCTGGTGTATTAACCGGCCTTGCAGTAACAATTAATGTAGACCCTACTAAATTTGACATTGCAGCAGGAACAGGCATAGTAGTTGATTGGACAACCCCTGCTACACCAACTATTACGTATGTATCTTATGCTGGAAGTACAGGTAATACAATACCTTCTATGGCAGCAGGATACACAAGAATATATATAGATAAAACCGGAACATTAATTAAATCGTCCGGCGGACTTGATACAGCTTCATTTAGACGTAATTACATTGTGTTGCCAATTTTATATCACCCCGATCATGCAACTATAACAAATGTTTCAACAGATAGAAAACCTGCATACGAAGAAGTAGAAGCGTTAAACGATTATGTTAAAGCATTAGGGCCGATTAATACTGGTAACGGAATTACTGCAAACGGTGCAAATTTAAATATCAATAAAGCAGCAGGTGTTTTTACTGTGTTATGGGCAAATCAATCAACTGATGGACAAGACCCATGCAACGTAACAATGTCATCTGCTACTTCGCCTTCTTTTGCTACAGTATACAGAAATGGTAGCGGAGGTAATACTGAAACAGTTCCAGCGTCAACTGTTGATGTTACACATTACGACGACGGTTCAGGTACACTTGCAACTCTAACTGCTAGTTACTGGGTTAATAATAGATTTTATGTTTTTCCTAATAATCAGATTGTTATGGCCTACGGTCAGAGCCAATATAAAACATCTGCAGACGCTGTAGCAGCAATATACACTGAAACATTTGTTGCACCTGTTGGATATACACAAGGAAAAGCCGTTACTGTTGTGTCTGTGCAAAAAAGTTCTACAAATTTAAGCACACAGGCAATTTTTACAAATTTAAACACTCTTACAGCAGGCGGGTTAAATGTAACTATACCGTCTTTGCAGGCAGCATTTAATGCATCACCCGTTTCTCCTACTCCTGATATTATTACTAATAGTGTAAATAAAACTTTCAGCATACAAGGCGGATCGGGCTCTGATACAGATAGTAATTTCTCATCCTATGATAATGCAGGGTCTCTAACTGCAAGCATAACAGCAGCAGGTGTTATAACTGGTTCAAGCATAACAGATACCACAGTTGGAAGTTCAATAAGCGGTGCTACTGCAAAAACAACACCTGTTAGTGCAGACAGTGTAGGTGTAAGCGATAGTGCAGATTCTAATAAACTAAAAAAGACAACTTTTGCAAATATTGCATCATGGATTAGTGCAAACGTTAATGCGTTAACTTCTACAACGTTGCAAACTGCAAGAAATATAGACGGTCAGTCTTTTGACGGGTCAACTAGTATCACAGTTATTGCACCAGGTACACATGCTGCGACATCAAAAACAACCCCAGTTGATGCAGATGAGTTGCCTATAGTTGACTCTGCAGCATCTAATATTTTAAAAAAATTAACATTTGCAAATTTAAAAGCATGGATAAAAACATATACAGATACTTTATATTTAAGTATAACCCAGCCAACAACAACTCTTAGCAGTTCGAGCGGTGTTGTAACTATTGATCTTTCTTTAAACTATCGTAGATATGAACTTACATTAACTGAAAACGTTACTAGCTGGGTATTTACTAACGTGCCTGCGTCTGGATATTTTAGAGAAATAATAGTAGTAGTTATTCAGCATGCATCTGCAGCTAAAACAGTGATTACGCCAGCAACATCAGGGCGTACAGCCGGCGGTATAGCATGGGTTGCTTCGACTACACTCTCTTCGAGGGAAGCATTAGTTTTGCACATTTTAAGCGATAGCACAGTTACTTTATATCCTACAGGTGTACAAGTATGATTAGTGCTGCTAATGATTTATCAATGCAAAGAGCCGCGATGGTTGCGGCTGACTTCAACTTCGCAAACTGTGGAGCAGTAACAACTCTCCCACCATTCCTAACAGCACTCAACGCAACTTACACCCGCCCCAGTGTAATGAATGTGTTGCAAGGCACAACGCTAGTGCAACTCTCCTCAGACCAATTCGGTACCCACCGTGACGGTGTGCCAGTTGCATACAGCGAGAAAAACAAACTCCGTTTCACGCAAGAATTCGACAACGCATTTCATACTAAAAACAATCTAACTGTAACTGCTAACGCTGCAAATGATAGCGATGGTAACGCAACGGCGGATAAGTTGTGTGAGTCTTCAACGTCAAATGTTGCGCATTATCTCGGGAGTTACACGCACCTCGGCATTGGTGTATTACAGACTTTTTCTGTCGAAGTGCGAGCTGCTGAACGCACTCAGTGTTACATACAGCTCGGCGCTGCCGGTGTATTTTTTAACCTGTCTACAGGTGCAGTAATATCTGGGACAGGTGGCACTATAACTTCACTCGGCGGAGGTTTGTACCGTTGCTCAGTAACGGGCGCTCCAACTAACAATAATCTATTTTTCGGTTTAGCAAGTTCTAGTAGCCCAAGCTACGCAGGCACAGTAGGCTACGGACTCTACGTTTCCAAAGTACAACTAGAATTCGGTGGACTTACTGCGTACGAAAGAAACTACGATGGCGTCACTGGTAAGTATGGTGCGCTGATTGAAGGTGCTGCGACGAATATCCTGACATATTCGGAACAGTTTGATAATGCTGTTTGGTCAAAAGTTCAGTCTAGCATTACCGCCAATGCTGCCGTAGCTCCTGACGGAAATACAACCGCAGACAAGCTAATCCCCAACACAGCTCTGTCGCAGCACCGTGTGGACCTAACTTCAACCTCTACCGCAGCAACTTATACTTTCAGTGTTTTTATAAAAACCGCTGGATATAACTATGCGTTTATTAGGATAGGAGCCACGGCGGGCGTGGTGGTGAATCTGACAAACGGCGCGACTGTTTTAACCGGCGCGGCCTCAAACCCTTTAGCTGAAAGTTATGGCAATGGTTGGTATAGATGCTCTTTTTCCTGCACAGCTGGCGTGAACGATACTGTCAGAATAAATGTAGAGGAAGCATCCAACAGCACTGATTTCACGGGCGACGGGACGTCAGGAATTTATATATGGGGCGCACAGCTAGAAACCGGAAACATCGCCACATCTTACATACTCACAACCTCATCAACCGCAACCCGCGCGGCAGCAAAACTTCTTGTGCCCTTGTGGAAGAACAATCTCAAATATTCTACTGATCCAACTGGTACAGGTTGGAGTCGCACTAACGTAACGCTAACTACAGGGCAATCAGATAGCTCCGGTGGAACGACTGCGGTAAAAGTGGAAGCTACTACAACCGCTGCTACAAACCTTGTACAAAACACAATTACTGCCCCGGCAGGAGTTGTGACCTACAGCATAAAAGTCAAAGCGGGCACTGGCCCAACAAGTTTGTTTTTTCTTTTACGTAATCAAGGCACCTCTACTAACTTTCAGCTTGGAACCTTCACCACTGCAACAGGCGCAATTTCTGGCACAGGGTGGACTTCTACTGCGGATAGCAACGGCTACTACAAATTAACTTTCACACAATCAACTGGAATATCCGTTGGTGACAATTTGTTTTGTTATGTTGGGTGGACTGGAGGATCAGTCACAGCAGGACACAACTTCTATTACGAATCCCCACAGCTTGAGTCTGGCGCAACTGCTACAACTTACGTTCCGACAACTTCGACGCTTGATGTAACAGGTAACGCAACCATTCCAGGATTTAAAAGCGGAGATTTATTATCCGTTCCAGTGTATAAAAACGTCCTTAAATACTCTGGAGATTTAACTAATGCTTATTGGGTGCAGACAGGGCTTTCATCTCTAGTAGGTGGGCAGTCTGATCCAGATAGCGGAAGCAATGCGTTTCTTCTAACAGAGAACAGCTCTACCAGTAACCACTTTGTTGTACCGCAAGCTGCCACAACTGGCGCAATTATGCGTATGAGAGTGAAAGCAAAATCAAACGGACGACACCTTTTCATGGAAATCGGCGGTACCGCTTATGGGTCAATAAATCTAACAACAGGCGCTGTAATATCTTCTACCGGATGCACAATAACTACTACCTCGCTCGGAAGCGGTTGGTGGCTATGTGACTTTCTAACTTCTTCCGCATCAACCTCAACTGGAGCGTACTTCGCACTATCCACAGCAGCAGGTAATACCAATTACGCAGGGGGTGGGGCGTCGGGAATCTATTTATATCGTCCGCAACTATCCGTAAGTTCCGAAGTGCAGACTTATGTAGAAACAACTAGCACGTTAGACGTTACCGATAATGCTATCAACGCAGGTTTCTCAAGCGCAGGTTACACGCTGGCTGCGGATTGGCGGAGTATTGCTGCAAGGACTACAGCAGTAGGGCTGATGGAGTTAAACGACAATACATCATCAAACCGATCGAATCTACTGGTCTCAAACTCCGATCTTTTCAACCCCAATTCAGTAACAGGCGGGGCTTCGCAGATGTCTATTGTGGGAGCGGCGTGTACAACATTGCGGCGAAAAGGGGCTGCTAGTTATCAGGCTAATAATTTCCTTGCAGCTAACAACGGCGTGGCGCTGACAGCAGACACATCCGGCACCATGCCGACAGGAATGCTTTTACTTAATCTCGGCTCCCTCAACACAGGAGCTAGTTCGTTCAATGGCGGCCCAATCTTCCGCCTCCAACTCATCCCAAAGGCGCTCTCTCAAGCACAAGTCAACGGATGGTCAACATGACAACTCCTACAGTTTATTTAAAGTTTTCCTTGTAGTTTAATGTATTAAAATTTAATAACATATTTTAAAATATGTTTGTATTTTCTGCTTTGCGATGTTAAGTTGTTAAAATAACAAAACGGAGGCACACAGTGGCTAAGAAAATATCAATTAAAAAACTCGAATTTGATAATGTTAATCCTGAAAGCCCAACTTATAATTCTCAGTTAATATTAACAGCATCATACGTAAACGAACTAGTTGAAGTTAAAGATAGAAAAAAATATGCTTTAAAGTGGATCTCTAAAAACATGGAATTAGACATTAAAGAGGTATCTAAAATGTCAGATACTTACTTTGATGCAATTAGCAAGTATTGTTATATCGCAGAAAACGGCGGCGTATTAAGCAACCAACATGTACAATCTTTAAAAACACAAATAACAAATCAATTTAGTATTTACAACCGATGTAAGAATTCTTCAGTCGATATAGAAGACGAGCCCAAACAAAAAACAGAAGAAAAGAAAGGTATACAAGATTATATTAAAGATAAAGCAGCCGAAGTATGCAGCGAAATTGATTTTTGGATAGATGAATTTGTCAAAGATCCTAAGAATTGCGATTTTAAGATTAGAGATTTAAAAAAGTATTTTTCATCGTGTGATATGAAACCTGCACATTATCGATACGTAGTAACTTTTTACGAAAAAACGCTTGCAGAAATAATTGAAACACTGGAAGGTTTAGATGAGCAGTTAGTGGAAGGGTATTCGCATATATCTAAACCAAATCTTAAAAAATTACAATTGTTTTTAGAAGAAATAATGTCTGTTTCTGACCATCTTAAAAAATCAGGTAACAGTAAGCCTAGAAAAGCAAAACCTGTAAATGTATCTAAAATTGCGTCAAAAGTAAAATACAAAAAAGAAGATACTGAATTTGATATTAAGAGTATAAATCCCGTGCATGTAGTTGGATCACAAGCAGTATGGGTATTAAACACCAAAACGAGAAAAATCGGTGTTTATTATGCATCAGATGCAAGCGGTCTTACATTTAAAGGTACTAGTATAAAAAACTTTAAAACGACAAGCACAGAAAAGACATTAAAAAAATCATCAAAGTTAAATGTAAAAGAATTTGCTTCTAATACTAAGCAAGCACGTAAGAAGAAATTCGATGAGATTGTTTCAATTGACGTAAAATTAAACGGACGTATAAACGAACATTGCGTTTTGCTTGCGGTTGATAAATAATACAAAAGAAACGGATTTTATATGTCAAGTACACCTCGTAACACATTAACAAAACAGCTTGAATTGTTAATGGGCGGGATAATGGTTGAAGTCGAGACCGAAGCGCCACATTATGAATTAGCAATAGATATGGCAATAGAAAGATACCGACAAAGATCAGACGGTTCTCTTTCCGAACAAGTTATATTTTTAACATTAGAAGCAAATGTAAACGAATACACTCTACCGCACGAAGTGCAAGTGGTTCGACGTGTACATAGGCGCGGAAACGGTTCTATTGGTTCATCGGGTATTAATTTTGATCCATTTGATGCAGCACTAGGTAACCAATATTTCTTACAATGGGGCAGAACAGGTGGGCTTGTAACGTGGGAATTGTTAAGCGAATACAAAAAAACACTATCTAGATTATTTTCAGGTGAGATAGATTTTATATGGGATCTCCCTACTAGGAAATTAACAGTTGCTAGAAAATTTGGCGGATCAGAAACTGTAATGATTACAGTGTACGCACAAAGACACGAAGATGATATTATTTCTAGCGAATATTCTAAACCGTGGATTAGGGATTATGCACTTGCTAAGTGTAAACAAATGCTAGGCGAAGCCCGAGAAAAATTCCCAAGTGGTATACCTGGTCCAGCCGGGAATGTTGTATTTAACGGGTCACAATTAAAATCGGAAGCACTTGCTGAAATGCAACGATTAGAAATAGAGTTGCAGAATTTTGTTGCAAGCGATTACGGTATGCCTTTTATAATTGCATGATAATCGGTTTGCTAGGTGTAATGGGTTCCGGAAAAGACACAGTTGCTAATATTCTTGTTGAATCATATGGTTATTCTAAAATCTCCTGTGCTGACTCTTTAAAAGACGTATGCTCTGCTGTATTCAGCTGGGAAAGAATGCTGTTAGAAGGCGATACGCTTAGTTCTAGGGTATGGAGAGACACAGTTGACGAGTGGTGGGCAGAACGATTAAATATAAGTGATTTTACACCTAGAAAAGCAATGCAGCTAATCGGTACTGATTTATTTAGGGAACATTTTAATAAAGATATATGGGTTAATACGCTAAGAAGAAAAATATCACATCAAAAAAACATAGTAGTATCTGATGTGAGGTTCCTAAATGAAATAAAAGCAATAAGGCAGGAAAACGGTATTTTAGTTGAAGTAAGAGGTAGAAAAAATTACGACTGGTACAATGTTGCATATCGGGCAAATACGGGTTGTTTGAAATCTAAGAACGAATTGGAAACATGGTACTCTAATGTTCACCGAAGTGAATGGGAATGGATTTCGACTAAGGTAGACTACGATATACATAATAATAAAGACTTTAATAATTTAAAAATAGAAATCGAAAAAATATTTAAATAATTTAGCCCTTGTATAACCCATGTTTTTTGGTTGTTTCTGATAAATATTAGCAACAACACAAAACAAGGAGTTTTAAATGGCAAATCTTGTTTCGCCTGGCACTAGTGTCAGCGTAATCAACGAAAGTTTTTATACTTCTGCAGGTCCAGGTACTGTCCCTCTAGTAATTATTGCAACAGATGATAACAAATTAGATGCATCAGGTACACAGATAGCAGAAGGAACTAAACCAGAAAATGCAGGTAAAGTTTACACTATTACTTCACAGAGAGAGTTGCTTCAGACTTTCGGTGTACCACACTTCCATTCTTTTCCGGGTCATCCTACTAGCGAGTACGGTCTTTTAGCTGCACATTCTTATTTAGGTGTGTCGAATAAAATTAACCTTTTAAGAGCAGATATTAATTTAGGCGACTTAGATCCTACTACAGAACCACCTGCAAGAGACCCGGACGTCGGAACATATTGGTTAAAAGGCGAGGAAATAGATGCCGCAGTATACGAATGGGACGGTGCTAAATGGGTTAAACAATCAGTATTACCTATACAAGGTAGTCAAGTAATCGAAATAGACAACGGTGTAGATCCTGTTTATTTAAGTTTAGTAGATGTGCCCTCGTCATATAAATATGCAGTGAGTTGTAGCAACACTGAGATAGACGGTTCGATTACTAATTTGTTTACTAACATGATATGGGTTAGACAATCAGGTAAATGGGTATGGCTCTTCGATAATACAATTCCTAATCAGTCCTTATATTTTTTAAAGGATTTCCAATATTCTAAAGTTTACCCTACAAAAAGAAATGACGGTATTGCAGCTTTACAATCGGGCGACATATGGATTAGCATCGACGAACAGAAGTATCCTGTTTATTATTTCCAAGATTCGGTTACTCGTTTTGTAAAATGCGACATGTATTACAATATGACACAGAACGAAATGGTTGAAACTCAAGGCTACTCTACACTTTCTCATACTGACATATTTGTTGAGAACGGCGATTTATTTGCATATGCTACTGGACCTAAAGGTGCGGCAGTTAATATAATGAGAACATGGGTAGCAGGTAATGTTGTACCTGAAGAATTAAGCTTTGTTCCTTTTGTTCCGGGCGCAGTAATCCCTAGTATAGCACTTAGAGCATACCGAGTAGTAGCAGGCGGCACCGGGACAGCCGATATTATTAATCTTACATTTACTAACAAGACAATAGAAGAAATAATCGTAACAGTTAATAGTAATGCTAATGCTATCAATTTTGGTATTTCTCTTAGTTTAGACTTAAATGGATATGTTGTTGCAAGATCTCTCTTAAGAAAAACATTCGTACTAGATGGTCTTGAATTTCATAACGCATCCGTAGGCGGCTTTTCTAAAAGCGGCATATCGATTGTATGCTCTTCAACTGAACCGACAGGGTCTATACAGGACGGTTCAGTATGGTACAACGATGATATCGTAGTTGATGTATTGCAAAATAGCGGAACAAACTGGGATAATTTTGGATTTGTTATATATGCACAGTATAGTAAACCAACAGGCGTAAGTTTAAACGCAGGCGATTTGTGGTTAGATACTAGCGACCTCGTAAACTATCCTTTGTTTAAAAGGTGGTCAGGCAGTGCATGGGTTACTATAGATAATAGCGATTCTAGAACACCGAACGGTATTATTTTTGCTGATGCAAGACCTTCGGCAACGTACGGTACTTCACTAGGCGTGAACAACGGCGGCGGCAATGGAGACCCTGACTTAGATATAGATGCACCAAATCCTTTATTTTATCCTGCAGGTTTATTATTGTTTAATGCGCGAGCTTCGAGCAGATGCGTAAAAACATTTGTCGAACCGTATATTTACGAAGGCGATACAGCAGCAACATATAACGGGTCAACAGGTCGCTGGGTTTCTCAGAATTTGCTCAAAGAAGACGGATCACCTTACATGGGAGAAGAATCTGTTCGCAGAAAAATCTCATTAAGTATGCAAGCTGCAATTCAAAGCAACGAATATATTCGTTCTGAGGATTTGTATTTTAATTTAATTGCTGCACCGGGATGCATCGAGTTAATAGACGAAATGGTAGCTTTAAATATAGATCGTAAAGAAACTGCGGTAGTTATAGGTGATACACCTTTTACTCTTAAGCCGGATGCAACTTCTTTACAAAGCTGGTTAACCAACGAAGCCAACCAGACAACAAATAATAAGTACGGTCTTGTAACTGCAAGTGACAACTTGGCATTATATTATCCTTCTTGTGGTTTGACTACTAATGTTGATGGTTCTGATGTTATTGTTCCGTCTTCTCATGCATTACTTCGCACGTATGCATTGAACGACCAAATGGCTTACCCATGGTTTGCACCTGCAGGTTTACAACGAGGAGTTGTTTCTAACTTATCAAGTGTTGGTTATGTAGACGATAACACAGGAGAATACAAAAGCGTATCTTTAAACGAAGGTCAACGCGATGTATTGTATTTAAATAACGTTAATCCTGTTCGTTCTATACCTAACAAAGGCATTATTGTATGGGGACAAAAAACAAGAGCACCTTCGGAATCTGCACTTGATAGAGTTAATGTTGCACGTTTAGTTAACTACATTAGATATCAAGCAGAAAAAATATCTCAGCCGTTTTTGTTTGAGCCTAACGACGATACTACTCGTTTGTTCGTTACAAAAGCATATGAAACATTCTTAAGCGAATTAGTTCTTTTACGGGGTTTGACGGATTATGCAGTTCAGTGTAATAAATCAAACAACACTGAATTGAGAATTGATCGAAACGAATTATGGGTAGATTTATATATATTGCCAGAAAAAGCAATTGAGTTTATTTATATTCCAATTCGTGTACGAGGTAATGTACAAGGTGTGTAAAATAAAAAGGGCTTGAAAAAGCCCTTTTTTAATGACTATAAAACCGTCTTTTAGAAAATTAGCCAAATTTGATAAATAATATAAAGCTAATTTGTTCGGGAGATTAAAATGGCAGATTTAACAAAATTCGGTGTACCAATGCCGGGCGGCATTAGAAATGGTATTTTGCAACCGAAACAAGATTATAGATTCAGAGTCCTATTGAAAGGGTTCGGCACCGGCCAGTTTTTGCGAGAATTGACACAGAATGTAATGGAGTGTGATCGTCCGACTTTTAAAGATGATGTTATTAAGTTATCGGCATATAACTCAACTGCATACATTCGTGGTAAACACGAATGGGAATCAATAAAAATCAAGTTTCGTGATGACATTACAAATGCAGTAACATCTGCAGTTGGGTCGCAAATACAGAAGCAAATTAACCACTTTGAACAGACTAGTTCTGTTGCAGGTATTAATTATAAATTCGATATGGAAATACATGCACTTGACGGTACAAACGGCGACGAATTAGAAAGCTGGGAATTAAATGGCTGTTTCATTGCTAACACTGCGTATTCGGGTGGTAAATATGAAAGCGGCGAAGTGCAAACAATTGAAGTTGAAGTTCGGTATGATAATGCAACATTGTTACGCGGGCCTGGCGGCGACGGTATTACTGTAGGTACTGATCCATATCCAAACAACCCAAGTCTAGTTGGCGGAACAAGAGCTTAATAAGGACAGATAATGTCTATATTTGATAGCGGTGGGTTCATAGGTCGAACTGTTGGCGGTTCACTTGACAGTATATCTAGCGGCGTTAGTGGCATCTTAAATGATGCCATTGGCGGTGCAATATCTGGTTTGTTCGGCAGCGAATTCGTCCCGTATATGAGAGACAGTAGGAGTGCTGCATTTAGTTTCGGGCAGTATTCTACATACATGCAAGAAAACTACCCACGGTTAAAATTTAATTATTTTGTAAGAATTAGAATAAACCCAGATCCGGAAGTATCTAATTTTGCTGCAATGTATATGGGTACTCGAGATTTAGAATTATTAATACCCCTTATTAAAAGAGTTGATATGCCAGGTTTTAAAGTCGAATCTAGCATTCTTAACCAATATAACAAAAAAAGAGTTTCGCAGACAAAAGTTACATTTGAAGAAGTACAAATGGTATTTTACGATGTAGTAGACGGAAAAAGTTTAAGATTTTGGGAAATGTACTACGAGTATTATTTTAAAGACGGTGAAGTGCTTAGTAAATTAAAACCGTCAAACGGATCGTTAAAAACTGATGTATTTCAGGACGACATAATAAGTGACGGTTGGGGAGACTTTGAAACCGGTTTCGGTCACTATTCACAAATTAAAAGTAAATATCTAATCGAGTCAATTGATATATATCAAGTACATGCAGGAAACTTTAGTAGAGTTTCACTAGTACACCCCAGAATAACATCTTTTAAACATGATTCATTACAGTATTTGGAATCGACACCTGTAGAAATTACAATGTCTTTTCAACCCGAAGATGTAGTGTATTATAATTTCTACAAAGGGTACGACGATAGCACCGAAGGTGAGAACCCATATAAGAATAGTGGTGCTAAAGAATTAAAAATGCATACAGTAAAAACACCTCTAATTGTGCCCGTAAGAGAAAGTAGGGATACTTTGTTAACAGGCGCCGGAGGAGTAACAGATACAAGTGTATTAGGCGCGCTCGAACGTAATGTTAAATCGTATATAGAGAATTTACCCGAACAAGTAGCAAGGGCAGCATCTTCTGCTATTTTTACAGGCAAAGCAGAATTTCCCATAAACCCTAAAGAAGCAGCAAAAAGTATCTTAACAAATTCAGGTCGGCAGATTACAGGTGTAGGCCGTAGGACTTTCAATACAGCAGTAACGGCAGGTGTAGGTGCAGTAACAGGCGTAATACTTTCTCCGTTTAAGGACAACTCAAGACAATGAACCGATCGAGTGTAGATAGTATAACCAGGCAAGGTGTTACAAAGACAATCCAAGTAAAAGACGGAACCTTTAAAAACACATATGCTAACGCAACTAGTCCACAATATGCAGCCGACCCTAGTGCTGTTTATTTTGCATCTAATAAACTTGAAAAGAATTTTTACAATAGCTTTAGTTATAACACTATTGTGGGTAAATTTTTAAATGCCGGTACGTCACATACGAATGCACATAGTATGGCTAAATTAGTAATAGATGTTGCAAAGTTAAAAAATATAGATGCAAGAGATATACAAATTAGTGTAGTAGACGGCAAGATAGATTTGCCAAACGACATTTTATTATATATGAATATTTTACGTGACCCGAGTTCTAAAGTAGTTAAATTGCTAACAGGTCTAAATAGAAGAAGCATACTTGGACGAGAAATAATCGGATGAGTAGGACGTATAGGGGTTTTTATGAAATTAAAAATCTCTCTAAATATATAGGTAGTAATAAACCCTATGCAAGAAGTACATGGGAATTAGCTTTCATGCGATTCTGCGATGAAAATACCAATGTATTGCATTGGGGCAGCGAAACAATTAAGATTCCGTACCTAAATCCTATCACGCATAAATACACAGTGTATGTGCCTGATTTTTTTGTAGTATATGTTGATAAGAACGGTAAGCAACATGCAGAATTAATCGAAGTAAAGCCAAAAAAAGAAGCAGCATTAAGCGAAGCAAAATCAGTAAGAGATAAAATTAGATTAACAATAAATGCTGCAAAATGGGCAGCCGCTTTAGAATTTTGTAAAAAGAAAGGGATATTCTTCCGCATAGTAACTGAGGATGATCTTTTTAGGAAATACAAATGAACACAAATACAAACTTAGAGAATATGTTTAATATGGGCGAGTGCATAGTTGAAACGCCAGAAGAATGTAAAGACTTAACAATTAATAGTAACGAAGATGATGTATTAGTTGTTAAAAATTTAAATGAACACGATGGCGAAATGGATCATATTGCAAGCGAAGCAATGAGTGCATACGATGATCTGTGCAGCTTAGGTGCAAATATGTCAGATGCACATGCTGGGAAGATATACGAAGTTGCAGCAACGATGCTGAAAATTGCACTTGATGCAAAAGACGCAAAATCAAATAGACGATTAAAAACGATTGAGCTACAAATTAAACAAATGAAAACATCGGGCGAAGAAGCTAATATTCCGCGCGGCAATCAATTCGACAGAAACGATTTGTTAAAGTTAATTCGTGTTGAGAATAAGAATTCTGATAAATAGTAATATTGACACTTATGGAACATAAAATGGATAAATCTTTTGTAGATTATTTTAAAGAAAGAGATAGTAGAGAATACGAATTTAAAGCAAAGTTTGCGGTTTGCGATGAACCCGATGTTGCCAAAATTAAAAAGTATCTTGAGAAATTTGAATTCATATCTCTTTCTGATGTAAGAAGAACTCCAATACAAGAAAGTCCTTTAGACTTTCCAAGTATAAAAAATTCAGAAGTGTTTATTTTAGATTTAAGTGTAAAGTACCCAGTTACACCTGATGCACTTAGAAGAGAATTAGCACAGTTACTAGGTTATTCGGAAATGTGTGTTTCTATTAGATCTAAGAAAGATACAAGAGACGAAGAATTAAACCCTATGAAATCACCTTATGTGCCAGCTTTAGGATCAGAACCGAAGTTTGATAAAGAACCAGAATACGGCCAGAAAGTAATAGACGGTATGGTTGCACAGATAAAAGATAGAGAACAGACTAAACCAGTTACAAACAAATTAATACCTGATCAAGTAGTAGATAAAAAAGCATGGTCAGGCGATGAAAAAGGACAAGTAGGCACTAAATCAGTTTTTAATAATCCTGATAAATTAAATAAGCCTGTAGTAAAAAAGAACACGTACTTCTCAAAAAACGTATAAGGATTTATAAAAATGGATAATATTTTAAGATTGTTAGAATTAGCAGGTGCCTCAGAGCAGAAACTCGAAGAATATCGTAAAAAGAAAGAAGATTCGCTTGCAACCGACGAAGACGAATTAGGCGATTTTGAAAACGAAATGCCAGGTGAATTTCATTTAATGGACGTCGAAGAAGAACCAGTAAGCGCCGATGCATGGGCAGGCGAAACAAGATCGCGTCCTAGATACGATCATAGTCAAGAAGATTCGTTTGATAGTCTCCCTATGTTTGATGATATTTCGGACGACATCTTAGCAGAACCAGAAGATGACTTTGAAAAATCATTATCCGGTAAAAAACATAACATAGTAGATGTTGGAGACGACGATGATTTATTTGCTGACTTTACTGATGACGATGATTTATCCGACTTAGGTTTTAACCAACACAAATACACAGAAGCTGCCAAACCAAAAGTAGACGACGATTGCGATGTAACAGAAGATGATTTCGATAGAGCTATTGCAAAAAAAGGTATAGTAGATGTTGGTGATGAAGACGACTATTTAAGCAGTGACGATGATTTATCTGATTTAGGTTTTGGCAAACACCAATACAACGAGTCAATTGACATTAATGCAATAAGATCACTTATACAAAAAACAGCCGAAGGTGTTAGGCATGCTACTAAACAAGGTAATAATGGTTTAGCAGATAGGTGGGCTATTAAATTAAAGAATGAACTCGAAAACCAAGGTTACAATTGGAAAAGAGACCCGTATGCTTTAGAAATACTAGGTGATTATTTAGATGAGTCACAACACCAATACAACGAAGCCGAACACGATGACCCATTATCAGATATATATGTTGGGAGAAACGGTGAAGAAAAAACTGCCGAAGAATGGTTAGACGATATTGGCGGGATAGAAACACTTTTAGGTAGAAAACTATTCGGCGCCCCAACACAAGAATTAATAAGAGACCATCTCTTCCAGCAAGGTATAACACCTAAAGTAACAGAAGCCGCCAAACCAAAAGTAGAAGACGAAACAGAAGAAGATGATTTTGAAAAATCATTATCCGGTAAGAAACATAACATAGTAGATGTTGGAGACGACGATTATAACGACGATTACGAAGACAAAGAATATGTTAAATCGTTATTCGACGATGTTTCCGATTTACCAACTAGCGATATTACCGCCGCAGTAGAACATTTAATGGGTACATTACGCGGTATGATGTACGCTGGTGACGAAAAACAACAAAAAGCAGATAAAGTGTTAGCCGATTATGGTTTCAAAGGCGATTCTTTTGAAGAGCTACAAGAGTTCCTCGAAACAATGAATGTTGACGAATTGGCTAAATTAACAGATGCAGTACAGTCAGATTGGGTTCCAGAGTCAAGCGAAAACAATGGTTTTGGCGAAGATAAAAATTATGGCAGCGCATATACTAATCCTTTTTTCCCGAACGGTGCAGAAGGTACAGCAGCAACAAGATCACTTGGCCCAACATCTGCTAAACAGTCTGATAATCCTATGCGTAATAGTATGATGAGCGAAGAACAAAAACAAATACATGAAAAATTAGTAGAATCTTACAAATTATTCCTCAAAAAATAAATAGGGGGCGAAAGCCCCTTATTTCACTTCAACAGAGTAAACCATGGACGACTTAATTAAGAAACCTGGACAATTAGTATCCTATACACCTAAAGAAATTGAAGAACTTAAAGCTTGTGCAGACCCATCGTCTGGCCCTTTATACTTTATGGAAAATTTTATATATGTCCAACATCCAGTAGATGGTCGCATAAAATTTAACCCCTACCCTTTCCAACGAGAACTTATATACAACTATCATAATTTCAAGAGCAATATTTGTTTAGTATCGAGGCAAAATGGTAAATGTTTAGTGGGCAACGAAATGATAAATATAAGAAACAAAAAAACAGGTGAGATTAAAAAAGTCACCTTTAAAGAATTTAAAGAGATTGTTAAAGATGGAAAAACAGGATAAAAGATGCAAAACTTGCGATACTGTTATTTGTAATCCAATTAGAAATCAATTTTTTTGCAAAATAGAATGTAAGCCTTCGTTTCGTAGGTCGAAGCCCACAGTTGAGTTAAATTGTAACTATTGCGGTAATGTATTTGAGACTAACAGAAAGCGGGTTACTTGTTGTTCTAAAGAGTGCAGAAGGTTATATAATCAAGATGTATATCGTATAAGACATAGCGAAGGAAAACCTTCAATAATTTGTAAGGTTTGTAATATGCCATTTCGATCACTTATGGGACATCTTTCGAAGAAGCATAATATTACGTCGCAAGAGTACAAAAAGTTATATCCAGGCGAAATAGTAATAGCCGATGATATTAAAGAGATGTTTTCTAATAATATGAAAGGGGAAAAGAACCCAGGTTATCAACATGGTGGTACGATGTCGCCATGGTCAAACAAGAATAAATATTTCAGTGCAGAACAAATAGAAGCATCGAAACAAAAAGCAATGGCAAACATCATTAATGGTACAATGTTAGAATATTATACTAACAAAGGCCATTCTATGGAAGAGGCAATAAAATTACGTTCTGATAGGCAGCGTACATTTACTTTGGCAAAGTGTATAGTAAAACACGGAGAAGAAGAAGGTAAAAAAGTGCATCGTGCCCGCCAGGAAAAATGGGCTAAAAGTTATAAAAAAAGTAATTTTTCAAAAATATCACAGGAATTATTTTGGGGAATTATTGCACAGGCAGGGATGAAAGAATCGTATTTTTTTGCAACTAACAATAAAGGTGAAAAATCTACAGATTCGATTAACTACGAAACAGTGCTTACCTTAAATGACGGGGTAATAAGACCGGACTTCGTATGTGTAGATAAAAAATGCATAATAGAATTTGACGGTGACTACTGGCATAGCGAAGCCAGGGGAAACCAAAATAGAGATGCAGAAAGGGATAAAAAAGCAACAGATTCCGGATATAACGTTTTACGTATAAAAGAAAGAGATTATAGGAAAGACAAAAAATTTGAAATACAAAAGTGTATTTCTTTTTTAAACGGAAATTTTTAAGAAAATGTTAAGTAATACAACATATAGAAAGTTCACTGAAGTTATAGATGTTAGTGATTGGGAAGTAGAAACACAAGACGGATTTGTTGATGTTCTAAATTTCAACACAACTATACATTACGGTGTGTGGTTAATTGAGTTAGATAACGGCCTTACATTAAAAGGTGCAGACACACACATATTAATACAAGATAATGGGCAAGAAGTATATATAAAAGATTCTCTTGGGTGTTTTATTAATACTAAGTACGGACCATCTAAAGTAACAAATGTTGTTGATTTAGGTTACGAAGAAGAGATGTATGATTTAACAATAGATAGCAAAGACCACACATATTATACAAGTGATATATTAAGTCATAATACAGTTTGCGCCGCCTGCTATTTATTGTGGTATGCAATGTTTGTACCAGATTCGACTATTTTAGTTGCTTCTAAATCTGGTGCAGATGCTAAAGAGATTATGATACGTATTAGATATGCATATGAAGAATTACCAAATCATATTAAAGCAGGTGCAAGAGACTATAACAAGCAATCGTTAACGTTCGACAACGGTTCTCGAATAGTTTCGGCGACTACGACAGAGAACACTGGCCGAGGTATGTCTATTTCTTTAGTTTACTTGGATGAATTCGCATTTGTCCCCCCTAGAGTAGCTAAAGAACTGTGGACCTCATTGTCCCCTACTTTGTCAACGGGCGGTCGATGCATAATGACAAGTACACCTAGTAGCGACGAAGATCAGTTTGCAGAATTATGGTTTGATGCTAACAAAAGGATAGACGAATACGGCAATGAAAAAGAAGTTGGTAAAAACGGATTTAGGCCGTTTTTTGCAACATGGCGAGATAACCCTACTAGGGGAGAAGAATGGGCAGCAGAAGAAGAAGGTAAAATTGGCACTGATAGATTCGGAAGAGAACACGAATGTAAATTCTTGATATTCCAAGAGACTTTAGTTAATTCGTCTAAGCTTGCTAAAATCGACGGCTTGCCTATTATACAAAAAACAGGAGAAATACGATGGTACAAACGTATCGACCAAAATTGTACGTACATTGTATCTCTTGACCCTGCTATGGGGACAGGTGGAGATAATGCTGCTATTCAAGTGTACGAGCTCCCCTCGTTGATACAAGTTGCCGAGTGGCAACATAACAAGACAAACATTGAAGGTCAAATGCGTATATTACGTCAAATATTGCAGGATATCTATTCTCAAGGTCAACCTGAGATATATTGGTCAGTTGAAACTAATTCGTTAGGCGAAGCTGCACTTGTTATTATACGTGAAACAGGTGAAGAATATTTCCCAGGTACAATGTTACATGAACCTAAAACAGGGGAAGGTAAACGTAGACGCGGGTTTACAACTACCAATAGAAGCAAGCTCGAAGCTTGTGCTAAGTTAAAAACTTTAATAGAGTCTGAAAAATTAACAATATCATCTAAGAACTTAATAAGTGAATTAAAAACCTTTATTGCTAAAGGTAATTCATATGAGGGTAGATCCGGTTGTACAGACGACCTCGTGTCGGCTACATTACTTGCAGTTAGAATGCTCCAAGTTGTTGCAGCATGGGATGATAATTGTGCTGCTAAGTTATCCTCTACTATATTAGATGGTGACGAGGGTTATGAAGACGATGACGACTATGAGGCTCCAATGCCTGCAGCGTTTTGTTAAAAATTTGATAAATACTAGAAATTAGGGTTTTCTAGTATGGTAAATTTTGAAAAAGTAGCAAAGAGAGTTTTCCAACTTTTAAAAGGTCACAATTACGATCTAAAAGTATACAGTAAAGTCGGAAAAGAAACTCCAGTACCAGAAGAAGGTAGATTCTTTTTTGTTAAAGAACCAAATATGATGGTTATTATTTCCCCCGAAACAGGGACAATAACATTAAATAAAAGTAAAGAAAGCCCACTCGAAGATTATAACGATTTAATTCAGCAGTTAAGATACCTGACTGGTAATTATATGTTACGCTTTGCCACTAGAAGCCTAGGTAAAGTTATCCAACCCAAAGATTTTTCATACCACGCCAAAAAACAGGAGAAAACAGATAAAATGTCAAATATTAACGAATCGACCATGTATGGGTCAAATAGAACCAGTTACCAAATGGTTGAAGATGTTAAAATTATCGTCAAGCACAGAAAGCCAATAGATGAAAATGTGCGAGGTGCAAGATCAAGACATATACATTCTATTTTCTTAGAAAAAGATAATAACAGATATGAAATGCCAGTTAAAAGTTTATCCGGTGCAAGAGCATTAGCTAGACATGCATCTAAAGGTGGTTCGTATGACGATTCTGTTGCAAATTATATTCTAGAAAATTCAAAGAACTTATTAAAGTTAGTAGAGTTTGTAAAATATACAAAACGTAATAAACTTGTAAATGAAGATACGTCTTCTACTATAGAGTTAGTAAAAGAAAATGCAGAAGCCATTTCTCACACGTTAAAGCAGTTTTCAGGTTACAAAAGTTACGATTTAGCTGTTGCACGTATATCTGAAAGTTCCGAATCTATGATAACCGAAGAAGAAAGTGCAGCATTACAAGATATGTTTACAGTTAAACATTTTGATTCTTCTCAAGGTGAAGTTCTCCCTATTATTAGTAAAATGGTAGCAGAGAGACAAAACTATCTGTCCTATATACAAGAAATGTCAGAGAATGTCATATTTATTTCCCCTGATAAAAATGTACTTGAAGATACAGTGCAGTATACTTCTGATAAATCAAAATTTGGAAATAAATTAGTATCTCTTTCAAGTCGCGTACTTGGTAGCGACGAGTTAAGTAAATATGTAAGAAAAATAGGCGATAAGCTAATTGCAGAACAAGATTTATCTGCTTTCGAACAAGGCATAGTTGAAAATGTTTTAAGTAATGTAACTGTTAAAACAGAAGATCAAAAAAGTAGTGCGGGATTGGTAACTGAGGCACTACAAAGTATAGATTTTAAATTGGGAAAATACGGTAGGTTTTTGTTAAAAGAAGACGAGACAAATATACCTTCAGATGCTGAAATATTTGCACAGTTGAAAGAATTAGGCATGCGTTTAAAAAGCATCCAACAAGATGTTAAAAGTGTAAAAGAAGATATAGCAACCGGTGCAGATTTAAGAAAAGAGTTCGGACAGGCAGTATTTCGATTTGAAGCAGCAAAGAAAGGTTTAGGAATTGCAAATAAGTTACGTAACCCAGAAGATAAAAAGAAACATTTATCTAGAGTTATGTCTAATATTAACGTGCTAAGAAACATGGTTAACCGCTTAGAAAAAGAAGTTGGTAAATCACAGGAATTAAAAATGCCAACAGATGATCAAACTGTTAAGGGTGTTAATTACAATAAGAAAAGAGTTTTAATTACTTGTGCAAACTTAGAAAGTTTAACACGATTAAAAGAAGAGTTGTACAAAAAGCACATTGAGTTTATGGTTTACAACAGACAGAAAAATGAAATTCTTGTTAAGTTAGGTGATACTTCGATAGGCGATATTCAGGAATTGTTAGGCGATGGTTCCGATTATACACTTGGCGAAATTAGAGAATCTTTAGAAGAAGGCGTAAATAATAATCCTGATTATTTGTATTATGTATTACGTGACACAAAAAGAGGTATTAAAATAGATAGTGGGTGGGAATACAAAGAAGACGCAAAAGAACGTATTGCAGATATGGAAGTACCAGGTAAAGCATACCATAAAAGTAAATTAGGTGCGATTGACCCATCTGATGATAATTGGTGGACAAATGCATCCGATCTAGAAAATAGCGTAACCGAAGATACTGATTGTGCCGATCAAAATGTAAATAAGATCGAAGATACGTTCTATGTGACTATTAATGGAAATCGTGCAGAAGTTAGTACAAGCGAAATTAAAAAATACATAGAAGGTGCACAAGATGCAATATATGCACATTTAGATGATTTATCAGTTTATCCGTTATCTGCTAACAACCCAAAAGAAAAACAAATAATTGATTGTTTAGTCAAAGAGTTTGAAAAAGATAACGTAACCGAAGAAGTACAAGAAGGACCGATAGTATTAGGTGATTTAAGTGCATCAAGTAAAGTATCAATGGGGAAAAGCAAAACGCCTCACCGTGCAGTATTAATTAAAAGTACAAAAACAGACGAACCTGTTATTCAAGTTGAACAATGCATTAACGGTAAATGGTATGGCACACCTGGTCGCTGGTTTTTAAGTACCTTAACAGAGCGTGGTATTAGCGATTCAATATGGATCGACCACGGACAAGAATGGGGAATCGATGCAGGTATGAGAGCAGCGATAAAAAAAGCCCAAGAAATAGTAAATGGAAATCAGACTGTAACTGAATCAATAGTCCTAAAAGAAAAAACTTTAGAAGATGTACTTTCTATAGTTGCACAATTAACAGGTGTTCCGCAAGAATCAATTTACCCAGGTTCTAATGTAACAGTAAACGGATACCCTGCAACAATTGAAGATAACACAGAAAGTAATCATATCGATTTTGTTGCTGTGGATAGCGATGCAGCGAAAGGCATAAAAGGTGCCTTAATGACAGCAGGTCTTAACACGGTACGTATTGATAAAGCTACTAATACTGTTATGGTTTCCTTTGGTTCATTACAAGAAGGATTTTCCCTGGATCAGTTATTGCAAGATTTAGAAGATGCTAAAGAAGATTTAAAAATGGCACAAGAGTCCGGAGAAAGTAAAGACATTGTGCGAGATCTTCGAGTCGAAGTTGAAGACGCACAGGAAAGAGTAGACGAATATAGAGCATCTCAACAACCTTCAGAAATCAACGAAAGTGAATCGGAAGAATTGTTTACTGTTCAGACTTGGAAAAACGATAAAGTTTCGAAGAAATTAGAATGTAGTGCCGATGTTATTACTCGAAAATTGTTAGGGTATTATAGTAACGATGCAACACCTATCATCGACGGTTTACATAAAGCAAGAACACAAAAAGACGGATGGCAAATCATCAACGGCGATGCAATTATGGTAATTCGTTTAGCACAACCGACTGAAATCGACGAAGGCGGTAACTACACAATATCTATTGATGAAGATACTAATACGATTAAACAAACAAGTAATTATACTGTAAGACTTAGCAACGGAAACGACGAAGAAATGACCGGCAGCGAGCTCTTAGATAAGATTAAACATAATCCAGATTCGGTACACGAGTACCTAGAGAAATGTAATGAAGCTGCACCCGATAAAGATTCTGACATGACACTACAGCGATTAATAAGCCGAGTAGAATGTGCAAACGAAGATTATATTACGGCCCGAAGAGACGGAGAAGACGAATATGTGCTACGCGAACTTGCTAATAAATTAGCAGACGCAAACGAAAACTTAGAAAATTACGAGAGTCGAGTGTATGGATGAGGAATATCTAAGTAAGTTTGTAACTTTTAAAGAAGGTTATGACAGCCCTACTGCAAAACAAATGGGGATAGACAATACACCGCCTGCAGAGCTAGTAAAAAATATGAGATCGACTGCAATTAAAGTGTTTGATCCAACAAGGTCTAGATTTGGTGTGCCCATCGGCGTCAATAGTTTTTATCGTAGTAAGAGATTAAATGATGCAGTAGGATCAACCGATGCATCCGATCACAGATACGGTTTTGCAATAGATATGGATATTGAAAAATATCCCGAAGGTAAAGAAAAATATACAAATGCTGAAATGTTTCTATGGATGTGTGATCACTTAGAGTTTTCTCAAATTATATGGGAAATGGGCACAGATTTAAACCCAAAATGGGTACACGTTGCATATAATGTAAATAATTTAAGAAATAAAAAAATTACAATTGCTAGACCCGGTCAAGGTTATAAGCCTTTTGACTTAGATGTAGCAAAACTTAAACAGTATTATAAAAATTTGAGGTCTTAATATGCTTTCTTTCTTTGGTAATTTTTTTAGCAGTGAAAATCCGATTACAATGTACTTAAAAATCGGTTTAGTTATTATTTTTGTTGCTTTAGTAATCGGAGTTGTAGTACAATATAATGTAATAAGTTCTAAGAACGAAGCGATCGGTGGTCTAAAAGAAAAACAAAAAGAAGCCGATGCAACTATATTAGCATTAAATAAAGATATCGGCGATTTAAGGGACAAAAGAGTAGAAGATCAACAATCTATAATTGATATGCAGCAAGCATATAACGAAGCATATTTAAAATATTTAAATGAAAAATCCTCTTTTGAAAAATATAAAAACGAAAATGCAGTAGTGTATGCAAAAACATCACTTGTTGAAAAGAAAGCAAATGCAGCAACTTTGCGTGTTTTTAACGAGATAGATTGCATAACAGGCAACTGCAACGACAAGAGTATAAAAAGATGAAAAATATATCAGTTAAAAAATTAAGGACTATAGCCGTATCATTATTAACACTATATGCTGTTTTACTTATTATTAGTTTAGTAGCATGTACACCGACTACTAAAAAAACCGACAGCGGGAAAGTGTTACCAACTATACATGCACAGCGCCCCCAACCAATCGAGTTGCTTCCAGTAAAATGGGTATTTGTGAATTATAAAAACAAAGATGCAGTTATTCTCGATGATAAAAACACTTATACTTGTTTATCTTGGGACGATTATATAACTATGTCCGAGAATATGTCGATGATTAAAACAAACATGATACAGACAAATAAGTTACTTTGCAACTACAGAAAAGACCTAAACGAAGTCGAATGTCGCATACCTCAAAATCAAAAATAATTTAAATATTTGATAAATAAACTTGCAATAAGAATTAACCTGCTATATAATTATTAATATTACGATAGCAGATTAATTTGTTGCAATCGAAAAAGTAAAACAAAAAAGAAAAACAAAAAAGGAAAATAAAAATGTCTAGTAAACTTGACGAAATCCGTCAGAAGCTCAAAGCTCTCGAAGAAAAACGCTCCCCTAATAAACCACAACCTAAAAAAACATCAGGTATTGGGTATCCTTTTTGGGATATACCCATGGAAAGTACAGCTACTCTCCGTTTGTTACCAGACGGCGACCAAAACAATACCTTTTTCTGGGTTGAAGATCAAACTATTAAAATTCCATTTCCAGGTATTAAAGGCGGCGACGAAAATAAAAAAGTAACAGTGTTTGTTCCGTGTGTAGAAATGTGGGGAGATCCGTGCCCGATACATGCAGAAATTAGACCGTGGTATAAAACTGAAGACGAAGAATTAAAAAAACTTGCATCAGTATATTGGAAAAAACGTTCATACTACATGCAAGGTTTCGTACGTAAAGACCCTATGGGAGAAGCTGAACCGCCAGAGTGTCCAATTCGTAGATTTAAATTTACTCCGCAGTTGTTTAATATTGTTAAAGCTATACTGTTAGATGAACAAGTTGCAGATGAACCTACAGATTTAGAAAACGGTATCGATTTTAATATTAAGAAATCGCAAAAAGGCGGCTTTCCAGACTACACCCAAAGTCAATATTCTCGTGTAAGTTCTCCTTTAACACAAACTGAACGCGATGCTATTGAAAAATACGGATTGACAAAACTGTGCGATTATTTGCCTAAACGTCCCGGTGCAGATGAAGTCGCAGCAATGTATGATATGTTTCAAGCATCAATGGCCGGCGAATTGTACGATGTTGAAAAATGGGGAGCATATTATCGTCCTTATGGTGTACAGTTTAGTAAAACCGAGAAAGGTGAGAAATCAAAAACAGAAGACCTCGAAATAGTCGAAAGCGGAAACGATTCGATTTCTTTTGAAGAACCAAGTGTAACTGTAACAGTTGAAGAAACTATTAGCGAACCAGTTGAGCCAAAACAGTCTACACAAGATATATTGGCAATGATTCGCAATCGTAACAAATAAGATAAAACAAAATACGGATATAATTCAGGGAGATAATCTCTCCCTAGAATTAAAGGAATAATTATGGCTAAACCATTAGATTTAACAAAATTTAGAAAATCAATTACAAAATCAATCGAAGGTATATCTTTTGGGTTTAATGACCCAACTGATTGGATATCGACTGGTAACTATGCACTTAACTACCTTATTAGCGGAGATTTTAACAAAGGTGTACCGCTCGGTAAAGTTACAGTATTTGCAGGTTCTTCCGGTGCTGGTAAATCTTATTTTGTTTCGGGTAATATTGTAAAACATGCACAAGATATGGGAATTTTCCCTATAGTAATTGACACAGAAAATGCACTTGACGAAACATGGTTGCATGCACTCGGTGTTGATACATCTGCTGATAAAATGCTCAAGCTGAGCTTGTGTATGATAGATGACGTTGCAAAAACTATTTCCGAGTTTATGGCGGATTATAAAACATTACCAGAAGAAGATAGACCTAAAGTTTTATTTGTCATTGATAGTTTAGGTATGTTGCTTACGCCTACAGATGTTAATCAATTTGAAGACGGTAATTTAAAAGGCGATATGGGTAGAAAACCAAAAGCATTAACAGCACTTGTTCGTAACTGTGTAAATATGTTCGGGTCATATAACGTGGGCATGGTATGTACTAATCATACATATGCAAGTCAAGATATGTTCGATCCAGATGACAAAGTGAGTGGCGGTCAGGGTTTCATCTATGCTTCTTCTATAGTAGTAGCTATGAAAAAACTAAAACTAAAAGAAGACGACGACGGCAACAAAACAACAGAAGTAAACGGAATAAGATCTGCTTGTAAAATAATGAAAACTAGGTATGCAAAACCGTTTGAATCTGTGCAGGTAAAAATTCCGTATTCTACAGGAATGAGCCCGTTCAGTGGATTAGTTGATTTGTTTGAAAGCGAAAGCATACTTAAAAAAGAAGGTAATAGTTTATTCTATACTTGTAGCGACGGAACAGTATTGAAATTCTTCAGAAAAGGATGGGAAGCAAACAAAGAAGGTTGTTTAGACATTGTCATGTCGGAGTTTAGTAATAAAAAAGATCTAGAAGTCAAACCAGAAATAGAACAACTTGAAGACGAAGAATAAGAGAATAAACAATGTCAAAAGATGTGGAATTAATAACAGATATTTGGTCGGCTATTAAACCTTATTTAAATCCTAAAGAAAAATTTGATGCAGCATTACAGCTAGTTGAAGTTTTTGATGATCACGGTTTAACTGAGTCGTTCGAAGAAGAACACGTTTCGGATCGTTCATTGCAAAAAGCATTAAACGAATATTTTGGATTAGACGAGAAGGAAGATGACTGATTATATTAATAAGTTAAAAGAAACAATAAAAACAAAAGACCGGGAAGCAACTCTAGTCGTATTAGCTGAAATGCAAGAAGAATTAAAAAATAACGAGACATTAGTTATGGAAATAACTATGCCTGCAGTTATCACAGAATTGCATATGTTGTTAGTATCAGAGATGAACATTGTACAAAGATTGTTGCAATTAAGAGCAAGGGTTGCAAATAGGCATCGTCGGGCACATTTGTTTTTACAAACTATGATGAACGGTGTAAGGCTATCCCCGTGAGTAATTGGTTTAGAACTGTATCAAAGGATATATCTAAAATTCCAGATTGTATTGATTTTTTCGAATCAGAACTTGTATCTGCTAGGGTCGAACTTTCAATGAAAGGTAAGACCTTAGAAAAAAACGAAGCAGAATTACCGGGTATTATGGAATATCGTTTTAGGCAACTTCAGGAAATTGAAGCAATACTCGAATACTTAAATACTACACTGTCTAAAAAAAGATCTGATACTTTTAAGAAGATATTTGAAAAAAGCGATCGTGCTCTAACTGCAAGTGTAGCAGAAAAATATGTAAACGGAGATCAAGAAATATACGATTACATGTTACTTGTTAATGAGTTTGCATTGTTGCGTAATCAATACCTTGCAATTACAAAAGGATTAGAAAGCAAAGGCTGGTGCATGTCTAATATTGTTAGATTACGTTGTGCCGGCTTAGATGATGCTAGGATAGATTAATGAAACAATGTACGTTACATATTTTAGACGAAGTAAATGTTAAATTTGAAGGCTTAGATGTATTAACCAGAAATAAAATGGTTAAGGATTTAAGCTTCTTCTTACCGCATGCGAAATTTTCGGCAGCATATAAATTAGGAAGATGGGACGGTAAGATAAGTTTTTGTACTGTGGGCGGAGGTACTTATTTAAATTTATTAGATAAGGTTCTACCAACAGTACAATCTTCAGGTTATGAAGTTGCCATAGAAGATCATAGACAGCAGTATGATTTTAGTTTCGAGTCGATTAATGTTAATAGTTATTCCCATTTAAAATGGCCAGAGAAACATAATTTAGCAGGTCAGCCAATTATATTAAGAGACCACCAAGTAGAAGCTGTAAATTCGTATTTGCAAAATTTACAAGGGATGGGAAAGGTCTCCACAGGAAGTGGGAAGACTATTATAACAACAATATTAAGCCACAAAGTTGAAAAATATGGCCGCTCTATTTTAATTGTGCCAAATAAAGATCTAGTCACACAAACAGAAAGAGACTATAAAAACTTTGGATTAGATGTGGGCGTATTCTATGGCGATAGAAAAGAAATAAATAAAACTCATACTATTTGTACTTGGCAAAGTTTGGAAGTTTTAGATAAAAAATCAAAAGATTTTGATTTAGATTTTACAATAGAAGATTTTATGGAAGGTGTAGTTGCTGTAATATGCGACGAAGCACATCAAAATAAAGCGGACGTACTTAAGAAACATTTAACAACAACATTTAAAAATATCCCAATACGCTGGGGGATGACAGGTACAATACCTAAAGCAATAAACGACCAGTATTGCTTATTGCTTACAATAGGACCTGTTATATGCGAAGTTAATGCGTCCGATTTACAAGAAAAAGGTATACTGAGTAAATTACATATAAACGTATTGCAAGTTCAAGATTTTGCAACTAATTTTTCAGATTATCAAGCCGAATTGCAGTATTTATTAAGTGACACAAACCGACTAGAAATTCTAGCAGATAAATTTCAACAAATAGCAGAGACTGGTAATACATTAATTTTAGTAGACAGGATTGAAAGCGGTCAAAAATTATGTAGTATGATAGAAGGCGCAGTTTTTATTAGTGGTCAAGATAAAGCAAAAGATAGAAAAGAACAATATTCTTCTTTTAGCGATGATGGAAAAATATTAGTTGCTTCTTATGGTATAGCCGCAGTAGGCATAGACGTTTCTAGAATTTTTAATTTAATATTACTTGAACCTGGAAAAAGTTTTGTTCGTGTTATACAATCGATAGGACGGGGGGTAAGAACAGCAGCAGATAAAGACTTTGTTAATATATATGATATTACGTCTACTGCAAAATATTCAAAAAAGCACCTAACTGAACGTAAACGTTTTTACAAAGAAGAAAAATACCCATTTACAATTGAGAAATTAAAATTATAATGAAAGACAAACTGTTATATATAATTAATAGTGTCGGCAACGACACTAGGGAAATTATAAAAAAAATTAAAGAAGATTTTAATCTTTATTCTTTTCTATTGTTAGAGATAGGGGAAATAAGCGGCAAAAGTTTATATGATTATATTTACCCTGAGAAGATAAAAGTATGTACAAGCGAAAAAAATGGAGTATGTAAATATCAATGCTTTTCTGTAGGTTATAGGTTTTGTGGGCCAAGTAATAAATGCGAATGTGCAAAAAAGTCTGTCAGCGAAAAAACCAAAAATAATAAGTTAATGTATAACGAAGAAAAGAAAACGGAAATAAGAGAAAAAAGAAGGAATACGAACAAAGAAAAATACGGAGTTATCAATGTTTTTCAACTAGACTATATAAAAAACAAATCGAGAGAAACTAGCATGGAGAAATACGGTGTTAGTTCTCCTAGAAAAGCAGAAATAGTAAAACAAAAAACAAAAGAAACGTGTTTACAGAAATACGGAGTTGATAATCCGTTAAAGTCTACTAGTGTGCAGCAGAAAACGAAAGAAACATGTTTAGATAGGTACGGTGTTGAAAATCCGTTAATGCTATCTAGTATAAGAAATAAAGCAAAAGAAACATGCGTGGAAAGATATGGCGTCGAAAACCCTAATAGCGATGTAAATATAAGAAATAAAGCAAAAGAAACATGTATAGATAAGTACGGAGTTGAAAACCCTGCATATAAACATATGTCAGTTGGTCTTCTTGAAAAATTAGAAAATAGTCACGAGATACATAAGCTAAATGAAACTAATAGTATTTTTGGTATTTCTAAACTTTATAATGTGTCCCCGAGTGCAATAGAAAAATCATTAACAAAAGGTGGATACGAAATAGTAAGACATACTAATAGTTCTCATTACGAAGACTTTATCTACAACATAGTTATTAATAACGGTGTTAATGCAATTAAGAACGATAGGACTATTTTATCTCCAAGAGAAATCGATGTATATATACCTGAAGAAAAATTAGCAATTGAAGTAAATGGTTCGTATTATCATTGTGAAAAAGGTGGTAAGAAAACGAGCAATTACCATTTACAAAAAACATTAGACTGCGAAGAAAAAAATATCAGGCTAATACATTTTTCTTCGGTAGAAATAGACACTAAACCAAAAATTGTCGAATCTATTACGGCTACAAGCCTTGGCAAATATAAGAATAAATATTATGCTAGAAAATGCACCGTTGGACGATTAGACTATAAAGACATGGAACTTACATCGTTTTTAAATAATACTCATCTTCAAGGGTACACCGGTTGTAAAATTGCATATGTTTTAAAAGTGGAAGATAAAATTGTATCAGCTATGACATTTGGTAAGCCTAGATACAACAATAAGTACGATTGGGAATTAATAAGATACGCTGTAGATTTAAACACTACAATAGTCGGCGGTGCCGAAAGATTGTTTTCTTCTTTTATTAAGGACATAAAACCTGAAAATGTCATATCTTATTGCGATATATCTAAATTTAAAGGAAATGTTTATCCTAAATTGGGTTTTACTTTCTTGCATCGTTCTAAACCTAGTTATAAATATACTAAAGACTATATAGTCTTTGAAAGTAGGGTAAAATATCAAAAACATAAACTGCCTAATATTTTGAAAGAATACAACGAAGAAAATTCAGAATGGGAGAACATGTTAGCTAATGGATATGACCGTTATTGGGATTGTGGAAACGATGTATGGGTTTGGAAAAATTAAAATTGTAATAATGCTAATTTAATGTTAGTATAAATAAAAAGAGAATAACATGTTAATACTTACTCCCGAAAACAGATCATATGATTTAAATAAAGTACCTTCCGAAGTAGAAGATCTTAGATATTGTGTTTTAGATTGTTCTAATAAAAAAGACATTGATTATTATTATCTACCTCTTGTATTTTTAGAAAGTTACACTTCGCCTGCTATTGTTTTAGAAATAGGCGATAAAATAGTACAAATGCCACTTGATTGGTCGATACTGGTTTGCGACGAAGACTACAGCACAATCGAAATAATGTCACTTACTAAACTAGACGAGAGAGGATTGCATACATTAGTTTATAATCCTTTTAAACATATGTTTCCTGTTCCTGCAGAAGTAAATGTAGTTAATGTGTTTGCCGAAGTAAAATGGTATTTTCCAAAATTAAAAAACGGCCACGTATTAGTAGTGCCAATTGAAGAAGGCGATACTCCTAAATGTGTGTTGTTTGTGAAGGATTTATCTAAATTACCAGATTCGATTGATGTAGCCGAATTGTTCCAATAGTGGTTACTAGGTTTGAAACAGATATACCTTCTACTTTTTATAACGACTATAAAAAGAAGTTAAAAGATAAGAATATAACAGTAGGTGTTAATTTCGCCAAAAAGACACTTTATTTTCTAGTTACAAACTCAAAAGAAGCAATGTTATTAAAATTAAAAGGCAACGAAGCATTTAAAGAATGGCTAAATTAGATTTAAAACAAGTTTTACAAAAAGCAGATTGCAACGACTACGGCTTTTACAGTAAATTAGAAGCAGACGAAAAGAAAGAAATTTCACCTTGGGTTCTTATGCGCTTCATGAGTAGTTGTAGCGGAGTATACCCGGAGCACTATTTACTTTGTGTAAACGATATTGTAAATTGCGATTTTAATACATTATCAAAACATAAAGAATTACAATGGAAATTATTATCTGTGTGCGGAGTAGGTAATAAACAGTACCACCCGTGGATTGCCCCAGGTAAAGGGCAAAAAAAGAATAAAATAGAACTATTTGTGTTAGAACTGTATCCGCATTTTAAGAACGACGATATAGAATTATTTTTGTTAAAACACACAGTTGATGACTTGATATTGTTGGCTAAACAACACGGTTACAGTGATGATGAAATTGAAAATTTCACAAAATGAGTGTAAGTTCTGTAAGAAAACTTTTTCAACTGAGAGGACTCTTTCGGTTCATAAGTGCGTAAAGAAACAGCGATATTTAGACAAAGACACAGTTGGCAGCAAGTTAGGGTTTAGGGTATACCAACGTTTTTATGAATTGTCAACTGTAACTAAGAACCCTAAATCTTTCCTTGATTTTATAGATAGCAAATACTACCTCTCTTTTATAAAATTTGGGCGACACTTAGTTGATTTAAATCCAGTTGATACAAATTCGTTTGTTGATTATGTTATTATGGAAGGTGTAAGATTAGACGACTGGTGTAAAGATAAGGTGTATTACGCATTCCTTAAAAAGTTCATTGAGAATGAATCAGTTGATAGGGCACTTGAGCGTACAATATTAGAAATGGAAAACTGGTGTAATATAAATAACACACAGCTTGTAGATTTCTTCTCAGATATAGGCACAATAGAAGCTACTTTTTTAATAAGAAGTGGAAAAATTAGTCCATGGGTGTTATATATATCGAATACTTCTTCGAATTTATTAAACCAGATGACAACTGAACAAGGTAATATGCTAAAAGAAGTAATAGACCCATTATTCTGGGCTGACATATTTTCTAAAAAAACCAACGATGTGCAATTTGCTAAACAAGTATTGGAAGCGGCAAAATTATGATATATCAAGTATACGATACTGACGTAGACATCGATATATTACATCGAGATAAGGCATTGGAATTATTTCCAAGTGCTGTCCCATCGATGATACTAAAAGACGATAAATGCACAAAACATAATTCCGGTGTTTATTTCCAAGATATGTACGTTGACCCATATACTAATATAAGTACGATAGACTATAAAGATGCTGAGAATTTTGGATTTTTTAAAATTGATTTCTTAACAAACACTTTCTACGAAGGCGTTAAAGATGAAAAACATCTTGTAAAATTAATAAATGAAGAACCAGATTGGGATTTATTAATGTACGAAGAGGTTGTTAGCAACCTTTTTCAGATTAGTAATTATTACAACTTAATAGTTCAGAAGAAGCCAAAATCAGTTGAAGAATTGGCAATGTTTATTGCATTATTACGCCCTGGAAAAGCACAGTATAAGAATTTAACCTGGGAAGAAATATCTAAAGTTATATGGGTTAAAGATAACAACGAAAAATATCATTTTAAGAAAAGCCACAGTATAGCTTATGCAACAGTTATTGTGGTTCAATTAAATTTGTTAAAAGATCTTACTTCTGCTTCTTAACTAAGGATATGTGCCGTCTTTTTACTCTTCGCTGTAGTATATCGTTTAAAGAAGTGCAAGGACCGACTATATCTTCTATATCCTTCCTTGGTATATTTTTAATACAATATCTAAATTTACGCATTTCTTCTCCAACGAAAATAGATATTGGTAATAAACGATTAGATTCGTTCCACCAGTTATCGCCGTGTTTTAAAAATTCTTCTTTGTGTGAGGCTTTTACAGTTGCAAAATCGTAAAAACTTAACATTTCGTCATCTGAATTTAAAATTATACCTACTAGCTCTTCTTCTAGGTATTTAACTATGCTTAAAAATGGAAATGCGCTTAAAATATCACTCATACCTTTATTTATCTTTTTAAAAACCGATAAGCCAATTTGCGGAATAAGTTATAATGTTGTATACTGTGAAAAATAAGAATAATAGAATGTGATAATAGACGACCTTAAAAATCATATAACTTCTCGTGTACCGGGTCTTAAAGATTCTAAGCGATGGAAAAAAGCAAATTGCCCTGTTTGTAGTTTGCGAGGGGAATCTATTGACAAAAGAAGAAGGTTCGGTGTTATTTTTCAAGATGATAAAGTAGGTCTCCATTGTTTCAATTGTAAGTTCAAAGCCAGATATACCAACGGAGAGCACATATCTAAAGATATGTGCTGGTTCTTATCCGCAGTAGGTGTTGATTTCCATGAAATAGAAAGATTGAAATTTAATTCAAATCATCAACTATATAAGAATGGTTCTGTTTTAATTAAAAGAGATAAAAAAAATATAGCCGATGCATGGGGAGAAATTTTATTACCTGAAGGTGCTAATACTTTAGAAAATTTAGCCATATCTGATTGTCAGGATGCTAAATTTATAGAAGTGTGTGCTTATGTGATAAATAGAAAGCTCACCTGCTTTGATAAATTAATGTGGACACCGTCCTCGGAACATAACTTAGATCGTAAATTAATGATCCCATGTTATTATAAAGATAAGACGTGCGGATACATTGCAAGGTCTTTAACTACAACCACTAAAAACATACCTAAATATTTTAAATCTGTGCCTGATAATTTTGTATTTAATTTAGATGCACAACAAGGTAGAAAATATTGTATTTTAAGTGAAGGTGCCCTAGATGCATTAGTAACCGAAGGCATAAGTTGCCTGGGAAATAATATAAATCAAGATCAAGCAGACTTAATAAATTCTATGGGAGTTAGTATTATTGTTTGCCCTGACAGGGAAGAATCCGGACAAGGGTTAGTTGACATTGCCTTAAAAAACGACTGGGCAGTAAGTTTTCCAAAGTGGGAGAACAATATAAAAGATGCTGCCGAAGCAAATGCAAAATACGGTAAACTGTATACGATAAAGAGTATACTAGACGGTGCAGAGAATAATAAATTAAAAATAAATGTATTGAGAAAATTGGAGAAGAATAGGTGGAAATAAAGAAATATACAAAAGAAGTGGAAGATTTATTTATACAATTTTTTATAACAGATCCTGAGATATTCGTAAGGTGTATAGGTATATTAGATAAAGATCATTTCCAAGACCCAACAAATAAAAAAACCATAGAGTTCATGAAAGAGCATTGCAAGACATACTCTAGGTTACCAACACACGAACAGATGTTTGCCATTACGGGCAAAACAGTAGAAAAAATACAAGAGTACGACCCCTCTTACTCTGATTGGTGTTTATTGGAATTTGAAGAATTTTCACGTTACCGTCAGATGGAAAAAGTAATATATAAAGCACCGGATATGATTGCAGAAGGAAGGTACGGCGAAGTAGAGAAGCAAATAAAGGATGCAGTGTCAATAGGTCTTGTTAAGGACTTAGGCACGGACTATTTTAGCGACCCGATTGCCAGGTTAACAGCTATCCGCGATAATAAGTCGATGATATCCACTGGCTGGAAAACAGTTGATAAAATACTGTATGGCGGGCTTAATAGGGGAGAGCTAACTATATTTTGTGCGCAATCGGGGCACGGAAAGAGCATTTATTTGCAGAATCTAGCTGTTAACTATGCACAGCAGGGGCTGAATGTAGTTTACATTACACTGGAGCTTAGTGAAAACCTTTGTTCTATGCGTTTAGACGCTATGACTACTGGATATGCAACTACAGAAATTATGAGAAACATGGAAGATGTTGCCCTTAAGGTATCAAGCTTTAAGAAAAGACACGGTGGCACATTGCGCATAAAGCAGTTAAAGAATAACTGCACATCTAATGATATTAAAGCATATATCAAAGAATATGAAACACAAACTAAAGTTAAAGTCGATGTTATTATAGTTGATTATTTAGATTTGTGTATGCCGTCTGATATACGTATATCCCCTTCTGATTTGTTTGTTAAGGACAAGTATGTAAGTGAGAATTTAAGGGCATTAGCGATAGAGCTAAATGTCATCTTACTTACAGCGAGTCAATTAAACCGTTCTGCCGGCGAATCAATCGAATTTGGCCAACATCACATAGCAGGTGGCAAGTCTAAGATAGATACAGCAGATAATGTAATAGCCATATTTACAACAGCAGCAATGAAAGAACAAGGCAGATATCAATTACAGTTTATTAAGACTCGTTCGAGTTCAGGTGTGGGTACGTTTTTAGATATGATATTTAATACTAAAACCCTAAGAGTTGAAGATATGCCGGAAGGTGCACCTGGATCGGTAGCGATGCAAACTACAAATGTATTAGATACGTTAAAAAGAAACAATAATATGGTTTCTAAAACAGAAGAAAAGGACAAAAGCCCATTAAAAGGTGCAATGGATTTGCAAAGCATACTACGTAATATTAAATAAGTTTTTGATAAATACTAGATGCGACTACAAGACCTAATATGTGAATCTACAAATCAACCGTTAGTTATAGTTGATATACAGCCTGCTTATAGTAAATATATTGGCTTTAATATTCATCAGTTTTTTTCCTTTGTGGGCAACTATAAGGGAAAAATTCTGTGGATGTACAATTCCGAAGAAGAAGGTTTTACCGAAGATAGTCAACATTCTATGGTTGAATGGCTATATGATAACAACCTTGATATACACGAACATAGTAATATTAAACTATTCTCTAAAGGGTATGGTAATTTTAGAAGTTGGATAGATTACGGTATAGACGACGATATAATAATTCAAGTTATACGGGAATTAGTTGCCCAGAACAAAAACGATAGTAGAGAATTATTCGGCCGAGATGAAGACAAAATAGATAAATATTTCGCTGCATTAGGTATGGCAGAAGATGATATACAGATGGCAAAAGACGATGCTATTCATTTAGCTTATGTGTGTATTCCTACGTTAAAATCTTATAATAATTGTACTTTAGTTGGCGGCGGTAGAAATGAGTGCCTAGCAGAAATGGTTCTTTTGTTTGACGCACTAAGAATTAAATACAAACTTTTAAATCAATTCATATACTAAGGCTATAATGAAAGGCACAATATTTGAAGAATTAAGTAAATATGTACCTACTAAATCGTTAAGCGATGCAGTTGAAGCTAAAGCCAACCACATTATTGTATCTGCTATTAATTTAATAGAGTACATATATGAGAATTTCCCCGAAGAACAAGCACAGTTAATGGAAAAGCGTTTCTTTAGTAGTATTAAAGGAAAGGATCCTGCTAGATTTAAAAGGGCATCCAAATTAGATAAAGGTGAATAAGTGGCTGAGATCTTAAACCCTAAAGTTAGAGAATTAATAAAAGGCTGGTTACTCTATTTAAAGACTAACAACATAGGCGAACCCGAAGATACCGATTTGAAGAAATATCTTTCGACTAAGGGATATGATGCAAAGTTATTGGATAATTTAATTGCTAAGTTACCCGAAAAGAAACCAGAAATTGGAAACGAACCTCAACCAGAAGAAAATAAAGAGGTGGAATTAAATCCTGTGCAGAAAAGTTTACTTGGCAAGTTAGATGGTTTTTTCAGAAGTCTTAAATTGGACGACTTAAAGGCTATCATGAAGGGGCTTCAATGAAAGAACATTTATTATTAATAGAACACTTTGAAGATTTAAATCGTATAGATCTTATTATAAACGAATCTTTTTTAGTAGAATATAATTCTCACACTACTTTAAATATTGCAGAAATAGAAGAGATATTCAAAGCCGCTGCCAAGTATGTTGAAAACGGTGCAGTGCAAGATGTTATTGCGGGCACTAAAGCACAATCTAAAAAAGTATACGATTCTATTAAAAATAAAATATCTCAACATAAAACAAATAAGCAAGACAAAGCTTTTTTAGTTGACTTAAAGAGAATATCTCCGGATTTAAAAAAGAAAATCGTGCAAGATGGACTGAGCGGAAATTTACCAACCATAGTGACTAAGCTTGAAAATTTAGTAACTGCCGATGTCACACAAGCACCTATGGTTTATTCTCTTTTAAAGAGTGTAGATGCCGCATTAGAAGACGGCAACGTTGATTATGCAAAAGATGCGCTTGTGCAAATGGCCAAAGATTACCTGGGAGAATCTGTAGTATTAAAAGAAGGGCCTGCAAGCTTGTTCCATACTTTAAAAAAGAATGTAAGGCTCAATCAAAAAAAGGCATCCTACGAACAAATTTTAAAATATTGGGAAAAAAGCGGAAGCCCAAGAGATAGTAATTCGATTATAAGTATGCTCGAAGAGTTGTTAGGATTAAGCAAAAACGAAATTGCAACGATATTTCAACGTGCAGGAAAAGTAGAAAGAAACGCCGATGCTAGATATTCTAATGTAGTAAATCGAATTAAAGATTCAGGAATTCAAAAACAAGCATACGATCTTGCAGATAAGATATTAAAAGACAAAGAGTCGGTTTTTTCTGAATCCTTAAATGAAATGAAAATAGATAATGCAGATATTAGAAAACTATTTATTGAACTCGAACCTAACTCAACTGAATCTAAAGAACAGCTAGCAAAAGATAAAGAAAAAGCACATGTTGTTATGGGTAATTATGTTAAGAAGTGGAAAATTGCTTTTGATAAAATACAAGAAAAGAATCAAAAAATGCAAATGATAAAAGAAATAGTTAACTTCTTAGCAGATAGGCACGGCACTGCCGAGTGGCAAAACTATAGTAAATTTGTACAGAATTTAATAAAGCAAGAACAAACAGTAGGCGACAAAAAGGGATACGATGCATTAAAAACTAGCCTGGGGTTAATTAATAAGATTAAGGATCCCGACGAAAGAAATAAACAGAAATCAAGGGTTATGTCTAAGATGAACTCTTTGCGGAAGTCTGCAAATTCCCAAGATGTACAATATAATGATTTTTTAAATGCTGCAATCGCATCTATTGCTGCTGGAAAATTAATGGAGTCTAAATTAGTAGTACCTGGATCCGGTTTAGGACTAAAAGAGTTTTTTACATTATTAGTAGAATCAAGCAATAATATAAATTTAGGAAGATTTAAGAAATGAAAATGTTCGAATCATTATTAGCAGAGTTTGAGAAAAGTTTAAAAGGCGATATTGTGAAAAGTAACCTACAAAAAGACCTTCCTAAGCCAATTAAAGAATACACAGGTTCTTTTGTAGGTCTTTATAGTAGAGCAATTAATCTTGCTGTAAGAAAAATAGAAACTGGGTTAGAAGAATACGAACGTATGTATGATGTTTCCGAGGAAGCTCTACTAAACGATGAAGAATTTCAGCGCGATGTAGTTGACTTGACTTTAGAAGAAATTAACAAATCGTTTAGTAGCAACGATTGGTTTAATTATGACGATTTTAAAGAAGAAGTAATAGCCAAAGTTAAACAGGATCTTGGGATTATAGTCGAAGATCTAGCCCAGATGCCTAATAATGCATTAACGTCTTGGGTAGTAAATAACATAGTAAAGGAAATTAAAACATACCATAACCCAAGTAACAGTTTAGTAGGTTTATTAAAATCTGACAAATTTAAAAATGATGTATTTTACCCATGGATAGAAGAAGCATTAAAAAAGCCACATCGGAGTAATCCAGCTTTTTGTAACGAAGTTATGGGAGAAGTACAGAAAAAACTTGGGTTAACAGAGGGATACGGTCGCCCTTCTAATATATACGGCAATTTTTTCAAAGACATTATTCATTTGCCTGCAGTTGCAAAAGTAGTTAAAGATCATGCAACGTCAAACGGGCATGCCTTTTTAGTTAGAACTAAAGACGGTAATGCATACGAGATAACAGTGACGCCTGCTGCATATGCTAAATATTTTGCCGATGCAAGAAAAGAAGAACAATATAAGAAAAGAAAAGAAGAAGAAAAACAAAAAGGTACTTTTTTTGGAAAAAATGATAAATAAATATGTAATCGGAAAAACCGATATAAAGTTTAGGAGAATATAAAAATGGCATCAGCTACAAAAGCAACTTGGGCAGTCCCACAGGATTTGGCCGGTTCTATCGATCACTTGGTTATTACTGTTACTGGCGGCACCGGCGACATGACTACTTCTGCAGATTTAGGCGCAGTATTGCGTATTATTCAACAACGTGCTACTACTGTTTTAGCTTATTCACCGTCTGCTTTAATTTTGTATGTAGGCTTAGAAAATGCAGGCAACCATGCTTGGTTGGTAACTGCAGACGCTGGCGGCGCACACACCGATTCTGGTTCTTTAGCTAACCAAATCAAAGGCGCAATGACTGGTTCTTCTGCTGTTACAGTTGTACGCGGTAACTACAAAGTAGCATAATAACTACTTTAAAGAAAAGGCGCATATGCGCCTTTTCTTATGACTTAAGAATCAGATAAATAGTACAAACTTAGAATTAAAGCATATGTTTAATGTTTGTAAATCAGAATCATTTCAGACCCTGTCTAACGATGTTGAAAGTTATATTGTTTATACAGTGTGTAGGGGAATATTAAATAAAGACTTTGCAAAATCAGGTGTAGACATCGGAGTCACAGGTAACATCAGAGACACATCGCAAAAGAATTTTGAAATATTAATACAGTCTGTTGGACTAAGAGCAATGCCTGTTGCAATGACAGATCCGATCATTACTAGTGATTTAGCAATGGCCGGATCTAAGTCGTTTAACGGCGAAGGTTATGTATGGAAATTTTCAGTTGACCAAAAAGAAGTTTTTGTGTCAGAAGACAATAATGTGATAAATAATGTTGGGCTTCTAATTGAAGAAATAAACGGTATAGTTTTAGCAGACGGGACTGTACTTTCAACTAAAGGCAAGTCTAAAAACATCGAGTTTAGAAAATTGGAGGTTAATAGTGGGAATCAATGAAGGTTTAACACAGATGATACCGAAGCAAGAAAACGAGTTAATGTCTAGATTGACTTTAATGTTCGGTGTACCTGAAGAAAAAATAAGAAAGCTAGTATCTTATTTAGATTTCTCTGATTATATAGAACTTGCAAATGCAGTAGAAGCAGAAGACAAAAAGAAAGTATTACGCATATTAGGTGTCGGTGAAAAAATACAAGAAATAAGTGCAGACCCGTACCAAAAAGTAGACACTACGCCGCAAAAAACATCAGATAATACAACTACCGACAAAAAACAAGAACAACCTAACTCGAATAGTGAGAGTAACGGTGACTTAACTATTAAAGCAGACAAACTTGCAGGTTTAAACCCAGATGAAAAGAAAGAGTTAGAAGATATTAAAAAACTCGCTGGTCTTCCAACAGACGAAGTAAACGAGACAGCAACAATGGGTGCTATAACACACGGTGCAATGTCCGGTGCAGTAATGCCATTGAACAAACTAAAGAGATTAACACATGTCGACAAAAAACCTGGACCAAAAACAGGAAATAAAAAATAAACTATTAAAGTCTTTTGATGATTCAATCGATACAGTAATACGCGGTGTTTTTTCTTTTAAAGAAGGAAAAATAGAAAACAAAGATTATAAAGTTGTTAAAAAGAAAGGGTACTATTTAGTATATTACTGCGGGACAACACATTACGGTATAATATACAGTAAATGTTTTGCAGAAAAATTAGTATCTGTTTTAAAAAGCGGTAAACGTGGCAAATTAAACGACCTTAATAAGTTAGGTAAAGACCTTAATAAGCACTATTTAGATATAGTTTTTTACAATCACAGGATTAGTAAAAAAGAAGATGCTGCTATATTCGAAACTAGAAAGGTAGAATCTATGCTACATATACAAGAAATCGAAGAAAGACTAAAATATTTCTAAATTTGATAAATAATATAATAAAGTATCGTAAGGGCCAAGATGCTATTAAATGACATTACTATAACTAATGAACATAAAGTTGCGAAGATAAATACCTTTCTTAAGGAAAAGTATGGGTTTTCCTTACCAACTAATGCAAGTGTAGATAAACTTGAAGAAGCATATGATTATTTAAAAAATAGTCTAGTTGACATGAAAAGAAGAAAAATGTCACCTAATGACCCAGATTATATTAAGGGCCTGCTTGTATTTGAAGGTGTACAAGTTCTACTTGATAGGGAATATGTTAATAGCAACATACCTAATCGCACTTTTAGAAAAGTGATTACAGATTTAGTAGATAAAGGCATAAACTTAATACGCCTAGGCGATACATTCAAAGAAGCCATGAATAGCTTAATGCGAGATTACAGATCGAGTATATATCGTTACAATGATTCCACTATCGAATCTGAAGTATCAAACGGATTAAAGGGTTTTTTTAAAAAAGAATTAGCAGAAATGGAAGCTGAACATATGCAAACAACAAATAATGAAATTTTAGAAAATGAATTACAATGCGGCGCAGAAGTCCAGCCCATATTAAACGACGAAGAACGCGATCAATTAATTGCAAATGACTATGTAATACACGATGTGTGTGTATTAGTTAAATTACTTGATTATTATAGCGACGAAATTAGCAGCTCAGGTATTGACGCAGCTGACACTGACGCCCTTATCGATTGTGTAAGAAGTTACTTAGCAAGAGATATCGGCGGGATGGAACAAGAAGCATATGATTACAGAAAAGAAGCACCGGTTAATAGAAAAGACAGAGAAGAGATATCCAGAGAAGTAAGAGATGCAGCCTCAGTATATTTAAAAAATAAAGATAGCAAGTTAAGTGTTATGGGTTTAGAACCAAAAACAGATGACGGACGTCAAACTTTTATACACCCTAAATTCATCAAGAAAGAAAGTATCGATGAATCATATATTAAGAGAGTGCGCTCTTTACTTGAAAGCGAAGTGGGCCAAGCAGAAGTTTTAATGGCAGCAAAAGGCTTTGCTAAAGATTTGCAAGAAATGATAGAAAAATTAGGAAGACTAGTTAACGAAGATTTAGGCCCGGTAGTTGATCAAATGAGAGAAACATACGGCATGGATGTTGCGGAACATTTTTCAGATACTATGAGAAGCGATATGGACAGTGCTTTAGATTTGTTACTTTCGTTAAAAGACAATATTGAATTATCTGTACATAACATTGCAGACGGAGAATACAATTCCCAAGAAAACGACATGGATGTTATGCCTAGCAACGACAAAACAGATTTGAGTGTAGATTTAGGTGCTAACGCAGAGTTTGGCGATGATTTCGGCGATGTTTCAACTGAAGAACCATTAGGAAGACCAACTAAAGAATCAGTTGAACACTTAAGAGCACAAATTACCGAAATGAAAAATGCACTCAAAAAAGTCAAGAAATAATGAGACTATACGAGATCGATTCAGGTTATGATGTGTCTACTTTAAAAGTAGACACTGAATCGCTTCTTATGAACTTATTAGCGGATGGCGTTACAAAAGTTGATACTGCCAAAGTAGTAAATTATTTAAACCAATTAGGTAATACTGTTACTACTGATTCGATTCAATCTATATTACATGCAATACCTAATGTAGTAGAATCTAATAGCGAATATATTACGTTAGGTAACGACGAAGCAACTGGATCCGACGAAAATACCAAAGATGATAATGCAGATGCTGTAGAAAAGATGGCAATAGATTCTGCAGAAAAGAGTATAAACAAATGAGTTGCGAATCAAAAGGTTTTTTAACAGCAGTAGATGCACGTAGTTCATCTAGAGACTATCAGACAATTTTTTCTGAAATATGCACAATAGAGCATGCGATTTTAGATTCTGTTGATTCTAAGCTTTTTAGTGCATTAGTTGACCATAATAGTGCTTCTATTATGACTACTGACGAAGCGTACTATAATTCCTATAATAAAATTTCTGTTAGTAGAGAAATCGACGACCAAATTCAATATGTTAGCAGCTATTTTACTTCACTCGGTTACACTTTTAGAATACAAACAGACCCAAGCACAACAAATACACTTCAATGGTATATCTCCTGGTAATTTAGAAATTTGCTTGTTTTATTTTGTTTAAACTGTATAATTTATACAAATAAGAAGAAAAACAAATGCAAATCTCGAATACATACACTTTCCCCGTTTTAAATAGAATAGATTCGGATTCCGGAAGAAAATACGTAACCCCGGAAGGTGAACACTTACCTTCTGTTACTACTATACTTTCCGCAACAAAAGAAAATGAAATAGGTTTAATAAAGTGGAGAGAAAGGGTAGGGGAAGACGAAGCAAACCGAATTGTTAAAGAATCGACAGATATAGGTACAGCACTACATAGTAACTTAGAGAATCATTTATTAACTAATACACCGCCTACAGGGTCTGTATTAGTTAAATTAATGACAAAGTTAGTCATAGACAAAGGCCTAACAAATGTGTCAACAGTGTGGGGTTTAGAATCACCGTTATACGCTAAGGGATTATTTGCAGGAACAACTGACTTGATTGCAACATATAAAGGTAATTTGGCAATTGTCGACTATAAGAATAGTAAAACAATTAAAAAAGAAGAATATGTTTTAGATTATTATACTCAACTTTGTGCATATTCGATGGCATTCAACGAAATGTTCAACGAGAACATTAAAGTTGGTTATATTTTAATGGCATCGAGAGATTTAAAATTTAAAGAATATGAATTATCCGGTAGTAACTTTATAAAACATAAAAGCATTTGGGACAGTAAACTAGAGAAGTTCTACGGTTCAGATAAATACAATAATAAGATTTGAGGATAATATGCCATCTGACCAATTTGGGAATAGAATTTATTCGCGTATGTTAAATAGGCGCGGTAATCGTGTTAATTTACCGCAACCTTTAGAACCCGCCGAATTAGGTTGGGCAACTGATGTTAAGAAGTTATATATCGGTTTAGATGATGCCAATGCTCTTCCTATAATTGATTTGTATGAAGGCGTAGGGCTATTAGCAGAAGCTGAAAACAACATTAACAATAAGATGTTAGAATTTAATACTGTACCTTTTAGATTGTCTACAGTGTCTAATATTTCAGTAACAGGTTTGGGTATATTTAGCGAAGAAGGGTTAGTTGATAAATTAGACGAAATACCGTCGTCGTTAATGATATCTGAGAATAATAGACAGCCGTTAAATAATATAGAAAACAATTTGATGTTTTTTGGCGCAGCAAAATCAACAATGAATGATTTGTTAGCAGAATACGGCCAACATCAGTATGTTTATGCATACGATTGGGCTAAATTACCTAATGTGACAGCTACAGCGTCGGCCTCTATTCTCTTTGGAAATCTTGTATCTGTTAATATTATCGATTATGGTTTAGGTTATTATTCAACAGTTCCAAATATTACTATAACAGGCGATGGATCAAATGCCGCTGCATCTGCAACTATATCAAATGGAAGATTATCAGGTATTAATATAGATAATTCTGGTTCAGGTTATACTACACTTTCTATTACGATTGATCCTCCAGAGTTGCCCGGTATAGGGGAATCTGCATTAAATTACATCTTCACTTTTCATATGGGTATTTTAGATTTAAACGACGGCACAGAAATAACAAATGCAAATCTTAAAAGTATTCAAGACGGAATAATAGCATCTGATATTTTTTACGATTGCGGTGTAGTAGGTGTTAACGCATATTCGGGTTTAGATACTTACCAAAAAAGCTATGCTTTCGTTGACAACGTAATGACGTTGTTATCAACGCCAAGGGCTACTGCAAATATAGCAGGTATTATAAATAGATTATCTGCAGATTCGTATATTAGCGGATTAGTCAACGTTAGACAGAATGTTGAAATTTTAACTAGTTTATCAGGAGTAGGAGGCGCAACTACAGATGAAGTTGTACTTACCTTTGTTTTAGCACCTAGTGCAGTGTTAGTTGATATTTATAGTGTAGAAAATGGTTATTTAGCATGGGATACTGCTGTAACTGAAAATCAAGTAGTTGAGTATGCATTGGGTTTCGAGGATTCGTTTTGTAGAACCGGACGTTTAAATGTTTCAACATTAAACGCATCGTTAAGTAGTGGTATAGTAGGTGACGATTATGTAGACAGTCGAGACGGAGTTTTACCGGTAGATATCGGTGGCCCAGATTTTAATTTTTATGCACACCATGACACTGGAGACGGTTTTGTGTATTTGCGATACTGTCATGATTTTCCAGACGTAGTTACTTTAAGAGTGCATGTCGAATTAGAATGGCAAGCGTTCCCTTTTGAAGGTCCAATCTAACTAGTAAGAAAAAGGCAGATTATTGATGCAGTGGAACAATAGTACCTTGCAGTCTAAAATATTAGACTGGCGAGTTTTTAGAAGTAATTTAGAAGCATTAACATTAGAAGAACAACTAAGAAGAATTGCAGAATATTTCTCAACTATACCTACTACTAGTAGATTATTAGATTACTACGATTCTTCCACTTGGCCGACGCCTTGGGAAATATTGGATTATTCTGTATTAGATGCAAATTATGTGTCTCTTCTAATGTATCACACTTTAAAGTTGATAAATGTTAGTTCTGAATTACATCTAATAGAGTCGCCCGATAATAAATACATCGTATTATTAGTTGAACAAAAATATCTGTTAAATTACATTCACAAAGAAGTTGTTAATTTAAACGATTACGTCAGAGAAATAAAATTTTTAGAAAAGCATACTGGAGTATAAATGCGAGCAATATTAATTAAAAAAAGAGACGGAAGTAAAGAAGAATTTGATGCTGAAAAAATTCATAAAATATTATTTTGGGCGACAGAAGGTATTGCAGGTGTTTCAGTTTCCCAGATAGAAATGAAATCACAGCTTCAAATGTATGCAGGCATTAAATCTACAGATATACATGAAATTTTGATTGCGGCAGCCCACGAACTTATATGCGAAGATACTCCGAATTATCAATGGGTTGCGGCCCGATTAAGATTGTTTCAGATACGTAAAGAAGCAATAGGTCAATATGAGCCGATCCCGCTTTTAGATTTAGTTAAAAGAAATGTTAAATTAGAATATTATACAGGTGAATTGCTTAGTTGGTACACTGAAGAAGAATGGGAAACAATTGATAGTTTCATTCAGCACGACAGGGATTATTCCTATGCATATGCAGGCATTGAACAAATTAGAGGAAAATATTTAGTACAGAACAGAGTTTCGAAAACTGTATATGAAACTCCTCAATATATGAATGTGTTAATTGCAGCAACAGTTTTTAATAATTATCCAAAATCTACAAGATTACATTTCGTTAAAGAGTTTTATGATTCTTTAAGTAAAATGCAAATATCCTTACCTACACCTATCATGTCAGGTTTGAGGACAAAAGTTAAACAGTTTTCTTCTTGTGTTTTAATTGAATCCGATGATAGTTTGCAGTCGATAAATGCAACGACTAGTTCTATTGTTAATTACATAAGTCAGAAAGCCGGCATCGGCATAGAAGCAAGTAAAATTAGGGCAGTTAATTCTCCTATTAGAAACGGAGATGCAAAGCATACAGGTGTTACACCGTTTTTCAGATTGTTTCAAGCTGCTGTTAAAAGCTGTAGCCAAGGCGGAGTCAGAGGTGGAGCCGCAGTATTAAATTCTGTTTTTTGGCATTTGGAAATTGAGAACATACTCCAGTTGAAAAACAACAAAGGCACCGAAGAAAATTCCGCAAGGCAACTTGATTACTGTGTTTTATTCAATGGCTTTGCATATGAGCGTTTATTGTCGGGCGGAGATTTAACTTTATTTAATCCTTCCGAAGTAAAAGATTTACATGCAGCTTTTTATTCCGATCAGGCAAAATTTAAAGAATTATACGAGAAATACGAAAAGACTCCAGGATTAATGAAAAAGACTATTCCTGCTAGGGATTTATTTTCGTTGTTTCATACTGAGAGAAAAGAAACTGGACGAATTTATAAATTAAATATTGACCATGCAAACAGTCACGGCGCATTTAATCCTGAGGTTGCCCCAATTAAAATGTCAAACCTCTGTTTGGAGGTCATACTTCCAACTAATCCAGTTAATGATATTAATGGGGGATTTGAAAAAACATACATAAAAGTACCGTATGAAAAGTTAGATGATTATTTTGTCTGGAAGGCATTAAATAAAGAATGTGTGTTACGTTCCGGTCTTAATAAATATTTCTTTGATGCTATGGGCGAAGAAGGAAAAGAGTCAATTGAATATGTATATTTTAATGAATTAGTTGAAATTGAGAAAGCACCGGAAATTGCACTTTGTACATTAGCCGCAATCAATATGGGACAAATAAAAGAGTCGATCGATTTTAAAAAGCCCACAGAATTACTTGTCCGTGCATTAAATGAAATATTAGATTATCAAGATTATCCAGTTGACGCTGCTAAAATTGCAACTATGAAACGTAGACCGTTAGGTGTAGGTTTTATTAATATTGCATACTGGCTGGCTAAAAACGGTTTTACTTATAGTGGAATGGAAGGTCTTTCTAGATGGCACGAAATGACAGAAGCTTTCCAATATTATTTAATTTCTGCAAGTGTAGAAGTAGCAAAAGAAAAAGGAATGCCGTGTGCGGCATTTTCCGAAACAAAATATTCAAAGGGTATATTGCCAATTGATACTTACAAGAAGACGATCGATTCCGAAATTGGCAAGATTGATTTAAAGCTCAATTGGGAAAGATTAAGACAAGATGTATTGACTTACGGTATGTATAATAGTACATTATCTGCAGGGATGCCGTCGGAAGCAAGTTCGCTAGTAAGTAATGCAACAAACGGATTTGAAGCACCTAGGAGTTATGTTAGTGTTAAAGGCTCAGGAGAAGGCAGATTAAAACAAGTTGTGCCAGGTTTCCCAAAGCTAAAATCTAAATACGAATTAATGTGGGATCAGAAAGATTGTAGGGGATATTTGCGAATTTGTGCAATTGCACAAAAATTCTTCGATCAGACTATTTCCACTAATACGTTTTATAATCCTGACTTCTATGGCGGAGACGTGCCAATGTCAGAATTAATTAAAGATGACATTTATGCATACAAGCTTGGGTTAGCAACATTGTATTACTGTAATACATATGATGGTCAATCAGACGAAGTAAACGACAAAGACGATGATTGCGCAGGCGGCGCATGTAAAATATAATGGAAGAAAATAATGAAGTATAAGACTTTTGAAACAGAAAAAAATGATATTTTAAAAGAGCCGATGTTCTTTGGTAATCCAATTAACATTTCTAGGTTCGATAAACAAAAATATCCATTTTTCGAAAAGCAAACAAAAAAACAATTAAGTTTCTTTTGGATACCCGAGGAAATTAGTTTAGATCAAGATTCGTCTAATTTTCATAAGAATCTTGATGCAGCTAGTCAGCACATATTTACGTCTAATTTGAAGTATCAGATTATACTAGATTCTGTCCAAGGCAGGGCACCTAATATTGCCCTTCTTCCTCACACTTCTTTGCCTGAGCTTGAATCTTTTATTGAAACTTGGACAATGTTTGAGAATTTACATTCTCGTTCTTATACTCACTTAATTAAAAATATATACCCAGATCCGGGTAAAATATTAGACGATGTAGTTGATGTAAAAGAAATAGTAGAACGTGCGCAAGCAGTTACTAGTTATTATGATAGTTTTATTGAATATGCTAACTGGTATAATATGTTAGGTTATGGCAAACATATTGTTAACGGTGAGGAAATATACATAAATGAAGTAGAATTGCATAAGAAGTTATTCCTTATGTTAGTTGCAATTAACATCCTCGAAGGTGTTCGTTTTTATGTGAGTTTTGCATGTACTTGGGGATTCTCCGAAGCACTCGGTTTAATGAATAAAAGTGCAAAGATAATTAAAATGATATGCAGAGATGAAAATTTGCATCTTGCAGTTACTTCTACTATAATTAAAAAATTCTTAGATGGCAGCGAAGGCGAGTTGATTAAGAGAGTTGCAAACGATTGTAAAGAAGAAGTTTACAATATGTATTCAATTGCAGTAGAACAAGAGAAAGAATGGGCAGATTATTTATTTAAAGATGGGTCTATAATAGGGCTAAATGCAGAAATTCTTAAAGATTATGTAGAATATATTGCAGACCGGCGTTTAAAAGGAATTGGACTAGAACCAATGTTTAAGCAAACTAGTAATCCGTTACCTTGGACAGAGCACTGGATCGGGTCAAAAGAAACACAAGTTGCCCCGCAAGAAGAAGAAATAACTTCGTATCTTGTAGGTGGTATTAAAAATGATCTCGGCGATGATAGTTTCGCCGGACTAAGTTTATAAGGTACATATAATGTTACAAGAAATAAAAACTAACAACGTAAAAGGGTTTGTTTTTTCAAATGGGTTAGAATCTATTTGTAAAATAATAGAAGAAACAGAATCTACATATGTTGTAGAATGCTTGCGTTTAATAATTATGAACCCAGTTGGGGAATTGGCACTTAAACCTTTCCCGAATACAATTAACGATAATGAAAAACTAACAGTATACAAGAACGGTTTAACGATGGAATTTGATCCCGAATCGAACATTGTTAAACAGTATAGTCAATTAACTACTACTATCGCCTTAATCTAATGCATTACGACCTAAGTAGGAATCTATGTGAGATTCTAGAGGAGTCTGACTCCGTTAAGCATCTGATAAAATACAATAGCGATTTTGCAGGCGAATTATATTCTTCATTGTGTAATATTGAGTGGGTAGATTTAGAAGCTAAATTACCAGAAGGTGTTGATGCAATGGTTGATAAACTTAACGGAGTTACATACAATACTACATGGTCGTGTTCCTGGCGAGCAGCAGGTGGCATAGTAGCCGATCTTAGAAATAAGTACCTAAAAGCAAACGAAGATTACATGGACTGGTATTGTCGTGGAAACGAAGGTTATGTTAGCGATTTAGTTTTACACACTCTTGCACAGCATGGTTTTAAACCGAGGGAAATATCTTGCGAAACTATTTAAATTTATTAAGTGAAATATTAGAAGAAGGTACAGATTATGATGATCGTACTGGAGTAGGTTCTAAAAGTATTTTTGGTTCGACTATGAGGTGGGATTTATCTAAAGGTTTCCCAATTATAACAACTCGCAAAGTACCCTTTAGGTTTGCATTTGAAGAAACTATGTTATTTTTGCGCGGACAAACAGATACTAAAATACTAGAAGAAAAAAACATCAACATATGGCAAGGCAACACCTCCCGAGAATTTTTAGACAGTAGAGGACTATTTGATTTAGAAGACGGTTCGCTAGGATTAGGTTACTCGCACCAATGGCGTAATTTCGGGGGAGAATTAAATATTGAAGGGTCAGGGGTTGACCAAATTAAGAATTTACTTAACGGTTTAAAAAACAACCCAAACGATAGAAGACACATTGTAACAGCATGGAACCCAACCCAGCTTAGTGGCACACCGTTGCCTCCCTGCCATTTAATGAACATGTATGCAGTAGAGAACGGCAAACTTAATAGCTGTTGGATACAAAGGTCCTGCGATACTGTCTATGGCATCCCAATGAACATAATGTGTTATGCATTCTTAAATATTGCATTTTCTAAGATATTAGGATTAGAACCCGGTAAGCTAGTGTTTTTTGGGTGGAACGTACACATATATAATAATCAGATAAGTATAGCTTCTGATCAAATTACACGTAAACCTTTTAGTTTGCCAACTCTTAATATTGCAAAAGATTTAACTTGTTTAGAAGATTTATTGCTGTTACAATATGAAGATATAAAAATAGAAAACTATATTTCTCACCCTGATTATCCAAATAAACCTAAAATGGCAACTTGATATGCTCGACGAAGTCACAGTTAGTAAATTAGATGAGGCAATATCTTATCTGCTATATTTGCATTCTACTCAAGATTGCCAGACATTCTTAATGGCTAAGAAATTAGAAACTGGCGTTAATACTAACGTTACTATTTTTAATTCTATTTTAGCAAGACTTGATGCAACAGAAGATGCAATAATAGATTGCGAAGCCAACGTAGATAGTTGTAGAAAAGATGTTTCTAGTTTAGATGATTTAGTAGACGATGCAAATAAGTTTGCCATGCAGTTAGAATCGAAAATAGAAGATGTGTCGGATAATATAGATTTGGCAGAAAGAGAATTAAAAGAAATCGAAAAAAGAATTAGTAGCTTAGAATATGATGTAAGTAGGATAGAGACATGATAAGCCAAAAATACGCAGGTAGTTTTAAAACTAGTAGCTTATATCCGCCATTTGAGGAAATTGCAAATATATTTGGTGAATTTTTATTTTATTACAGCCAATACAAAAACGAATTCGCTCAAGACATCAATAGTATTGCAGACTTACTGTTATTTGCTCAGAATATTGAAAAATACAAAACAGTAGGAAAGTTAAAACACGGTTTTGTCCCATATCCGAATATATGGTATCTACAAGAGGAATTACGTGCTGGTCTGCCAGCATATGTAGATATGAGATTTAACGATTTTGTTATTGAAATAAATAATTTGTTAGGTAAATCTCATTTAAATGATCAACGTATAACTAATCAACAAGTTGAAATTCAACGTCTTAAGGTTCAACTTGAAGATAGTGATAGAAAAATGGAAGAATTACAAAACCAGATAAATAGCATTGTAAGCAACAACGATAGGTTGCATACTTTTCAAAAACGAGTAAGGAGAACAGCAATTAAACGTTCGCATCCTCCTATAAAAAATAAAACATGAGGAAATATAAATGTCATTTAATAAAACAAAAACTGACCCAGAGTTAGGAAGAAAAGTTCACGCACATTTAAGATCTTTGGGATTAGAAACCCCAGTAATAGACAGCAAATTAAATGTTGATGCAAAAGATAAAATCGAAAGCATCGAGAAACATATGACTAAAATTTTAGAAACTATGGGTATGGATTTATCCGACGATTCGTTAATCGAAACACCTAAGCGTGTTGCAAAGATGATGGTGTTAGAACAAGGGTGGGGATTAAAACCTGAGAATTTCCCGAAATGTACTGTAGTTGATAATAAAATGAACTACGACGAGATGGTAGTCGAGAAGTGCTCAGTAAACTCAATCTGCGAACATCATTGGATTTTCTTCGGTTCCATACATAGTCCGGAATTGGGCGCGTGGATAGCGTATATCCCTAAGAAAAAAGTAGTAGGATTAAGTAAGCTAGGTAGGGTCATGGAGTATTTCTCTGCAAGGCCGCAAATACAAGAAAGACTTACTCAGCAAGTATTAGAAACTTTAAAATTTATTTTAGAAACAGAAGATGTTGCCGTTGTTATAAAAGCCCAGCATTTTTGTGTTCTTACTCGCGGAGTTGAAGACGCACAAGCAAACACTATTACAAGTGCGTTATCGGGCTCGTTTAAAACAGATTTACAAACTAGGTCAGAGTTTATGGCCCACATACGGAAAGGCTAATGTTTTTCGGTATACTTACACTTTTAACATCGTTGCTGTTAGCTCTGGTATCGGGTTGGTTCTCGATAGCAGGGCTGATGGCTATCTTCTCCGGTATAAAAGTTGCAGGTCTTGCAGCAGGTGTAGTGTGCGAAATTGGTAAGTTAGCAGGTGTAAGTTGGCTGTACCGCACATGGTCTGATAAAGTTTGGTTTAGATACCCATTACTTCTTGTTACTATTGTGGCAATGTTTGTTACTAGCTTCGGTGTTTTCGGGTATCTATCTAAAGCACACAATGACCAAGGTGCACCAGTTGCTAATAGTTACGCTATGATTAAAAACATAGACGAAAAGATAAACCGAGAAAAATCTAAAATAATCGATTATCAGCGAAATCTAGATATATTAGATCAACAGTTGCAAGTGTTAATCGAATCTAAGAAAGTAAACGATACAGGTAAAAAGAAAGGCGTACTATCTGTTAAACAAGATCAACAAAACGAAAGAGATCAGTTATCTGCCAGTATTAAACAATCTAGAGAAATAACTGATTCGCTCGAAAATGAGAAATTAAAAATCAGCCAAACTATACGTGATTTTGAAATAGACGTAGGTCCAGTTTTATATATTGCTCAGCTTTTTTATGACAACCCAAAAGATAATTTAGAAAAAGCAGTTAAGATAGTAGTGTTGTTAATAGTAATAACATTAGACCCTATGGCAATATTACTACTTATGGGTGCAAATCATATATTCCTTCGAAGGAATGCAAATCTTGTGCAAAATACTACCGAAATAGTAGAAGAAAATAGCAAAAAAACAGAAGAAGATTTACATTCTCAAATCAGCGAAGAAGAGTTAAACGAATCTGCCATTGCATCGTCGTTGAGTATCGAAGAACAATTTCTTGCAGATGCAGAGTTAGGCAATGAAGTAATAGCAGATTCTTTTGATTATAATATTGCCGTAAAACCGTATACTAGAGATATTAGTGATTTGGAAGGGTTATGGGCAGTCGATCAAAAAACTGACGAAAAAATAATAGCCGAAAATAAAGAGCAAGAACCTATTCAGATAAATACACATACTAGTAGATATGGTTCTCAAAGAAACCACGACGAAAAGATTGCAGAGGCCCGGCAGAAAATAAGCCAGAGCCCTAAAAATTGGATAAATAGTTTAACAAGACCCAACAATGAGTAACTTGCATGGCTGCACCTATAACTTGCACATTTTGTTCTAAAGGTAAAAAAGAAGTAAAAAAATTATTTGCAGGTCCTACTCTAAATAAGGTAAAGATATATATCTGCAACGAATGTATAAATTCAGCATATCAATGTGTAAATGAAATAAAACCCAAAGAAAAAAGTACAGATATTGGCGAAATAACACCCGAAACAATAAAAGCCCACTTAGATGAATATGTGATAGGCCAGGAATCTGCAAAAAAAGTATTAAGTGTTGCAGTGTATAATCATTATAAAAGAATAAATAACCCTTCGTATAACGGGGTAGAGTTAGATAAATCAAATATTATAATGGTTGGCCCAAGTGGCACTGGAAAGACTTTATTAGTATCGACCATAGCAAAGATTTTAAACTTACCGTACGTTGTTGTAAATTCTACTTCCCTTACTGAATCGGGTTACTCCGGTAAAGATGTAGAATCTATATTTGAAAGATTATATATTTCGGCAGGTAGCGATTTAGAATTAGCACAAAAAGGTATAGTCTTTATAGACGAGATTGACAAGAAAAGTAAGAAAGTTGTGCATGGTTCTGATTCTAGGGATGTATCCGGCGAAGGTGTACAACAAGCATTGTTACGTTTAGTCGAAGGAGAATTAGTACAAATTGAACATTCCGAATCTATGTTCGAGAATGATACTATTGATTTTAATACTAAAGATGTTTTGTTTATCGCGAGCGGGGCATTTATAGGCATAGATGAAATCATACAAAAAAGAGTACACACTGGAAATTCGATAGGTTTTGGTTCGAATTTAAAAAGTAATAAGATGTTAAATGTGTTAGAATACATCGATGCAGAAGATTTACACGAATACGGAATGATTCGAGAATTCGTAGGAAGATTTCCAATCATTGCCCCGTTGCATGATCTAGATGTGAATTTATTATCTCAAGTTTTAACTGAAACTAAAAATTGTCTAACATTACAGTATGCGAGTTTGTTCTCGATGGACGGTGTTGATTTGACATTTGATAAGGATTTTATTGGTAGCGTATCGCGGCAATGTATATCTAAAAAAGTAGGCGCAAGGGGTTTAAGATCTATAATGGAAAAAGTGTTACAACCTGTACAATATGAGTTACCATCCCTGAAAAAGAAAGGCATTAAAAAAATACATATAAATTCAACCGGCGAAGCAATTTGCCAAAATCAAGTAAAGGAAAATAAGAAGTGAGTAGCGAATTTAGAAAAATGCCAGTTAGAATTTCTGGTTTAGCAGTTGAAGTAAAAAACGGTAACGTTGATAAAGCTTTGCGTTTGCTAAGTAAAAAAGTTCAAAGTTCGGGTATTTTACGCGAATACAGAGAAAGACAAGAATACGAAAAGCCCTCGGTTAAAAAAAGAAAAGCAAAAAAAGCTGCAATTAAAAAGTATGCAAAAATGCTCGAGGAAGCAAAGAATCCTACTTACGATTAAAACTTACTTGTTATTTTATGCAAAAAAACAATAAATACTATACGGTATATTGTTTTTGCATAAAGACAAGGGGTGTTAGTGAGAAGAATGCTATCTTTAAATACCAAAAAAGGTATCATATCTGTAGTTACAGTATTCGTGACTGTGATCATTCCTACCCTTTTTTTAAAGGTTCCTATGCCTGCTACCCAGAAAGATATACAAGTAGTGGAAGATAAACATGCAAAGTTATCTAAAAGGGTAGACGAATTAAACGGCGACACTGCAAGAATATACATGATAGAAAAAGACGGTCTTACGAGACTTAGGGATTTCTATGTTGCCCAAAAAATAACAACCACAAAAGCCATGGATAAAATTGTAAAATCTGGTGCAGATTTACCAGACGTATATCCAACTGAACTTTCCAGGATAGATAAAAATATAAAAGAAATAGATGATACTATAGTATTTATTAATACTAATATCGAAAATATTACAATAAAGAAATTTGAAGAAAAAGATAAATAAATTTAAGTATTCCCAATGGCGGGAATACTTAAACTGGCAATGGTGCCAACAAAACTCGCTTAACAAGGAGAAAAGCATGAGTAACAATCTACCATCTGGTCTTTCCAGATTCGCAATCGGTTTCGAACCTATATTCAGAGACATGGAACGTCTAATTAATACTAGTACGTATCCTCCCCATAACATAATTAAAATATCAGAAGACAATGTTAAAATACAAATTGCAATAGCAGGGTTTGATAAATCGAACGTAGCTGTTATATTCGAAGAAGGTAAATTAATTGTATCTGCGGATAAACAAACAGAAGAAACAGAGGGAACGTTTGTTCATCACGGTATTTCTACTAGGGCATTTACTAAAGAATTTAGTATTTCGGATAAGTTTGAAATTGTAGACGCAGTGATGGTTAATGGTTTACTTGACATTAACCTAAAGAAAAAAGTACCAGATCACTTAAAACGTAAAGTAATTGAAATTTCGGATTTTTAAGGTACAAAACAATACTTGACAAATACCCTACATGGCATTATGCTGTCTACAGTTATTTCCATGTAGGGTTAAATTATGTCAGCTAATTCCGATGTCGCCGAAATTGTTGCAACCAAGAAACAACAAAAAGTTAAAAAACCATCAATGTATAATGTTATTTTACATAACGACGACAAAACTTCTTTTGAGTTTGTTATTGGAATACTAACATATGTGTTTCATAAAGACATCGAAGAAGCAGCTGAAATTACAACTAATGTTCATATTAATGGCCAAGGTGTAGCAGGCACTTATACTCAAGAGATAGCCGAGCAAAAAGTGCAAGAAACTGTTAGTCTTGCAAAAGCAAACGGTTTCCCGTTAGTTGCAACATGCGAGCCTAACTAAACCAATAATATAAACTCCTGTTGTTTTTGATAAATATCTGTAGTTGTTCTTCTGGTATTTAAAAACGAAGGAGTTTGTATGAGAAGGAAGTCGCACTTTAAAAATTGTAAAGAGTTTCCATCTTACCATTATGCTGTTAAATTAGGACTGCAATTAAAGGAATTAGCAAAACAACAAGGTTTTAATCCGAAGTGCATTAAGATATTAAGTAAAGAAGAAGTGCTCGAACACGGTACTGGCCCGGCAGATGCACAGCTCATATTCGTTGATATGCCAGACGATTGGTTAACAGAAGTGCATCTGTTGCAAGATAGTGAAATTTCTGTTATTATAGACAATAAAATTATATCGGTATTTAATGTATGATAAATTTAAATAATTTTGGCGTAATGTATAATGCACACGATAAGACAACTGGCAATAGTGTTTCGATAAACGTGATTTATTTAGATGAAATTTTAATGGCTTGCAACAAACACGAAGATTTTAAAAAAGGTAACTTAGATACTTTCCCGGACTGTTTTACTAAGTTAGATGTTCCTAGCCCATGTCACGTTACTTATTATCGCAGTAAAAATCAAAGCGAGAACGAATTAATATCCGAAGCAATATCTCAGGCAATTATAGAAAAAAACAATTATGTCTTAATAGACAACATGGATTAAAATGTTAGATAAAAATAATGGTATATTTTTTCTTTTAATGGTAATTTTAGTTGCTGTATTATCAAATTTTGCATCGTATTCTTTTAAATTAACTAAACCTAAAGATACATCGTATGTTGTGTTTTTAGACGATTTAAAAAGCGCCAATATAAAAAGCGCCAACATGGTCGGTACAGAACATGTAGTTGAGTATGTTGATAAATTCGACATTTCTAGACGTGTAGTTTTGCCAAAAGAGTCTAAAGATTACATTGATCGATTTGTAGAAAAAAGCATACCTGTAATTTTAGAAGAACCTAGTAGTAACTTAACATCTTCATTCTTTTTTAATATTTTTGCATCGTGCGTTCCTGTTATTCTTTTAGTGGGTTGTCTTTTATGGATGGCTAGAAAAAATAGAAGTGAGCCTGGTTTTGCAAATCAATTTAGCAAATCGAAAGCAAGATTATATAAACCTGACGAATTAAAAGTGACATTAAATGATGTTGCAGGTTGTCAAGAAGATATAACAGAAATAGTTGAAATTATCGATTTCCTAAAAAATCCTAACGACTACAAAAATGCAAATGCCGAAATCCCACACGGTATTTTATTATCTGGTCCGCCGGGTGTAGGTAAAACACATATCTGTAAAGCAATTGCAGCAGAAGTAGGTGTACCTTTTTATTACGTTTCCGGTTCTGATTTTAATGAAATGTTTGTAGGTACAGGTGCAAGCAGAGTAAGGGATATGTTTGAAGATGCAAGACATAATACGCCTTGCATAATTTTTATAGATGAAATAGATTCTATCGGATCTAAAAGGGGTACTAGTGCAAACAATAAAGAGAACGATAATACATTGAACCAGCTTTTAGTGCAAATGGATGGCTTTTCGGAATCAGAAGGTATTATAGTAATGGGTGCTACAAACAGAGTTGACACATTAGATTCTGCATTACTAAGACCTGGTAGATTTGATAGATTGATAAATGTTAGCTTGCCGGATTTTGAAGCCAGAAGAAAAATATTCGATTTGTTACTTACTAAAAAAACAATAGCAAAAAATGTAAATGTTGAAAAGTTAGCAAAAGGCACGCCTGGTTTTTCAGGAGCAGAAATATCAAATTTAGTAAATGAGGCTGCAATATTTGCAGCAAGAGAAAAAAGATCAACAATCACATCAGATGATTTAGAAAATGCAAAAGATAAAGTTGTAATGGGAATAGAAAGCCCAAAGACACTAAGCGAAAAAGAAATTACATTAACTGCGTACCACGAGTGCGGGCATGCCATAGTCGGATATCTATCACCCGAACATGATAATGTATATAAAGTAAGCATTATTCCTAGGTCGAATTCTTTAGGTGTTACTATGTTCCTACCTGAAGAAATATCATATAGTAATAGTAAGGCTAAGTTATTAAGTGAAATTTCAGCTTTATTAGGTGGACGAGCTGCAGAAGAAATAATGTTCGGTGAAGATAAAGTAACAACTGGTGCAAGCAACGATATAGAAAGAGCAACAGCAATTGCATATTCCATGGTTACAAAATGGGGTTTAAGTGATATAGGTATTGGTTTCTTTGGAAAAATATCAAGATACGGAGAATACGAAGTGTCATCTGATATGTCTAAAAAAATAGACGAAGAAGTACAAAAGATTTTAAATATGTGTTATAATAATGCAAAAGAATTACTAAATGCTAATAAAAACAAATTAATGGAAATGTCTACTTTGCTAATAGCTAAAGAGACCTTAGTAGAAGAAGATATAAACCAATTAATGACTAATTAATATGCTGCCAAAAACTCCAATTCTAGTAATAGGGGAATCTTCCTTTTATCACAGTAGGACTTATTATTTAAAAACGAACGGGACTTATTCTTTGCAAGAAATGTACCAATATACCGGTAGCAAAGTAATAGGTATTTACCCACTTAAAGAAGATTTCTTAGAAGATGCTGATGCATTAAGCAATATAATGGATTATGTAGACGAAACCGGTTGCTTCCCAAAAGGAACAACTTTATACGAAAAGCAAACAGGCGAAAAAACATGAAGAATATTATAGTATTAGATACAGAAACAACAAATAAAGATAAAAATTTAGCAGAAGTAATAGAATTAGGAGTAGTTTACTACGACGACAACGAAATAAAAAGTTTTAATAAATTGTATAAACCAAAAGACATAATTTCACCAGAAGTTTCGGCAGTTACAAACATAACTAATAAAATGGTCGAAGATTGCGAATATTTTGAAAACTGCGTTGATGACTTAGTTCCTTTTTTACAGTTAGTAGATGCTACTAAAGGTGCAATTGTTGCACATAATTCTGCGTATGATTCTGTAGTGCTGTCCCATTACCAATTAGGTTACGATTGCAATGCACCGTGGGTATGTACAATGAGGTTTGCAAAAACACTCTTTATCAACGACGAAACGGTAACACAGTATAATTTACCATATTTGCGATATAGATTTGACTTAGACATCCCTGAAAACCTAGAACACCATAGAGCTTCATCTGATGCATATATTACTTTGAAACTTTTTGAATATTTAGTTTCTGTTGCAATCGAAAGAAAAGTGTTAACTGCTGACGATACACTTTTAGATCAGATCGTTTCTCTTACAAGCAAACCACTGTATATGCCACGTATGCCATTTGGAAAACACGCCAACCAAACATGGGATATTATACCGCCTAGTTATATAAAATGGGCACTAAATACTCTTGATTGTTTAAAAGACAATGACCCGTTGTACGATGTTGATTTGTCGCACACAATAGAAGTAGTAGCAACAAAATTAATAGAGGAAGGGAAGCTTTGAAAATAAAGTATAGGATGAGATATGCGTATTTTCCAATCCGTATTTCAGGGGAATGGGTTTGGCAAATGCACTATTATGTTAGTGAAGACGGCGAGAAAATAAATCATGCACAATTCGATTTGGATGTCATACATGGAAAAGCTGAACTTATACAAGATTAACCAATATGCTTTTTTATTAGAAGCACACTATGTTATTTTTGTTTATCAATTATGCCTGCTCTTACTTTAACATCTTGTAAGGAACGATAACCCGGTGATCCCTCTTCATATGATTTTGGAACCACTGTAAACTTATCTTTTTGTGGTGCGGGCTTTAAAAAAACAGAGGTCGAATTTGGATCTAATTTTTTGTATCTTTTTCTTTCGTTGTTAATCATATTGCTCAATTCTGGATTATACACATCTTCTGGTCCAAAATCGCCAAATATGTTATCGTCTTTGTATATGAATTCAAATAGTCGCATATTATTATTTATCAGATGTTGACAATATTGTTAAAATGCTATATTATTAACATACTTTTGTAACTTCCCAAGGAGAAGTATATGACGTTAGTACCTATGGTAGTAGAAAACACCGCAAGAGGAGAAAGGTCGTATGACTTGTACTCCAGAATGCTTAAAGAACGGATTATTTTCCTTAACGGCGAAGTAAACGAATCAATGGCAAATATCATAGTTGCCCAGCTTTTGTTTTTAGAATCCGAATCTGCAGAAAAAGATATTAGCATGTATATTAATTCGCCCGGCGGATCAGTAATGGACGGACTTGCAATATATAATGCAATGGAGTATATTTCTTGCGATGTTGCTACTTTTGTTACTGGACAAGCAATGTCTATGGGTTCTTTCCTTGCATCGTCGGGTGCAGCCGGTAAGCGGTATGTTATGTCCGAAAGTACAACAATGATTCACTCTGTTTCTTCTGGAAGTCGAGGCACAGTACATGACCAAATTATTCAACTTGAGGAAGCAAAAAGACTCAATACAAGATTAATGGAATTGTATGTCCGACATAATTCGAAAGGTAAAACCTTCGACGAACTTAACAGTGCAACTATGCGAGATAATTTCTTAACTGCACAAGGTGCTGTTGATTTTGGTTTAGCAGATACAGTAGTATATAAAAGAAATAAATAAAAATGAGGACACACAGCTCATGGATGAGCTTTATTTAATTAAGAACAATAATGGTCTTTTTTCCACAGGTGGTTATCACCCTACCTTTTCTAAAAAAGCAAAAGTGTATAATATTGGATCTTTGCGTCAACACCTAGCAAATATTATATCTACTGGCAAATGGCCATATGACGATTGTAATATAGTCGCATACCGCGAAAGCAGGGAAGATAATGCAGAGTTTGAAAAGTACAAGAAAAAACTTATGATGAAGAAGTTAAAACAATAGATGGATGTATTAGGCGAAAAATGGTGTAGACGATTCATGAATATTGCACTTGAATCTGCTACTTGGTCAAAAGACCCTCACACTAAAACAGGCGCAGCAATAGTAACACTTGAAGGCGACCCCGTGTCTTGGGGTTTTAACGGTATACCTAAGAAAGTAGAAGACCGCGAAGAAAGATACCAACGACCTGAAAAATATAAATGGATACAGCATGCTGAACGTAATGCAATAGATTTATCAAAGTATGACTTGAAAAATTGTGTTATTTTTTGTACCCACTTCCCATGTCACGAATGTGCTAAATCTATCATACAAAAAGGTATAGTTGCAGTAGTTGTTGATTCTAAACATTTTCAAAATTCCAATTCCGGTTTTTCAGAAAGATGGGCAGAATCATTAGAAATATCAAAACAAATGCTTGAAGAAGCAAATATAAAAATAATTAAAATAGGGACAAACGATGAGTGATTTAAATAATAAATATAATGATTTTGTAAACGGTTTACTTAGTAATGAAAGTGTAGATTTTGATTCTTTTATTTCGCGTTTAGTAGAATTAAAAAACGCAAAATGTCAAATTAATACATTATTAACAGGTGCGGTCGGTATGTCAGCCGAATCTGGCGAATTTATGGAAATTGTTAAAAAAGTAATATTCCAAGGTAAGCCGTGGGACGAAGCAAACCAAATACATTTGAAAAAAGAATTATCAGATATTATGTTTTATGTAATGTCGTCTTGCATCGGTTTAGGTATTTCGTTAGACGACGTAATACAAACAAACATTGATAAACTTGAAGCAAGATACCCGGGTGGTAAATTTGACGCACATTATAGCGAAAATAGAAAAAAAGGAGATCTGTAATGGCTTCAATTAATACTACAACAGGTACAACGCCAACAACACATCTGGGGCAGTTGCCAAATCCAAATTACGGTTTTTATGGCGGGTCCTACGTGAATGCAGAGGCTAATAAAATTAAAAAATACATTGCCACTTCTAAAACTAAAATTAAATTCATTGAAACAGTCGAAGGTAGCATTTTTAAAATATCTGATTTTAATATGGCATATAGCAAATTACCAGATACTACAGAAGGTATGGTTTTAAAGCTTAAAGGTGAAATAAACTCATCTATACATTTAATACTACAACACGAAGACGATTCCTTACATCTAGTTGATTTAACTTCTAATTTTTACCAAACCCAAATACATAAAGCCGAAGTAACAGTTGAGTACGTTAATATTTCACTCTATTCGCCATCTGTTATTGCATATAACCCAGACGATGTTAAATATGTAATTTTAAATTCTATTTATTGATGTTGCATATTGTACAGAATGATAGTATAGTCTACATATTAATATAGTGCGGGGTTTTTCATGGCCGAAGACAGTACATTCGTAGTTAACATTAGAGATGTTGATCATTTCTATAAGGTTACTAAATTGTTAACCAGTAACTTTGGTCACGACAAATGGAAAGGTTCTCGGAGAATAGTAAAAAAACTTCAAAAGGGCGGTCCTGCTATATTTACAGTGACAGTGATAGGCGAAGTCGATGTTAATAAATGCAAAAATGCCCAACTTATGGCGACATTATTATGAAGTTAGAAAATAGCCCTAAATATGGGAATTATTATCGTCTTACTTTGAATATTCGAAGTAAAGATCATTATGTTAGAATTATTAAATACTTAGAAAAAACTTACGGTTGTGTTTCTAACCCGTATTTGTTTGCAACGGAGACGAGAGTTTTATCTGAATTAAACGGAACAGATAAACCCGTAGTTGCAGTTTTTAGATTGTATGAGAAATTCATAAATGATAGAAATATCTCTATTAATAATCTGTCGGTTTATTTGAGTTTATTATGACTACAGAAGTAAACGTTGAAAAGGAAAAACTTTATACTTGTCTAAATAGGCACGGTATATCTTGCCCTTCGTTGTCTCCCCCCGGCAATCAGTTTGTTTTTACAAAAGTGTACGATGTTAGTTTATATACTTTCTTAGGGTCTGGTTTAAAATATTACGTGCACCTTAACGGCGTGGACGAGTCAGTTTTTGAGAATTCAATATCTAGTATTAGAAAAAAATATAAATCAATTGGCAGTATTTTCTACGATAGTAGACGCATTGTATTTTTCGACGAGAAAGAGTCAATGATGATTAAGTTTAAATACGGCGAATTCTTAGAGATTTAAAATGCCAACTTCTGACAAAATTAAGTTATTTCGTGAAATATTTAGTAACAGTAATTTTGTATCCTTTCTCTTCGTTATTTGCACATTGGCGCAAGTTTGGTTTCTCAATACGTTTGCACTGAATATGTTAATGGTAGATTTAATATACATTACGGGTTCATTACAATTATTTAATATAGTATTGTATACAGTGTGTAACATAGGTAACCCGTTAAAGCCTTTTAAGAATCACATAATTGATGTAGTTTTTCTAGTAGCAAGAACATCTATGTTTTGGCTTTTTTGTATACCTGCAGCATTAGTTATTATGGTTTGCGAATCTTATATTTTCGACGAAGCAATAAAAAATAACTATATTATACCAACTAGAAAAAATAAAATCAAGCATATGTATTCTAAATTGGCAGGTGACATGTGAACAAATTTTTAACTATGAGTACATTTTTGGCTCGGTTAGTTCTAGTGTTTTTTATTATGGCTAACTTCCTACCTTATTTTATATTAAATGGTGATTTGTTTTTCTATTTCCTATTGTTTAATATTTTTTCTTATTTAATAATTATGTTTATTGCTTTAGCCGATAGAAGTCAAAGTAGCGATGCATTGGAATTTATTTCATTAGTATCTTTTTGTCTAGCTGTTAACATGTACTTTGTTCCGATTTATTATATTTGTGAAAAGATAATTTATAAGGAAAAAGGAATACTTGAAAAGTATTACAAACGAGGTTATTTCTTACCAACTAGAAAAAACAAGAAAAACCAAATGATGCACATTTTAAAAGGCAACCTAGGATGAAACATAATTTGTTTTTAAATCATAACATCGAAAACGACGATGTTACAATGGTTGTTGTTGAGCTGCCTTGCAAAGGTGCCGAGTACACTTATTTTGTAAGGGAATTAAAAAACAATACTAGTGGATCATTTTATATATATCGAACTACTACATACGCTATATCCGATGTAGAAAAATTATATGTAGGTTTTGAAAATGAAAAAGATGCAATGTTCTTACGTTTAAGGTATGATGTTAAAGTTATAAACAGCTGGAACAAAGATATTCGTTTTTCCTATTTTAAATATGTTGACAACTGAGCAAAATAATGTATAATAGCACAATAAATTAGGAAATAGAAATGATTACGCATAGAATTGGGAATCTACTTGAAACAGTAACTGAAGGCCATATATTGCACGGATGTAATGCGCAGGGTGTAATGGGTTCGGGTTTTGCAAAACAAGTAAAACTTAAATACCCTCATGTGTTCGAAACATATAAAATTGCACATTCTAAGAAATTTAGTAATACAGGTTTAGTTCTTGGTAATGTTATTGGCGCACAAGCAACAGTTACACCAACAAATAACCTATATGTGTGGAATATGATTACACAGGAATTCTACGGTTATAACGGTAAAAGACAAGTAGATTATAATGCTGTTCGATTGTGTATGAAGAAATTTAACAAAGTTATGCTTGATGGTTTTTATGATGCATACAGTAAAGAAGTTCATTTTCCATTGATAGGTTGTGGATTAGGAGGCGGATCTTGGAAAGTTATATCTGCCATAATAGACGAAGAAATTACTTGTACAGAAGACAAGTACCTCTGGACCTTAACTAGCGACATTAGGAGCTAAATATGAGCAATCAAGCAGAATCAGTAGTTGTAACAGTTACTAAACGTAAGAAACTGTGGGGGCGAGTTAAAGCAATAGTGGCCCAAGTTAAATTCGAAAAACCTTATTTGTTGCTATGGCGATACAATATGTTTTTAAACCTGTGCTTTTTTGCGCAGGGCTTGATTGGGTTATTAACCTTAGGCGCATATATGCCGTGGTGGACAGGAAAAGCATCGAAATTGGTTTCTATTGCTAAATCCGACATTACACAGTACGAGAAAGCAAAAACAGAATCAAAACAAGAAGTTGAAAAAGAAACACAAAAACAAGAAGAAGTTAAGGATGTTTCTAAATCGGAAATGATTAGGCGAATGGTTGAAGAAATGGCAACTAAACGCGAATATGATATGTTCGGTAATGTGATATCTATTAACGGCGAGCTTGTTAAAAAGGAGACTGACAAAAAGGATGTTTGAATTAAGTGATATGAAGCTCCTCACGGACGAGGAGTTATTTAACAGAATAATGAAATTAAGAAGATATTTATTCCAGTCCCAAAATCATCCAGAAATGATGTATAGTATTGAGATAACACTTGCTGTGCTCGAAGAGGAAAAAGAATATAGGGATTTAAGAAAAATAAATACAGAAACAGAAAAAAGAAATAAGAAAAATAAAAACACAGATATGTATCCTATTAACTTCGGTAAAGTTAATAGTTTGGAAGACGACAATGAGAAACCAAAAGAATAGTAGAACAGACATGACGCTTAAACATACGTTTAAGGGATGCCGATTTCACCCACATAAAATGAATATTGTAGAATGGAATCTACGTGTGTACTTAGTAGGAAGACCACCTAAAGACAACGAAGGCGACGAATTTAAACAATCCGTTTCTTTTGCATTCCATAAACTTCATGGTTGGCTCGAATACTTTATTAATGATGTAATCGTAGTTGATTTTAATAATAAAGACCAATATTTCTCTGCATTAGATTTGCAAGTAGAAAACCAAATAATTCTAACTCCTACTATTGCATCTGACGATGTCCTTGCACAATTATTCCATGCTAAAATGCGTTCTATTGTAAACGGTGATATATCGGTCGAGGCAGTAGAACTAGAATCGTCAGATTGTAATGTCGTTTACACTTATACTAATTTAGACGGAAAATACGATCTGCCCTCGCAGGAAGAATTCGTCGGCAAAAAATCGCTTTTTGATAAACCTTGGTGGGAAAGGAACGATTGCGATACGTATGATTTTGAATTGCCTAAAGGCGAAAATAAAAAAGAACTAATTAAGGATTTAGATACATCTAAATTCTTCGACGAGTTAAAATCGACGTTATTTGGCGAAGAACCCGAAGCAGATATTATAGAGATCAAATGGAAAAAATAAACGGTATTGTTCCTACTGTAGATGCAAATGAATATATAGAATTGCTACTTAACGGTGCTAATGTTAAGTCTTTATGTTTGTCTGATAATATTGCCTTAGAAGAATATAACAAAATTGCAGATTATTTTGAAACTAAAAAATTACCACAAATTGACGATTTAAGTGCTAATATTTTAGAAAAAGCATCAACATGGAATATACCTGATTATTTTTTAAATTTAGACGTTGAAGAATACATAACATCATTATGTTTAACAGACGAAGAGAAGAATAGGATAAATAAAGAACTGGTGCTATATAAAGAGAAGAATTTGTTTAGGTTGTTGCAATGTTTAATTTATATAGTCGACACGTTTAGAAAGAATAATGTAGTATGGGGTGTCGGGAGAGGATCAAGTGTATCGTCGTATTGTTTATTTTTAATAGGTGTACATAAGATTGATTCCATAAAATATGGATTAGAAATTGAAGAATTTTTAAAATAGGAAAATAAAAATGAATGATTTTGAGAAACTGTGCAAAGATGTAGATGAAAAATTTGCAGATAAAATAAAAAGTGGAAAATTCGAGTCTTTAGGTGTTAATACATCGGACGGTCTTAAAGAACAATTTGATGCGGTAGTTGGTAAATGCGGCGTAGTTAACATATGTTATATGGACTATAAAGTTAACGATGAAGACACCAGTAAATATACCCTGCAAATACTTACACAAAGATTTGACTCGGATGGCATGATAATTGAGAAAGGAGAATAAAATGATTAGAAGCACAAGAGGCGGTGTCCCAATTGATACCGACCGTATTAAAATGAAAAACGAAAATAAAGTCGCGGTCGGCAACATGAACGTTAATGCAAGAGGTGACGTTTTAGGCAGAGGCGGAAAAATAATAAAACCGGTTGTACAACGTGTAAACGAAGTGCAAAATGTTAATAGAGTAGAACAAGTTTCAATTAAAGGTAAAATGGCACAGGAAGCAACTTTAAATGAAGATCAGATTAAGAAAGAAACACCAGAAGAAACTTCAATCGAACAGAAGAAGAGTAATAGCAACAAGAAAGCAGTAAAAAAACTACCAAACGAAATTGAACTTCCGGATGGTTCTATACAGGTAATAGACGATGAATAATAAACAAGAATTAATAAACGACGATGTGTTAGTGGCATATGTTGATTGTGGCGTTTTGCCTCCGCACCTAAAGAAAGAAAAATTAGAACAATATACAGCAGATTATCTCCCCGAACTAGAAAAAACGGGGAAAAGAGTTATTATTTTCCCCGACGATATTAAGTTGGAAAGAATGAGTTTAAATAAAAACGACATCGTAATTGCAACGATGAAGGATACGTTACTGCCGCCAAAAAAACTAGAAGAGTATTCTAGTGTTCTAAGGGACAATTTAAGTAGATTCTTTCCGGATAATAAAGTTTTAGTAAAAGGGAACCCTTTAACATTAGAAACTACTACGGAAGTAGAACTTGTTTGTACAGGAGAACGTAATCAATACGTAATAGATATCGGTGATTTAGACCCAGGTGTTTTCCAAGAGTACATTGAAAAGTTTATGCAAGAGAAGAGAAATAAGTAAGTGGAAGAAATAATAATTTACTACAAAGAGAAAAATAACATCCTAAATAACTGTATTGTTCTTTGTGAAACATACGAATATAATCATGTTGCAAAAAAGATAGGTTTTGATGTTTCCCCTAATTTATTTGAAGATAAGGAATACTATTATCCGGCAGTATTTCTAGGGGAAAAATATATAGGAAGCTTATTGCAGTTATCTAAATACTTAGAAGAGTGGGACAGAGTGCATGGCACAGATTAATGTAAAAATGCTCAACGGTAAAGTTTTAGTACATGAAATGAAACGTGGCACTAGAATGATAGGCGGTATTATATTGTTAAACGATGACGGTAAAGAACATGGCATACGCCCAAGATGGGCAAAAGTATATGCTGTAGGTGAAGATGTAACTGATTTAAAAGTGGGCGATTGGATATTAATTAAACACGGACGTTGGACACGAGGCTTTAAAATCGACCAAGACGGAGAATACCTCTGGGCAGCAGAATATCCTGAAGGTGTACTGGGTGTGTCAGACGGAGAACCAGAAGATAATTTAGTTAAAGATAACAGGTAACAATCATGTCATTATGGACAGAAAAGTACAGGCCTAAAAATGTATCTGAATATGTTTTTATGGATCCAAAACAAAAAGAAAAAGTAGAGCAGTGGATCAAGGAAGGAAAGGTTCCAAATGTAATATTTGCCGGCCCTGCAGGTACAGGTAAAACTTCCCTTGCTAAGATGTTGCTTAAAGAACTGAAAGTACACGATGCTGACATTAAAGTAATTAATGCTTCTAAGGATAACGGCGTAGATTATATTAGAGAAACAGTAGATGGGTTTTGTAGTGTAATGCCTTATGGCGACAGGAGATATATTCTTCTAGACGAAAGCGACTTTTTAAGTCTGAATTCACAAGCTGCATTGCGTAATCCGATGGAAGCATGCAGCGATACTGTTAGTTTCATATTAACATGTAATTTTCCAAATAGGATAATGCCTGCATTGCATAGTAGATGTCAATCGATGCACATTGAAAAAATGGATAAAGTTGAATTCACAGCAAGGATGGCAACAATTTTAATAGAAGAAAATGTGCAATTTGAAATAGACGATTTGGATATTTTTGTAAATGCTGCATACCCAGATTTGAGAAAATGTATTAATAATTGCGAACTTAATACGAACAACGGCATATTAACTCTCCCTACTCAAAATGCGTCCGACTCTTCCGATTACAGACTTAATGCAGTTGCATTGTTTAGAGACAGAAAGTACGAAGAAGCAAGAAAATTAATATGTAAGCAAATAGCCCAAGAAGAATACGAAGATTTTTATAGATTTATGTATGAAAATACAGATCTTTGGGCAGCAGACGAATCACAAACTAAACAAGTTATACTTGCAATACGAGATGGACTTGTTAAAGATTCGTGCGTTGCAGACAGAGAGATAAATTTAGCAGCAACACTTATAAACTTAGAACTAATTGGAATGTAAATGATTAAAAATGCCTATGTAATACTAACCCATATATATCGACCTGCTGCCGAAAAAGACAAATGGCAAGTAATAGAAGAAATATCATTTGTTGACAAAATAAATAAAACACAGAATAAAGAAGCATCTGTTATTATCGATGTAATGCGGGAAAAATTAAGTAAGTGCCGCTTCCCAGATTTCGAATATCAATATTACATTGATTATTTAATCAAACAGTATCCGCAGAATTACAAATTATTACTTGAATTATTAGAAAGAGAATTACCGCAAGAACTCATTGATAAAATTGCCGAAATTGAGAATCCGCCAGAGGTGGAAAATGAAAGCGAAGGAAAAGTTAATACTAACTGATGTAGACGGTACTATTTTATCTTGGAATGATAGTTTTTCTAAATACATGGCATTAAAAGGTCATGCGGAAAATTTATATTTTCAAGACAAATATTCTTTAGATAAAAGATACGGACTAGATAGAAATGTAATGCACGGTTATATTGAGGATTTTAATAAATCTGATTATATTAGTTGTTTACCCGCATTAGCAGATGCAGAATTTTATGTTAAGAAACTTGCAAGTTTAGATTTTCGATTTATAGCAATCACAAGTTTCGGCGACGACAAGGATGCATATGCTAAACGTCTATGCAATTTAAAAAATATATTCGGCGATGTATTTGATGAATTAATATGTTTGCCAGTAGGGCGTGACAAATATGAGGCACTAGATCGTTGGTATAACAGGGAGTTGTTTTGGATCGAAGATAAATTCTCTAATGCACTAATAGGTCATGCTGCCGGGCTAAATGCAGTATTAATTGATTCAGATCATAATAGAGATTTAATTACATCGCGCTTCCCAAGGGTGTCTTCTAAAACACCCTGGAAAGAGATATACGATTTAATTATTGCTGATTATTTTTAATCTTCGCCGTAAATTGTTAGTATTTTTGTTACAATCGGATCACGTTCTACGTGTGCTTTTGTAAAGTAGCACACTGCGATCTCTCGATAGCTTCGTCCTTCTATGCGGCCCAAGAAATCCTCTAAACCGTTCACACCCCTTCTGTCAGTCTGTCTCATATCGCCAGTAACAAACACTCTACTATTGCTACCCATTCTAGTTAATAAAACTTTAAGTTGCTCAACGGTGGAGTTCTGGCATTCGTCTGCTATGATTGCACAGTTGTGGAAAGTTCTTCCTCGCAAAAATGCAAAAGGGCATATTTCTATATATTTGTCATATACCATACGCTGTATTTCAGCCGTAGACCAATACTCTTCGAAAACATCAAATATAGGTTTAGTCCATGGTTCTAATTTTGCATTTATATCTCCCGGTAAGAAACCAAATTTCTCATCGTCAACCGTAACTGTTGGTCTAGTTATTACGATTTTGTCGATGTTACCTTCTTTAAAGTCTTTAATTGCTTGCAAAACAGCTAACATAGTTTTACCTGTGCCAGCAGATCCAACTGCAAATATGATTCTTTTTTGTGGATTAGATAGGTAAGTGAAATATTCTTCTTGAGCTACGTTTTTGGGGATTATTTGGACTTTTGTTTTCTTACTGCGGTATGCACCGCCGCTTTCGTTTTTAACATCTTCTACTATATCTTTGAAAGTTTTCTTTCCGCTTTTTTTATGCACAGTAAGGACTCCTAAAATTACGTACAATAGTATTTAGCAAAAGTTAACCTAATTTAAAACATATGTGCAAATTTTTTAAATTGTCTAAAATTTGATAAATAATAGAAAAGACGAGTTATACAGATGCCAATTGAACAAGATAGTGTAAAGGATATATTAGTTAGGGTATCAAACGATGTTACTGCTATGGATCTTTTGCTCGAATTTGAACGTTCCCTTGAGAACGCATGTATCTATGCCTATGAAAATTGGGAATACGGCGAAATAGTTGCTGGCCCAGAAATAAGCCGTTATTGGATAACAGTAACATTGATGTTCCCGGAAACATTGAAACCAGACCTTAATGCGCTAAAAAGACTAGAAAAGTACGGATGCATAATCGATTTAAAAACAGACATTTTTAAATATCCTATGCGAGTTAAAGGACCACAGTCATATCGTGACACTAAATCTAAAAAGACAAGATTAGTAGATGTTAATGTGCAATTGATAAAAATAGATATGCCAAGAAGGTATATAGATGAGCGTATAACTGATCGACTATCTTCTAATACTACAACAGTTGACACAAGCGAACTAGATAGTGCATATACATCGCAAATGCCAACGGATAACGGTTAATGTTTTACGATTTGTATTTAATTAAAGACTATATTAATTTGTTATATCAAAACAACGAAGGTTGTAAATGTGTGGAGTTAGATAACAGGAATATGAATTTAAAAAACGTGAAGCTTCATAAAGGTGTAGACCAAGTAGTTAGGTTCAAAGTATTTGATACTGATAGAAGGGTAGTGTCGATAGACCCTATGCGAGTCATTGCAACTCTAATAGACAATAATAGTAGAGAACGTGTATTAGTAAAAGAGGCGTATTGTACCTCTACTAAAGGCGTAATAGAGCTACAAGTAACTGAGGGCGACTTAATGAACATATCAACAGGTTACTATACTATGTCGATTGTTGCGCAAGAATATTCTATTCCAGAAGTAGAACAATACACTGTGTCGACACCTTTTTACACGAATGCAGCAGGCGATATTAATTTAAATGTTGAAGTATTTGATAGCGTTGATAAAACACCGGTGCCAACGATTGAAATAGCAGATAGTAATTGGAACCTAATAATCGAAGGTGTAGATAACCATGCAGTATATTACACTGGGCCGTACATGGCTAATTTGTTAAAAAATTATACATCGGGACTGCACACTATAGCATTGCAAACAAACGACTATAGTGGCAAATTTGAAGTATTAGGTTCGTTAGAAAGCACACCGTCTTTAAATGCAGTTGATTATTTTGCGGTTAATTTTGCAAACGGTGAAGATAATGTAGTGTTCGACCATTACACTGGAATAGTATCGTATACGTTTAATGCTAACATAATGTGGTTAATGTTTAAACATACACCCGATGCACTATTATTACCCGAAGACCAAGGAAATATCGCAAAAGTACAGTTGAGATCATGATATGTTAAAAAGATTTGATTTAAAAAATACAGTTCTCCCAAAAATATCGATTGACGAGTTCGAACCAAAGACCGGGAAAGTAGAAGAAGTTATAGTTGTTGCATTTTACACAATTGATCAAGACCCTGCCAATGATTTGTCTGAATTTTTAGATAAGTCGTTTTTGCCAATATTAGATGTAGAACCAAGCCCAAACCCAAATGATAAAGGTGAATTCTTAGTATTTGTTGAATTTAGGAGAAATACTAATTTTAATAATGTTTTTGAATCGTTGATTGCAGAGGTTGAAAATTTAACAAACGAGATGCGTTGGAAAGTAATGCCATATTTAGCCAAGCACACATATGATTTTAAATCGGGAGAATGGGCTAGATTTGTTATTGTTGAACCTTCTAAATATGTAAGTAGGAAGGAATTCTTACTGGGAATGAGAGACGGTATTAATATACAAGCTAAAGATTTTTTTAAAAACGAAGAAATTAAGGTAGACGAGAATAAAAGCAGCATATCGCTTACCCGCGGCAATCGTACTATTGTATTAGAAAAATACTACTATGAAAAAGAATCAATATTATCCGAAGACGAAAAGTTCACATCTACTCCTATGATATTTGAAGGTAACTACGATGTGTCTGTACTTAGTGGCTTACTAGGCCCGAACTGGCTAGTTATACAGCACGGTCAAAATTTAATCATTAAAGAAAACAACAACGATATTATACTTTACGCAACCTTTCAATAATGGACTTATATTCAATACTCGGGTTAGCATACCCATCTTCTGAAAATGAAATAAAAATATCATATAGGAAACTTGTAAACAGGTATCACCCTGACAAAAAAAATGGAAATGAAGAAAAATTTAAAGAAATACAAAATGCGTATGATACTCTTAGTAATAGAGTTAAGAAAGAAAAATACGATAATGTCACATATAAAACTAGCAAGTATACTAATTATGGCAATTTCGGGTATAGCAGTGGAAAATATTATAACACGGATTATGATTATCGACTCGCAATAACACTTGAAGATGCATTTGTTGGGTCTACGTTCGACACAGGGCAAGGACTATTAAAAATTAAAAAAGGTGCAAAAACAGGAGATAGGTATTCTCTTGGAAAGTTCACTGTAGAAATAATAGTCGAAGATCATACTCTGTTTAGTAGGACTAATAATGATTTATTAGTTAAAATAGACATAGATTATATTAGTGCAATATTTGGTAAAAAACATACATTAATGATGTTAGATGGGAAATATATTGACGTAACTATACCAGAAATGGTATCTTATGATCAAGTAATAGTGTTAGAAAATAAAGGTATGTTTTGCGAAGACAAAAACAAATACGGAGACCTGTTTATTCAACTTAAATTGGTTCCTCCTACATACTTGACAAACCGACATAAGAGTGCTATATTGTCTGTACTTAATCAGTAGGAGTGTGTTATGTCTTCAGATAAAGAGCGTGTATCCAAGGTACTTGAAAAAGCAGTAGGTACAGCAAAAGCAAACAATCACGAATATCTAACAGTCGATCATATCGCTGTTGCTCTTTTATGCGACACAGGGATTATAGATTTAATTAATGAAATTGGTGTAAACCCAAGTCAAGTTGAAAAAGATTTAATCGGATACATTTCTACTTACGAAAGAATGATACGTCCAACTGATCCAAAAAGAACAAATGCACTTGAAAATCTACTTCGGATGTCAAAAGTATATGCGTCCATATCTGGCAAAGATATGTCGCCAGAGACACTTCTAATTTGTATTTTAGGAGAACCAAGTGTTGCTAATTCAGGTGCATGCTACGTTTTTGACAAGCATGGTATCGTAAAAGACGAAGTAGTCGAAATACTGAAAAAGAAAACAGTAGGCAGCGAAGAAGGCACGTTACTCGACCAATTTTGCCGAAACTTAAACGAAGATGCACAAAACGATCTTGTCGATCCAGTTATTGGGCGAGAAAAAGAAGTCCAGGACACTATTGAGATTCTTGCAAAACGTAAGAAAAATAACGTAGTGTACGTCGGTGCGCCAGGTACGGGTAAATCTGCACTTGCTGAAGGTCTTGCAAAAAAGATCATTAATAAGGAAGTGCCCGCTGCAATACAAGAAAAAGTAGTGTACAGTTTAGATGTTCCTGCAATGTTAGCCGGGACAAAATATCGCGGCGAATTCGAAGAAAGATTTAAAGGTGTCCTTAAGGAAATTAAAAAGAAAGGAAACGTAATCCTGTTCATTGACGAAATACACATGATTATGGGTGCAGGTTCGTCATCTGGCCAGCCAATGGATGCAGCAAATATGCTGAAACCGATGTTAGCTAAAGGCGAACTGTGTTGTGTAGGTGCTACTACATATGACGAATATTCTTCGCATATGGAGAAAGACAAAGCACTTATGCGTAGATTTCAAAAAATCGACGTTGAACCAACATCAGTCGAAGATACTAAGAAAATACTGCATTCCGTAAAAGGTTACTATGAGAATTTCCATAAAGTAACATACGAAGAAGGTGCTCTTGATTTAGCTGTTGAATTAGCAGACAAGTACATTAAAGGTAAGTTCTTCCCAGACAAAGCATTTGACGTTATCGATTCTGCAGGCGCTAAAGCAAAACTTGAAGAGAACCCAATTGTGGATTCTAAGTTAATAATGGAGAGGGTATCTAAGATTAGTCGTGTACCTATGTCAATGATCGACGTAGATGAAAGTTCGTCGCTTGAAAACCTTGACGTGAGATTGAAGGCTAAAGTTTTTGGCCAAGAAAAAGCAATAGACGAAATGGTTTCTGCAATTGCAATTTCAAAAGCAGGTTTGCGAGATAAAAACAAACCGATTGGTTCTTACTTGTGCGTTGGATCAACAGGCACAGGCAAAACTTTTCTTGCTAAACAGTTAGCAGAGATGCTTGGTTCCAAGCTTGTACGCTTTGATATGTCTGAGTATCAAGAAAAGCATAGTGTTTCTAAATTGATTGGTGCACCCCCAGGGTACGTAGGTTACGGTGTCGGCGAAGCAGGTTCTGGCCAGCTTATTGCAGAAATTGAAAAAAATCCTAACTGTGTACTGTTGTTAGACGAAGTAGAAAAAGCTGCACCGGAAGTAATGACAGTATTGCTTCAAGTAATGGACGATGGTCGTCTAACGTCTAATACTGGTAAGGTTGTAGATTTTAGTAATGTTATATTAATCATGACGAGCAACTTAGGTGCACGTGATGCTGAAAAAAATAGCATTGGCTTTATGAAAGAAGCCGGTAACCCGACTGCTTCAGACGATGCAATTAAAACTTTCTTTGCACCTGAGTTTAGAAACAGACTTGACGGTGTAATTAAGTTTAATAAGCTAACACATAACGAGATTGACATGATTGTTAATCGGACTGTTAAAGAGCTTGAATTGCTAGTCCAAGAAAAGAATATTAAAATTAACGTGTCGATTACTGCACGTAAGTGGCTTGCCGAAAAAGGATTTGATGCAGAATTTGGTGCAAGACCTCTTGCACGTATTATTCAGGAAAATATTAAAAAGCCACTTAGTAAAGAAATGCTGTATGGCAATCTCAGAAACGGCGGCAATACTATTATTGATGTTGAAGATGATCAAATAGTATTGCGTTCTACTAAAATCGAAGTTAAGTCGGAAGTAATCTAATGGCACACCATAATAGTGTTGAACTATTATCGGATTTGCAGATAAATGATACTTTATTTTATAGAGGGGATAAAGTATCAATTTATCGCATAACAGACGATAACGGAATACTATTGTCTAATGGTGTGTGGGTTTGCAGGTCCGATTTATACGAAGTTGTGCCTTCGATTAATTCTGTATCTAACGATGCAAAGATTCGATTCATGGAAAAGTATGTTGCTTCGTACTTGGCTGCAGAAATGGCAAACTATCCAAAACACCGTGACCCACATGTTTTTGCTGAAAATAACCAGCCGGTTGAAGATGCAGAATGTTGTGCAGAAATGGCGTGGGATTTATTAAACAAACATTGCTCAAAAAGAGATTATTTTAAATAGGCAAAGAACATGACTAAAAAACTAGAAACATTAGAGGAATTTAACAAAAGAAAAATGCAAACACATTTGCATATTAAGAACGGAGGAAGCATCGGTAACGGTATTGCATGCCCTTGCTGTGGCAATGAGCTTTGTGACAGTAATCACACTACTATCTTAACTAGTTACCCTCCGCAAATTAGAGTCGAGTGTAAGCATTGCAATCATAAAGGGACAAGAGTTCTTTAAAGTTTTGATAAATATACAAAACAAGGAATAGTTTCATGGCAATCCAAAGAACAGTAGTAATGATGACTAACACTTCTGGGCAGTACACTGTAACCGGAGATAAATATCGCGCCGATAGTTGGTGGGGATATACTGACGGTCTGCATACGATACAAGTTAAGTATAGTAACCTTGACGGTTCTTTTGGTGTTGACGGTACACTATCTTTGTCGCCAAGTGAAAACGATTGGTTTCCTATACCACTTAGCGATTCGGCTGACACTATTTTGTTTGATGTAGAATCTGGTACAAAAGCATATACTTTTACGGGCAATTATACTTATTTAAGGGCAAAATTAATTAGACCTGAAGTGGTAACATTACCTACTCAAATGGAAATAGAAGCAATGGGTTCAATTGATAAAGTAATATTGGCAATGTAACTTATTTCTACCTTACGATGTAAGGTTTATATTCTACCCCGCAGTTGCGGGGTTTTTAATGACTAAAATTTGATAAATATAAGAAAGACTGCCTGCAGGAAAAATATGGCCACATTTTTAAGTTTAGATGATACCTCGAACACCCCCATACCAAATGGTTATCTACGTTGGAACAGTGCAGGCGATAACATTTTATATGAAACGTCTGTATCTGCTTTAAACGTAACAGGGTTAGCCACTGTTGCTACTAGCGGGGATATAGGGGATTTAGCTAACGTTGATGTTACAGGCGTAGTAGATAACTATATTTTGACATATAATGCAACTACTAGTAAATGGGAAGCAAAAGTCAACGATGGTGGCATGCTATCTTCTTTTTCATTATCTGATATAAGTGATGTCATTATATCAACACCTATTGCAGGTAAAATTCTATATTTTGACGGTACGGACTGGGTAGACCATAGATTGAATTATGCAACTGATATAGACGGTATACCATCAAACAATACATATTCTTTTATTGGTTTAAGTGACACAAATAATGCATCAGTTGGAAACGGTTATTTAAAATGGTCAAGTGGCGGCACTGCTATAGAATATGTAACTTCTATACCTTCTAGTGCAATAACTGGTTTGGCAGATGTGGCAACTTCAGGTGATTATGTCGATCTAATTAACCCACCTACTATTTACACACAATTAAATGATTTGGAAGATGTGGATGTTTTGTCGTTAGCCGACCAAGATGTTTTACTCTGGAATGCAACTTCTAGCAAATGGACATCGCAATCATGGACTACTAGCTCGCCTACTTCTTTTATATCTTTAACAGATACAGTTAATACAATTGTGCCAGACGGGTATTTACGTTGGAATAGTGTAGGTTCTGCAATAGTGTACCAAACAGCAATAGCTTCGTCGGACATTACCGGTTTAGCAGATGTTGCAACTTCAGGTGATTACACTGATTTAATTAATAAGCCCGATTATACATTTGCTACGTTAGGTGACACCGCAGGTGCAGGTACTGCAGATTATTTCTTAAGATGGGACGGGTTAGGACTTCAAGTAGCTTACCAACAATATATTGATGCAACAACTGATATTTCTAATTTAGCAGATGTTGCAACTTCAGGTGATTACACTGATTTAATTAATAAGCCTGCTAATACTTTATTAGGTTTAAGCGATACATCTAATAGCTCTCCTGCAGACGGTGCATATGTTATGTGGTCTACTGGGTCGGGCGAATTTGTCTACACAACCGGCATTACTGTTGATGTGTTAGACGTTACGTCACTACAACAAGTTGCAATAGATGGCTGGTTAGATAGTTTAAACGATGTAGTTATTGATTCGCCCTTTGATAAGCAAATACTGCAATACGACGGTACGGACTGGGTAAACACATATCTTGATAATTCTAGAACGTGGACTGTTGTGTCTGCATCTTTTTCTGCAACAAAAAATAGGTCATATATTGTAGATACTTCCTCAGCTGTAGTAACTATAACTTTACCAAGTTCGCCTGTTGCAAATGATTATATACGTATAGCAGATTATGCTGGTACTTTTGAATTGCACTCGTGCATCATTGCAAACAACTCAGATAAGATTCTAGGCGAAGTAAAAGATTATATATTAGCAACTAATAATGCCTGTGTTGAATTAACCTATGTTGACTCAACATACGGATGGAGAATAACATCTGGAAACGGCGAAAAATATAATTGGCAGGAAATTAGCGGTGATTACACTGCAGATCCAAACGAGGGTTTATTGTTAGATACTACAGTTGACGGACCTATAACAATAACGTTGCCGCCTATTACAATTACTAGACTATACGATACAGTTAAGATTGTAGACTTAGTCGGAAATTTTAACGTAAACTCTTGTATTGTTGCACGTAACCTTTCGGACGCATCGCCTGCTAAAATAATGGGAGATACAGACAACTTAGTAGTTACAGCAAAAAATATATCGCTTGAATTAACGTATGTTGGCGGAACAACAGGTTGGGTAATTACAGACGGTCTTGCTGAAATAGAATTTGAAAATACTGACATTTTAGTAGATACTACTCTATATGTCGACATTTCGGGCGACGATGTTTTAGGAACAGGTACAATCTTAGCACCATATGCAACCCTTGCGGGTGCATTAAGTGCAGTAGATAAAAGATACATTGCAAACGATGTATTTTTAACTATAGATGTTGGTGCTGCAAACTACGGTGCTAACGTACCGACAATAATATCTCACCCGCAAGGAGATCGTATTAAAATAGAAGGCGCAGCACCGACTGTAACTGCTAACATAACAAGTGTAAACGGAACTCCAACATCAACTTCTTTCTCGATTAACGTGTCTAGTGTTGCAGGTATATCCACTGGCCAATTTGTTAAAATTAAAAATACCTCGGGAACAGGATACCATACTTTAATACGCGGTATATATTCTATTATCGATACTGGTCCAACATATATAACTGTTGATTTAAATTACCAAGGAGAAGTTTCTGATTTAGAAGGTATTGTATTAACTGGCGGAGATATTGAAATACAAAAAACCATATTAACATACGGCGGAGTATCTGGTATTGTATTAAACGGCAGTAAAATTAATTCAATTAATAATATTACAATTGTGGGCGATAATACAGTAAATACATATGGTGTTTTGTGCGGACAAGACGACAACGACATGGGAAGTACATCTAACACTGGAGGGTCTATATCCTTTGGTTCAAACGTAAACATATATTTGTTTGGCGGCAGTGCAGTTTATTGTTCGTATAATAGTTTTGTTTCGGCTAGCTATGCTTACATGACTAGAAACAAAAACGGATTGTATGCATCTTACAACGGTGTAATCCGTTCGGCAGAATCTATAATTACTAATACACCCGAAGTTGCAGCAAAAGCATCATATGGCGGCGTAATAGATTTAAAAGATGAAGAAATTTATGGAACTGGCAAACAAGCATTTAAAGCAGTTAATCGAGGAACTATAAAGTCAGATTCAACTGGAGTAACAGACAGGAACGATTTAACAAGTTCTGGCCAGATTGTATATGCATCGGGTATGTCGGCTATATTTATGGCGGATTTTTCCGGCAGCGGAGTATCTTATAGTCCAACATATAATAGTGTTGGCAATGGCAATTCTTTTATTGGCGCAATCTAAAAAATATTTAAAAAGTATTGTTTCTATGTGATTTTTCCTTTATTATTACTGAATAAAATAATAAGGGAAAACATATGGAAAATCCTAATTCAAAAACCTATTCCTCTGAAGATGTACGTCGACTAAAAGAGATAGTTAACGAAGGTATGGCTGTTCTCCAAGAAATCGAAACCTTAAACGAAGGTTTAAGAGAAACAGTTAAATCAGTAGCAGAAGAAGTCGGAATTAAACCTGCACAATTATCAAAAGCAATTCGCATTGCACACAAAGCTTCACTTGGCGACGAAAGAGAAAAATTCGACCAAATTGAAGAAATTTTAGAAATCGTAGGTAAAGCTGTATGAACAAGCTTAATTATAAAAATGATCTAACAACTAAGTTTTTAGATGAAACAGGTACAGTGTTAAAAGAGGGATCGTCAGTGTACGATTTGCTCTTAGCATCAGATGTTCCGTCTTCTATAAAAAACGAATTGCTTTGTTTTTTATCTGGTGTAGAATCTGCAATAATTGGAATGGTAACTACTGATCACTATGCTACTGTTGCAGCGATCAGTAATAATTCTGATCGATTTCAAAAAGGTAGTAATAAAGTAGTAGAAATATTTCAAGAATATTGTGCATATATTCCAGTGGAAAATTATATTACTATTACCGGAAAAGAATTCAACGGAAGTAAAATGAATGGCGGTTTAGATACTTATACAGGTGACGAATGAGCAAAGATTTAATTCTTAAAAGTACAAAAGCATTTCACAAATTACCCGTTGCACATATGCAATGGTTTGATACTGATGCAAGCGGAGAACCATGTACAGGGCCTTGTGCAAAATGGCACGGTTATGACCGATCTGTTATTTTTGAATTCTGCGGTACACCTGACGAACACGGTTGGATTGTTCCTTTTGGTAATCTGAAAGATGTTAGAAAATTCGTCGAATATTATTTTGATCATACTGCTGTTGCACCTGCTGATGACCCACGTATGAAAGACATTTTAGAAGCAGATGCAAAAGGCTTGGTAGATTTACGTGTTCTACCTTACGGCGTTTCGATGGAAATGAGTTCATTGTTTATATGGGAACAAGTAAACCCATATATCCAAAAAGTTACAAACGGCAGATGCTGGGTATCTAGAGTTGAATGTCGGGAACACGATTCTAATAGTGCATTCTTAGAAATACCAGAACATTTAGGCAGAAAAAAGATTGTATTAAACGAAAGCGAAATGTTACAAATGCGCAAAATATGGCCAGTTTGCTCGCCCGCAGACGTACTACACAAATACAGTGTAATATCTTTATTCCCGGATAAAAAATTATGATGCTTCTGGAAATATTCGAAGCAACAGGTACTTTCTTTGGTATATTAGGTTGTATTATTTTAAATATTTTATCTGCAAATCCGCCTATTTTGTTAATAAACAGTTTGTATATTATTAGTTCTATATTGCTTGCATATACTTCTTATAAGAGAAATGCAAAATCAATTATGTGGTTGATGATATTCTACGGTGTAATGGGCATGTACGGCATACATAACCTTGGAGGTTAATATGGATAATTTTTATATTGCAAGAGAACAACAAAAAACAATATTTCATAATTTGAAAACACTTTATGTGAAAGGTGTTGATTTCGATCCAAACGAAATTAGAAGTTTAGCACATGTTAATAATTGTGAGCACGTATATTTAGGTGCAGATCGTTCTCTTGCAACTTCCGAATATATGCATTATTTCCAATTTCTAGAAGATACTATCGAGTATTTAATCAGAAACAAAAATTGTGTCTCCCTTGAGATTCCGCATAAATACTATGCAAAATTTTTAGAAAACTCAAAACACACTGATAATGATTTTTTCAACTTAGTATTAACTGTTGAAGTTAACGATATACCTAGAACTAAAAATGTAACATTTGGAATTGTAGCAGGCAACAATGTTGTTCATTCTGTATCTTTCCAAGAAGGAAAAAATATATGAAACGGGATTACACTACTGGCGAAAAACAAGATATTATATTTTTCGTCGGAAAGGAAATCGAACCTTCCTCTTTTTATATGATGCAGACATTGTTTGTAGTTGGGTTACAGTCTACAGATAAAATAGTAGAACTGGCTAAATTACATAATTGCGAACATGTATATCTAGGTGCAAATAAATCTAATATTTTACAATTACTAAATACTGGTCTCTTAGATACTGCTATTAAGGATTTAGAAGAACAAGTTGGCAAATTAATAGATAATAATCTAAAAGTGACAATTGATACATCTCATAGTAATTATGGAACATTTTTAAATTATTTTAAATATATTGATTCTGAGAACTTTAATTTAATGTTATCAGTTGAAATGCCAAATATTAAGAAATTTAAAAATGTATCTGTTAAAATAGATGACACCGGATTCAAAGAAACAAACGACAATATAGTAGTTTATAGTTTTAAAGATGGCATTCAAAAAATGTCAAAAGTAGTAAGCTGGGACGAATACAGTCAGGATTTAATTATAAAGGAATAACATGTACATTGATGCACTATATGATAGAGAAAAAGAAATAATAAAAGTAGTAGAAAGAGTTAACGGAAAAAGAAATTATATAAATTACCCAGTAGATCATCATTTCTATGTAGACGATCCTAGAGGAACACACAGGACAATATACAATACGCCCGTTGCAAAAATAACACCGAAAACTGCAATGGAAAAAAATAAATTAATAAAAATGAATAACGGCAAAACTTGGGAATCAGACATTAACCCAGTTTTACGTTGCCTAGAACAAAATTATAAAGATTCGCCTTTACCTAATCCCCAAGTTGCATTTTTCGACATAGAAGTTGACTTTGACCCTGTAATAGGGTATTCGTCTGCACAAGAAGCAGCTAATCCTATCACGGCAATTGCAGTTCATTTGCAATGGCTAAATCAAACTGTGTGTTTAGCTATACCTCCTAAGACAATCACAATGGAAGAAGCAGAAGAAGCAGCTAAACGTGTGGGCAATGTTCTTCTGTTTGAATGCGAAGGAGAATTACTGCAAACGTTTCTAACGTTGATTGAAGATGCAGATATTTTAAGTGGGTGGAACAGCGACTTTTTCGATATAGTTTACACAACAAATAGAATAATTAGATTGTACGACGAAAACGAAACCAGAAAACTTTGTCTGTGGAATTTAAAACCTAAAAAGAAAGAAATTGAACGCGGCGGAGAAGTAACAATATCGTATGAGTTGTTAGGCCGTATTCATTTAGATTACATGGATTTATATAAAAAATATAGATTAGAAGAAAGACAAAGCTATTCACTCGATAACATATCGTCTATTGAATTAGGAGATAGCAAAGTACCATATGAAGGTACACTTGATCATTTATATAAATATGACTTTGAAAAGTTTTTAAGATATAACATACAAGATACAGAGCTTTTAGGAAGATTAGACGACAAGTTAAGATATATATCTCTTGCAAATTCTGTTGCACATACCGCACCTGTTAGAATACAAGATACTATGGGCACAGTAACAACAACTGAAACATCCATTGTTGTACAAGCACATGCCGAAGGATTAATCGTGCCGGATAAAAAACGTGGCGAGCACGGTAAAAAAGCTGCAGGCGGGTGGGTATCAGAACCCAAAACAGGTCTTAAAAAGTGGATAGGGGTATCAGATATAAATTCTCTGTATCCGTCTACTATACGTGCATTAAATATGTCACCTGAAACGATAATCGGTCAAATCAGAACAGACGAAACAGATAGTGCAATTGAAAATTTTATAGCTGCATCTAAGAAGAATTCGTTTGCACTATGGTGGAACGATAGATTCTCAACATTAGAAATGGAAAATTATTTTTCAGATAACATTTCTAACAAACTAATACTAGATATGGAAGACGGTAAATCTTATACGGTTACGGGTGCAGATTTAAGAGCATTAATATTAGAATCTGGTAAACCTTGGGCAATATCTGCAAATGGTACAATATTTAGTTTTGAGAAAGAAGGTATTATCCCTAAACTTTTAGCTACGTGGTATTTCGGAAGAAAGATCATGCAAGCATACGAGGGCGGGTACGAATATCTAATTGACACAAACGGAATAGAACTTCCATCTAATTTAAAAGGTAAAATATCTAAATTGGATATCCCTTGTACTGCAGATGGCAAAAATGAAAAAACATGTTTCGATAAAAAACAGTTAGAAACTTTATTTAACGATGTTGTGGCGACAACTGAATATTTAAAGTTACACGGTTTAACTGTAGTAAACGATAAGATTGTTGCGATTGATCAGAAATTAAATCGAGAATACATAGGGTACTGGAATCAACAGCAACAAACGCGGAAAATTTTGTTAAATGCTTTATATGGTGGTTTGTTGAACGAGCACCACCGATTCTACGATCAACGATTAGGCCAAAGCACTACGTTAACAGGTAGATGTATTACTAGGCATATGGTTTCTAAAACAAACGAATTAATCACAGGCGAATACGACCATTATGGTAGTGCAGCAATATATTCGGATACGGATTCAAGTTTCTTTACTGCATACGAACAGTTAAAACCGCAAATCGAAAGCGGAGAAATAGAATGGACAAAAGAATCCGTTATTAAACTGTATGACGAAATTGCAAACCTTGCATGTGATTCTTTCCCTGCGTTTTTAAATAGTACATTTAATGTACCTTTGGAAAAAGGCGCAATTATAAAATCATCTAGGGAGGTTGTTGCTACAACCGGTATATTCATTAAGAAGAAAAGATATGCTCTTATGGTGTATGACAAGGAAGGAAAACGTCAAGACGTTAAAGGTTTACCCGGTAAACACAAAGTAACTGGTTTAGATTTAAAGCGTTCTGACACGCCTAAACGTGTACAAGCATTCTTGTCGGGCATATTAAACGATGTGCTTACAGACGTAGCACAGGACGATATAATAGCCAAAATAAGAGACTTCAAGGAAGAATATTATAATTTAGATCCTTGGTTGATGGGTGTGCCAAAATCTGTAAACGGGTTATCATCGTACAAACTTAAATTAGAAGCATATATGGCCGATAAGATGAAATATAGTAACGTTGCAAAACCAACTATACCGGGCCATGTAAACGGTTCTTTGAATTGGAACCATATGGTTGAAATCAACAACGATCGACATACGACTAAGGTATTAAACGGTTCAAAGATTGTAGTTTGCCAACTTAAAGAAACCGACACAAATAAAATGTCAAGTATTGCATATCCGACAGATGAAAAACACTTGCCTGATTGGTTTACAAGTTTACCCTTCGATAAAGATATAATGCTTGAATCTGTAGTCGATGGCAAAATACAAAATTTACTCGGTGTATTAAAATGGGATCTGTCAAGGACAGATAAAAAAGCAGTATTGAGAGAAAGTTTATTTGATTTTTCAAAGATAAACGTTTGAAAACTATAATTTATTAGTATATAATTATCTACATAAAAATAAGGAGTTACAAGGTGTTATACGACAATTTAAAAGATATTTTAAAGCACACAAGGGGATTCTTCGAATCTGTAAAAATTAGTAATGTTGAAGGTTCTACTTTAGTAGAAGCTATCAACGAAAAGAAAACAGTAGTGTTGAGTTCAAAGCTTGTTAATACAATTACTGAAATCGAAGGCTGCATCGGTTTTACAAGAATGGATATTATTAATGGCTTATTAAACTTTCCTGCTTTTACAGAAAAGACAGCTAAGATTGAATTTGTAAAAGAAGAAAAAGGCGGCGAAACTGTAATGTCGGAAATTAATTTCGACTCAGGTGTAGGTCATAATGCAGTATATCGTTTCATGCCAAATAAAATTGCAGAAAGACAAATTCAAGTGCCGCCATTTAAAGGTGTTACATGGGATGTTATTGTTGAGCCGACTAAAAAGAACTTATCAGATTTGTCATATTTTTATGGAATCTTAGGTGCGATCGAAAGTGATTTTGCCGTAAGTGCAAAAAATGGCAAATTAGATTTTAAAATTGGAGGCTTAGGTGCAGATAGATCAGTTGTGCCTATTGCAACCGGTATCACTGGTTCTTTGAGCTCCGAATGGTCGTGGCCGTTTAAAGATGTAATTGATATTTTAAAACTTGGCGAAACATCAAGTAGCAAACTGTATATTTCAAATCAGGGTGCTTTGAAAATCGAAATCAATTCCGGTTTAGGTGTATACGAATATATTTTACCTGCATCGTCTAGGAAGTAAGATGAGAGATCTGAGCGGACTAAATCAAAAGAATGATTGGGCAACTTTTTTGCCTGCCATTTCAAGTTTCTATACTTCTACACTTGGTAGACAAAAAATAAATAGCAATTATCATGCACAAAGTAGAATACCTTCTGGTTTTGAGAACGGGTTAGAAGGTATGAATTTCTTCAACGAAGACAAAGGATACTTTTATTACGATTCCGCTCTGTATTCTGCAGGACATGCTGTATTAGACTTAAATAAAAATCAAGATTTAGATTATATGATTTATAGTAGGTCTAAAGGAAAAACTGCATTAGTAGGCGATTCCGGTGGGTTCCAAATAGGTAAAGGTGTAATTAAGTTCGATTGGGAAAACTTCTTCGAAAAGAAAGGCGATGCAAATTACAAAGGCAAAGCAGATCAGACGCGCCTTAGTATTCTTAGATGGCTCGAAGCTACAGCAGATTGGTCAATGACGCTCGATGTTCCTGGTTGGGCATGCGAAGGTAAGAATAGGGAAATGACAGGTTTAAACTCATTTGACGAATGTATGAAAGCTACAATACACAACAATGAGTTTTTCGAAAACAATCGTGTGCCTGGCAAAACTAAATTTTTAAATGTTTTGCAAGGTTCAAATGACGAAAATGCAGACATCTGGTACGAGGCTGTAAAAAATCATAATTTTGAAGGCTGGGCACTTGGTGGCGCGCATACTACTGATTTAGCTTTTGCACTCCGCAGAATTATTATTATGCGCGACGAAGGCATGTTCGAAGGTAAAGATTGGCTGCACACATTAGGGACAAGTAAGTTAGACTGGGCATGTGGGTTAACTTCAATTCAACGACAAATTAAAAAGATTAATCCAAATTTTAGATTAAGTTTTGATTGTGCTTCTCCTTTTATCGCAACGGCAAAAGGGTTAATTTATTACATGAATTCTTTTGAAAATAAAAGATTTAGTTATTTAATGTGCCCTTTTGTAGATGATAAATCTTTCAAAGGTTCGATTACACCTCTGCCTTTTGATAGTGAAATTGCAAAACGTTTAAATATGGGCGACATTTGCACGTATGGCCCAACTGATACTAATAGATTAGGAAAAGTAGGAAAGAGTAGTTGGGATACACTATCTTATGCAATGATGATGTCGCACAATACATATATGCATATTAGAGCTGTTCAAAATGCCAATGCATTAATGGACATTGAATCTAAAAAATTAGGCGTCGATTATCGCGACTGGAAAAGAACTAAAAGAAACGACAAGTCAGGCGAGATTTCAGAATTTGTCCCACAGAAAGTTTTATACTTTAATTCTTTTGTTGAAGAACTTTTTGCATCCGATAAGCCCATGTCAATGTTAAACGATGCTAAACTTTTGTTAAAAGAATTTAGTAGCGATAAACGATCCACAAATCAGATTTTCGGAAATTTGTTTTCCGAAGAAGCAACTGGCATAATTGAAGATTCTGGTTTTGACGAAAACGACACTGCATTAGATGATATGGAACGAGATATTATTAATGGGTGAGTTAATATTAGATACGTTAGATGCTATAATAGACATGCAGCAACAATTAATTTATGCTGCAAAATTATCTGGTGCAGATTTTGATTTTATTAAAGCATTAGAAGAAGGCTTGTTATTATACTTAGAGGCAAGAGATCAAAAATGAACATAGCATTAGATTTCGACGATACCATTACTGCAGATCCTATATTCTGGGCCCAATTTATAGAGCTCTCAAAAAAGCACGGTCATGAAATTACAGTAGTAACTATCAGATTTGATAACAAAACATTAAATCGGGAAATGATAAATTTCTGTTGTGACAACGATGTTCAGTACCTATGTACAGCAGGTAAACAGAAATCGCATTGTTTTAAAGCAGATATTTGGATAGACGATATGCCACTTACAATACCAAGTTATAGTGCGTTAAAAAGTATGTCTATTGGTTGCGAAAATAACGGCGACACCGAAGCTAAATAAATGTCTACTCCTTTTCATTATAATTTGCCAGATTCTGCTTTTTGGTATTTTCATTCAGGTGACCCTAATACAAAATTACAGAAGAAATACGCATATTTTCCTAAGAAGTTATCGTGTGGCAACTGGGTAATATTCGAAGTGTTTTATTTTTTAAAGAATATATATTATTTCAGTGATAAAGTTACAGGAGTAGAATGCAATATAACATTATCAGAAAAAGAGATGATGATGTTGCGGCTGCAAGGGTATAAGAATCAAGCAGTAGTGCATTGTTGCAATGATGCAGATTTAGATATTAATCGTGCATTTAATATTAAATCAAACTACATATTAACTAGATATATAGGGGAATAATATGACACGTATTAATGTTGTACCGGTTGAAACGTTGCATAATAAACATCTTGTTGCAGAATACAGGGAATTACCCAGAATATTTACGTCTGTTAAGAAGGATTTATTAAAAGGTAAAAGCCATGTTATTCCTGATAGATATGTTCTAGGTAAAGGACATATGAAGTTTTTCTATAACAAATTGTCATACCTGTCTAAGAGACAAGAATCTCTAATAAACGAAATGAAACGTAGAGGCTACAATCCGAATTTTACAGATGTGAGTTCTTTACTTTGCGGTATACCCGAAGAGTACATGGGCGATTATTACCCTACAGAAGAAGCAATTATGTTAAACAAAGAAAGAATTGATCTAAGATTAAAGGGCATGGAAAATGGAAAATAATGATGACTGCACGAACATATCAGATGACTACATAAACATAATGACTGCGGCACATGGTTCTTTTAATCCAGCATCGTGGTCAACGTTAACCTCTAAGGGCGAATATACTATTTTAGAACGTTTAACTAAAATAGAAGAAAGATTGTCAATAATTGTTCCAGATTTAGAAAAATTAGAAAAGCATAAAGTATTGCGCGAAGCATACGAAAAGTATAAAATGTTAGAGAAACTACTTGGAGAATAATAATGACAAATAAAATACACGTTGATTTCCACGATTTAGAATATTTACTTGAAAAAATATGTGCAGAAATTGACAACGACGGATTTATGCCAGATAGAATTGTAGGTGTATCTCGCGGAGGCCTAATAGCGGGCACTATGCTTAGTCATTATTTCGATGTTCCCTTCACTGCACTACATTGGTCAACTAGAGATCATACTGAACGCGAAGCTAACCTCTGGTTACCAGAAGAAGCTTACAACGGACAACAGATTCTACTAGTAGATGATATTCTAGATAGCGGAAAGACAATAGAAGAGATATGCGATAATTGGGAAGAAGCAGTTGCTAGTTTTCCAGATGCATCGAAGATGTATGATAACATAAGAATAGTAACATTACATAAAAGAAAATCCTGCACTACAGAAATTGATTATTACGCACTTGAAGTTGAAGACGAATGGGTTGTTTATCCTTGGGAGAAATGGTGGAAATGATATACGAACTTGAAAATGAAAGCGATTTCGAAAAGTTTCTAGATGACAACGAAAATGTTTTAGTTGACTTTTATGCAGAATGGTGTAACCCATGTAGTGCGATGTCTACGATTTTACCTGATGTTGCCGAAAGTAGCCTATTCCGAGAAAAAGATATTAAGATATTAAAAGTAGACGTTGATAAGTTTGAAGGCATTTACAAAGGGTACAATGTAAGGTCTCTGCCCACTATTATGCTTTTTCAGACGGGATTAGCACTTGCAACTAAAACAGGTGTTCAGAATAAAGATACTATTGTTTGGTTTGTTGAGGAGAATGTTTAATGTCTAGTAATCCATATGAACTTCTGAAGTCATTAGCTGATAAAGATCCGTATGCAGCAAAATCGACTACTAAAAGTTATACGACACCGTCGTGGGAAGATACTGTGTATGCATCTTGCGAAATTAAAATTAAGCCAGTAAATGAAAAAACTGAAATGTTAATGGCTTTAAAAGATGACGGGATACGTGATAAATTGCCAAATTGTATTTCGGATCTAAAGTGTAGTTTGATTGATAGTAATCAAGCAATTGTTGAATTTACGTTATTTATTCTGGACAACGATAAATTTTCAGATTGGGATAAATTTTTACGAGGAGATGACGGTTTTGTCATAGTGCAAGAATACGGCGAAACGCATACAGACTCGTATTCTGTAAAATTTAAAAGTAGAGTTACAGGATTTTCATCCGAAGGGTATGAAAATATACCTTCGTATCGTTATACTTTCGAGGGAAAATATTTAAATGGTTAAAAAGTACAGATACAGCGAACAGTTTTTTTCAGCACAAGGCGAGGCAAAGTACACGGGTGTGCCGACTGCATGGTTAAGATTGTGGGGTTGCAATTTCGAGTGTACTGGTTTTTCGCAATCAGATAAACCCAGGGAAGAATGGAAAAAAGAACATGATTTAATAGATTTAACAAACGTAACAACCATGGAAGAGCTGCCAGTCTTTACGTTAAATTGTGATAGTGCATATTCCTGGTCTAAAAGATACAGACATCTTGCTTATTTAGAAACCGCATCCGAAATTGTAGATAAGTTAACAAATGAAATGAAAAGCGAATTTAACCCCGACGGTTTGTTTAAACACGCTAGAAGTTTGCAAGAGACGCATATGGCATTTACCGGTGGCGAGCCAATGATGTCGCAGCATGCAATTGATGCGATAATTAGAGAATTTACTAGTCGAGATAATTGTCCTGCTTTTGTAACAATTGAAACAAACGGCACACAAAAATTAAAAGATGCAACAAAAGAACTAATTAATTTACATTCGATGACTAGCGAGTTCGGTGGATTCGTACCTGATAATCGCGGTCGAACAGAATGGTTTTGGTCGGTTAGTCCTAAATTAAGTGCAAGTGGCGAAAAATGGGAAGATGCAATTAAGCCAGATATATTAGCTGAGTATTCTCTTTTAAGTAATTATGGTCAGCTTAAATATGTAGTCGACGGTAGTAAGCAATGTTGGGAAGAAGTAGAAGAAGCGACTAATATGTACAGAAAAGCAGGTGTTAATTTCCCAGTGTGGATAATGCCGGTAGGTGCAACAGAAGAACAACAACGAAACATTGCAGGCGATATAGCAACGGAAACAATTAGACGCGGATACAATATTTCAACTCGTTTACATTGCACGTTGTGGGGAAATAAAATAGGAACATGATGCATAGTAATAGATCTGAGTATGGCTTTAAAATTGAATTAAAAAACTTAAAAACTGTTTTTGAAGTATTTAAGGGTTGCTGTTGGGCATACAGTAACAGCTCAGGAACATATTGTTTCTTTTTCAGAAAAGACGAGTACGAGTTAGCAAAAGATAAGTACAATGCTCACTTTTTAGGTGAGTACGTATATAAAAATAAAATAATAAGGTTAAGAGATGAAACGTAAATTATTACCATTCTGGCTGATGCCAGGTAGTTGGGGTTTAAAAGGTAAAACAAAAGAGATAGCAAAAGCAGAATATGAACTTGAAGGAATAGACTTAGAAATTCGTCTTCTCCAAATAGAATGCCCTGATGCAACTTCTTTGAATAAATTTAACTTAGGCATGCTAAGTATTAAGAAAAAGTATGGACTTATAGATGAATATGAAGAAAAAGTCGAAACTATCAGAATCGAAGACCCTGAGCATTTCGATATTAAGAAATTAGGCGTCGATTACGACTTTGGCAAGATTACAAAAAGGGAATATGAAAAGTCCAAATGTAACATGCTCAAACTTCCCTGGTTAGATATTTTAAATATAAACGTTGATGAGACTGATCCTAATTTTGGAAGTATGGAATTTGATTGGAACGAGCACTTTATTGAAAAATTAGAAAAAGACGGATTTATAGGTAAGACAGACGAAGAAACAGTAGACTTGTGGTTTGTCGAACTTTGTAAAAACGTTGCACTTGAAGAAATAAGACAAGAACTTGAAGACAAAGAAATCGACGAAGATCAAGTATCTATTAATCATATCAAGAGAAAAGATCTTGGCGATAAGAAAGAGTTTAGATGATGAACTATATTTTATTGGATTACATGAACGTTGCATTCCGTGCAAAACACGGTGTTACAGCAACAAGTGCAGAAATGAAAGTAGGTATGACTTTTCATATCATTCTCAATAGCATAAGAACTGCATATGAGAAAAATAAAGGTGACCATCTTGTTGTATTTTTAGAGGGAAGGTCTTGGCGTAAAGACATATATCCGCAGTACAAACTACAGAGAAAAACAGCACAACTTGCAAAGCCTATTTCTGAACAAGAAGAAGATCAAGTTTTTTTTGAGGCAGTAAGTGAGTTCGCACAATTCCTAAAAGAAAAAACCAATTGCACAGTTATACAATGCCCAATAGCAGAAGCAGATGATATGATTGCAACATGGGTAGGCATGCATAAAAACGACAATCACGTAATAGTAAGTACGGACTCTGATTATTATCAATTGCTGTCAGATAATGTAACTTTTTACAATGGAATACAAGATGTAACAGTTACCCTTGATGGTTTTTTTGATAATAAGGGAAAACCTGTAAAAGATAGTAAAGGTGTAATTAAAGAGAAAATTGATCCCGAATTTTATCTTTTTGAAAAATGTGTACGCGGTGACCCAACTGATAATATTTTTTCTGCTTATCCAGGCGTAAGGAAAAAAGGATCAAAAAATAAAGTTGGGATAATAGATGCCTATGAGGACAGACACAATAAGGGTTTTAACTGGAATAATTTCTTTAATCAAAAATGGACAGATATGGATGATAAAGACGTAATAGTTAAAGATGCATACTTAATGAATAAAACATTAATCGACTTAACAGCACAACCGGATGATTTTAAAGCATTGTTTGAAGAATCGATTAACGAATGCACGACAAATCATAAAACTATGCCCAACGTAGGTGTACATTTAATGAAGTTTTGTTCTAAGTGGCAACTAAATAGAATTAATGATAATATTAATCCATACGCTAAGATTCTGAATTCGAGATACGTATGAAGAAAGTTTTAAAATTAAGTAATAGTAGTTGGCTAATCGACAATACCGGGTTGTTAAGCGAAAACCTAGGTATTTACTCTTATACTAGCAGTAATGTTAAGAAAAAATTTAATAACATTGAACAAGTTAAAGAATATTTTAATAGTGAGATATTAACAAAGACGTACAAATTACAAAAACCAAAAATAGAATTATATGTAAGGGGTTATCCCGTAGATTTTGAAAAACCCATAGTATCCACTGATGACAGTCTTCCTGTTTTTTATAAATCAAAAAAGAAGCTTGTTAAATATTGTGCAGGATATTATTATTTGCTTAAAAATAATAAGTGGATAGTTAGTTTTTGTCCCGATAAGAGAATACTCGAAAATACACAATTTTATGGCCCTTTTAAAACAGAACAAGAAGCGAGTAATAAAAATGGAAAAAATACTTGAAATTGTAGAATTTGAAGAAACGTCTCCCGGGGTTAATACTAACGTAACTAAAAATCTCGGCGGTTTTATAATCACTACTACTAGCAAGAATGTATTAATTGGTATTACAACGGGTCAGTCGTGCTGCGAATCATTTGGGTACTTCTGTACTAACGACGACACATCGGAGTTTATAGGTGCAGAGTTATTCGAAGTTAAAATAGTAGATGAGTGTCTCAATGTAGAGAAGGCACCAGCTATATACGAAGGGGGTGCTATTTTTGTTAATTTTGAGACTAGCAACGGGACTCTTCAATTTACAGTTTATAACGAGCACAATGGGTATTACGGCCATAGTGTTATCGTTAAAACCGAAGACAAAGAGATAATCAGTACGGTTTTATAGTATTTAAATTTTCGCCTTTTTTTGATAAATATAACAAATAGTTTTAAAAGGCGTTGTATGGCACGTAGAAAACCTGTTATAATTAGTGAAGTATTAGATAGTAAGACATATGTCTCAGAACAGATTTTACAATCGGACGGGTTATATGCTGTATTTTACGAAGGTAAACCCTTCGGTTTAAGAATGGAAAATACCCTAATAGATTATCCGGGCCCAAAGTATAAAAAAACTGCATTTCCTTCTTCTGGTCATGCACACAACTTAGCAGAGCGTCTTAATGCAAAATTCAACACAGATAAGTTCGAAGTTTACAAGTTAACTACAGGCGAATTCTGCGATGAATCCAGAACAAAGAATACAAGTAAAACAGGGAGTATTTGATGAATTACTCCGAGCAGGAAAACTTAACCCAGGCGGAACATACAACGATAACAACAAAGTTATATTCCGCCATCCTAGACATTTACGACTTTCTAAACTCGGTTATACGCTATTAAAAAGCATTAAAAAACCGTATTGTTTTGAAGTCGATCTTAATAAAATAAAAACCCAACACCTCGTAAATTTAGCATCAAAAGCCAGATACACCTATTTCTTTGAAAATAATAAGATATACCTTTTTGACGAAAAAGACGCAATGATGTGCAAATTACACGGTGATATACTTAACTGGCTGTCTTGATGAAGAACTCAACAAAAGAAAAAAAACAACAAGTATTTTTAAAATTACAAGGTAAAATAGAAAAAAACTTTACTAATCTTAGTTGTAAAGAGTGGGTTAAGTTGTTGCATGATGATCCTTCTTTAATATCTAGTGTTCGTGTTTCTAAGCTAAAAAGAAGAGAAAAACTCGAGATAATAAAAATAAATCTAGTAGAATTTTATGATAAAATTAAAATAGATTATACTGCATACGACAAAGCAGTATGTTTGTATTCTAGTTTACATATAATGAATGATTATCAATTCGTTTCTATGTTTTTAGGAGAATATTTAAACGATAGTAAGTTCTGGAGTATTTTTTTAACTGCGTATAGAGTTTTACCCAGTATGAATGAATGGATATTGTTGTATAAAAAACATATAAATGTTGATACTCTTTCAAATCATGCAAAATACAATGTCTGGTGTTGTAATCAAGAATTAAAACCAACATTAGACATTAATACTTTTAATTATATGGTGAGAGTTGTAAGCGGTCACTATACATCCCTAGAACCAACCCTGTGCATAATAGACGAGTTAAACGCACATGAACATTTTTTTGATTCGTACTTAGAAAATGTAAAACCTTATTATAATTTAGAAAAATCGGTAATGTTATTTCCAAAAGTTAAAGAATTAGTAAAAGTGGAAATATATAAAGGTAATAGAAAATACACTAACATGCGAATGTTAGATTATATATTAGATGAAATTAACGTAAACGATTTACCAGATAAAACCTTGTTAAAATTAAACCCATACGTCCACCATGATAAGATTGTAAATGTTGATCAGGTTAAATTACAAGCAATTGCAAAAATTTTAATCAAAGATAGATTTCCTCACCGTAGAGATTGGCTTAATTACTTAATTAATACACAAGATAAAATATCGCCTGATACTATGGTTAAAATTAAAAAAATATTCAACATAGAATATAGTTGACATTTTTAAAATATTCATATATTATAATATAACAATTTTACATAGGGTTATTTTATGGGATGGTTTGACAAATTTAAACCAATTAAAAAAGAAAAAGATCTTAAGAAACAGCAAACAAACTATACTTCTAGAAGTGAAGACGATAGTTTTGCGAATATGGCTGCAACTGTTATTTTAACAGATAGCTATAATTCAAATTGCGACTCTAGTAGCTCTTATAGCGATAGTAGTTCAAGTTGCGATTCTGGCAGTTCAGGCTGCGATTAATATGAAGAAAAAAGAATACGAGTTAATGTTGCAAAAGCATAACGCAGATATTAACAGTATGTCTGTTTTTGGTAATAGTAGAAGTCACTTGAAATCTAAAAAAGGGCAGTCGACAATACAAGTTGTGCCTCGATATAGATCGGAATCTACTAAACATTATCCCGGTCTTACAATAGATCCTATTAGAAGAGATAATGTTCCTGTCTTATCCGAAGACATAGTAGAAAGAGAAAAAGTTGCAAAAGCAGAAACCGAACGTAAAAAGAAATACGTAGGTCTTGCTTATAATAAAGGTAATTATGTTTATCTGGGCGAGAACCCAGATCCGGAAATAATTAAAAGCCTTGGAAGAAAATGATGTATACACTAATTAAAAAATCAGAACTGCAATATATAGTTACTATCCGCCAAGTAGTAATGAACCACGTGAATGGTATATACAAACTACAGAAGAACATCACGAAAAATTAGTCGAAGAATTTAATACTTGGAAGAAAAACAGATAATGTCAGCCCAAGAAATGTATAACAAGTTACGCGGCCCTATTTTAGTAGTGCCGCCAAAGGCAAATGTAGAATACGTTACAATTGGACGTAGTAGTTATCCCGTAAAAACTGGCGTATCAAATTGTGTAATAGATGGCAATTTAGAACTATATGAGAAATATGAGCAACTCGAAATCAACGGTATAGTTTTATGTGGAGTAGTACCGATATCTAAATCTGGTACACAATTCAATTGTGCAGTTGATTGCTTTTGGTATACTTATGGAATCTAAAGTTGATATGGTTGCTAAATTAAAAGGTTACAAGTTTAGAGGTAACGTATATTTAAACGGCGGACGTACTCGTACTGTTGCTGTAATCGATGGATATTTAGAATTAAACAGGTACTACAATACATTAATGGTGGAAAGATATGTATTTTACGGTCTTATTCCAGTTCTTAAAGTAACCGATGGGTTTTATTGTAAATATTCCTCGCGGGCTTGTCTTGTTTTTGATAAATAGTATAAACTATTGCGGTATATTATGTATAAAAATATCTTAAATGAAATGTTTGCTTTAACTGGTATTCTTAACGAAGACGAAAATATTAAAACTATATTAATCGAGGATATAGACGATATTAGTTTCGGTGTATTTGGCTTATATAACTGTAATATAGTAGCCCGTTACGATTTTGTTAATAATAATGTAGTTTCGATTCTTTCACTTAAAGTATACGGCAAGAAACAAGAATATGCATCTTTAATTACTAACGTATTCGATGCTACGGAATATTTTAAAGATGCAATATCCGACGGTAATTACACTGTAGTTGATTCATATTCGAGAGCATATACTATTCCGGCAAAACTTAAACCAGACGGTTCGTATGTAATTGACGGCGGCATCTTAGGTAACGAATTAGATTTAAATTACGAATATAACTATTATAAAGGCGAACGTGCCTCAATGGACGGTCCGGGGGAAAACGAAGAGTTTGACATCAGGGAATATTCGATTAACAATGTGTCAATGAACGAACTTGCAAGTAAAGAATTAGACCAAAGAACAATAAGTGAGATAAAAAGTTAATGAAAGACTCGTTAAGGTTAATGATTAAGGAATCCGAAAATATACTCGAAGGCGAAAAGGATTATAATAAAATATATCCAGATACTGCCGAAGGCGCATTGCTTGCATTTAAATCACTTGCAAAAACTCCAAAATACGATTTATCAAATATAAAAATTAAACCAGATCCAGAGGTTCAAGGTGTATGGCTTATAACCTTTGAAAAGTTTAATAAGAATACAAACAGTAACAGCGTAATTGTATATATGAGAGGTTATAAAGAACCGGGCGGCGAAATACGCCAATACAACGATTACGAAGATGTAACTGATCCAAAAGGACCGCAATTAGAAACTGATAAAGTAAATTCAACTAGTAATATATCAATTGTATATGATACTGGTTCCGAAGTAGAAATTAAAGGTATTACGGGTACCGTAATAGAACATGATATACATTGGAAAGACCACGGCGACGAAGTGATTGATTCAGTTGATTACAGAATAAGAAAAGATTACGGGCAAGCAGAATGGGTTACAGTATCAGATGATAAAGATGTTGACTGTGTTGGAAATTGCAAAACTTATATTAAATTATAAAAGTAGTTGACAAATGATAAATAAACTGTATAATACAACAATTAATTAAAGGTAATTAGAAATGAACATGCAGCAAGACCATATTAAGTTTATCGAACAGGAGGATTTTAAATCGTCCGGGGTCTTTTTGCATCTGTAATTTATAGTACAAGAAACGCAAAAAGCCCCACAAGTTGGGGCTTTTTTTATGTTTAAAATTTATACTCATGCAGTATAAATGTTTTTTAAAATTTATTTGGGTCGTTAGCTCAGTTGGTAGAGCAGTTGGCTTTTAACTAATTAGTCGATGGTTCGAATCCATCACGGCCCACCATTTAAATACACCATTCGAACATTGGTTAGTTCGCCAGTCCTTCAAACTGGAGAAAGGAGTTCAATCCTCCTATGGTGTACCAATTTTTACAGGGGTATAGCCAAGTGTAAAGGCAGCGGGTTTTGATCCCGCCATCGGGAGTTAGATTCTTCCTACCCTTGCCGGAGACTTGAATCAGAAGGATGATTGACTGTCTGAAAAACAGTATAGGTTGGATCGTTACCAACAGTCCCCACCAATTTTGTCCAATAGCTCAGATGGTAGAGTCCACCTCTGATAAAGGTGAGGTCGTTGGTTCGAACCCAACTTGGACGACCAATTAATGGTAATTTTGATGTAGTGGTAGCATAGCAATTTGTGGCATTGCTTGGATGGGTTCGATACCCATAAATTACCCCAATTTAAGGCCTAGTAGTTCAGAGGTTAGAGCGCCGCCCTGTCAAGGCGGAGACACGGTTTCGAGTACCGTCTAGGCCGCCAATTTTAAACGAAATATAGTTTTTTAACGTGTGTTCTACGATTTTCTATCTTTCCATTAGATACTAAAAAATCATGTATGCGATAACAGGCGCCGAAACTTAATTTTGACATGTTTGCAACTTCAACTATGTTTTTATTTGTGTTCTGTAAGAACAAATTTGCAGTTTCTAAAAACAATGCATTGTTAACAGTCGTACGTTTCTTTCTTAAACCGTTTGCAGCAGTTTTTAAATGTACTTTTAAAGCCCTGGATTCTATGCGATCTATATCGACTAAATATTCATGTGCTTTTTTTGCAGTTGACGGTGAAGTTTGATTTCTGATTGCAGCTTCGTTATACGTTAAAGTATCATCTGAAAGTAGATCTCTCTTAACTTTAATCAATTTCTCTTTTGTTTTTTTATGTAAAGTCATTACAATATAGTCCCCTTAGGTTTCTTATATTTTAATACATATTTTTTAAAAAACAATAACTATTTAATATATTCTTAAAGATCTAAAAGGATTAGCATAGTCAACTGATGTTTCTATTATACCGTGTTTTTTGTTTAAATATACTTGAACCAATTCTACATATTCTCTTTTAGTGCAACGTTGGATAAAATGACAGTCTTTTAAAAGTGCATTTTTAGTTTCGGCTGTTACCTTCTTTGCTATAGTATTAACTTTGATAATATCGCCCATTAATAATATCACATCGTTATATTCTACTTCAAGTTCTAACTTACACGGTATTTTAAATCCAACACCAGTGTACAGAAACATCTCGTATGTTTCTTCTTTAGATATTTTAACAGACTTGTCGCCCATTATGTTTGCAATTTGTTCCGGGTCTAAATATCCTGCAGAACGTCTTTCGTCTTCTTCTGCTTTTATTTTTAAATTATCAATGTCGAATATAAAATACTTTTTAGTCCAAGTTGGAATATTAGTATCTGCTAATATACTTTCTTTGGTTTGACTATGTAAATTACTATGTAACTCTTTTAGGTATTTCTTTTTGCTTACGGCATGCAAGTAATGCTTATATGTTCCTCTCATCTTTTTAACTCCCAAACGTCATGTCCGCAATCCCATAATATATCATATCCATTATTAATCATATTTTGCAATGCAGATAGGCTACTATTATATACGGGAAGTATATCTTTTAATTTGTGTTTTTGATACTTCATTCTGTTCTCATATGTCTTATGCATATAGGTATAGTGGAAGCTTGGTTTTTGTTTAATGTCTTTTAATTCGAAGCTAAGTTTTCCATATACTGCATTATTGCTTGAGCTCCATCTTCTATCTGCATAAGATATAATTGACTGTGGATTTATATCTTTAATAAACGCAGATAATAACTTACTTGCACCACCTACTACAGTATGGTTTAATTTGTGACAAAATCTATAAAGCTCATATTCGGAATCCTTATTAAATCTAGGTTTACCAAACGTCATTACAGATACAAGTTCACCGTTATAATATAAACCGTAATTATATGATGATTGACATTTACCCTGGATATGGTTTTCTTCTAGAAATGTATTTGCAATGTTGGAAGTTATAAGTTCAACTTTGCATTTACGTCCGTGTAATTTTTTAGTTTGACCAAGTGCAGATGCTATGCGAGATTTAACTATTTCTTTTTTATTTTCCCACTCGTGACTCCAAACATGGAATAACTTAATTCCTTTTGTCTCGGCTAAATTAGTTTTATTTAAGTGATAATGTTTGTCTTTACCCATTCCAAATTCAGAATGATAAAATAAACCATTGTACTCAATAGCAAGATTATAATCTGGCAAATAAATATCCAACTCTTTTCCGTTTAATACTTTTCTATCTTTTGTTACTATATTGGTAATATTGAGCTCGCGAATATAATCTGCTATTTCTCTTTCGCCCATACTTGTGCCACGTGTAGGATCTAATTCTACTCCGTGCTTACAATAATAGTAGTTAACAGTATGATATGTTACATCGCCGAGTGTAGCTGCAAGCTCTACTAAATTCTTATTTTTGTTTTCTGTTAACCATTCTATACTGTTAAGTTTATCAAGTGTATTTTGGCTAATATTAAGTTGTTGGAAAAGTTTACCATATTTTGCAATTTGGCTTTCCCTTATCTTCTCTATTACTATAGGTGACTTAGATGGATTATCAACACCATACTTTAATAAACTTTGTTCTTTGAATTGTTCTTTCCACTCCGTTGTTTTGGAAAAATGATCAACTCCGTATTTTTCAACGTTTGTGGCTTTTACTCTACTATTAAAATCTGTGTTTGCTCTAATGTCCTTCATCATTTCTGATTTTGCAAGTTTATTAGATTCTAAATGTGATATATTTTCAACTCCATATTTTTCTAATACAGTAGCTTTTACCTTTTCTTTAATTTCGATTCTATTCATATGATGCGGTACACCATATAACTCTATGTTTCTCTGTTGGTTTAATATTTTAAATTCTTCCGAAGAATGATAAGTTTTGGAACCATAACGTTCCATAGATGTTGCCATCATCTTATCTCTGGAATTTCTAGAATTAACCGTAGCAGTACATTTTTTAGAACAGCATAATGCAGGTTTACCTTTTTTTGTTAAGGTTACCTTGTTATTACAATCTTGGTTTGCACACTTAGGTAAATCGACGTACATTATGTATACTTTTTATTATTATTTATCGTCTTCTAAAAAGTAGTTGACAACAGACCCAGTAGATGTTTTAATGTGTGAAGTGTAAGAGATTACACAAAACAACCCATCCAAAAACAGCTTTACGGAGATTATCCAATGGCAAAAGCAGAAAGTAAAAAAACAGCAGATTTGGTAACCGTCACGCCTAATAAGGCTAAAACGTTGATCAAAGTATGTATGGACAGCGGTCGCCCAATTATGTTGTGGGGCGCACCAGGCATCGGCAAGTCAGATCTTGTTGAGGCGATTGCAACATCGTATGCAAAACCACGCAAAGTTATTGACATGCGTCTTTTGCTCCTCGACCCAACTGACCTTCGCGGCATCCCATATTTCAACTCAATTGACAATCGTATGGAATTTTCTAAGCCATCTGATTTGCCGGAAGTTGTAACACAGGCAATGATTGACGAAGCTAAAGTTGTATTGGCCAAGAAAAAAGAGATCCTGGAAAAATACACCGCAGGTTCAGACTACAATCACATCCAGTCTGCTTCGATTGAGACTGAGATTGAAAAAGCCCAACGCCGTGTAAATCGACTTGTTGGTCAGTTTGAATTCCAAGATGCAATTTTGTTTTTGGATGAGATGACTTCAGCACCGCAGTCTGTACAAGGTGCAGCATATCAGTTGATTTTAAACCGCCGCATTGGCGAGTATCGTCTCCCAGATGGTATTAGCATGATTGCAGCAGGCAACCGTGAAAGCGACCGCGGTGTTGTGCATCCAATGCCTAAACCACTGCAAAATCGTTTTGTTCACTTGAACATGGACACTAGTTTTGAAGACTGGCAAGCATGGGGTGTTACAAACGGTGTAAGTGCAGATGTTGTTGGTTTTCTCTCAGCCCATCCGCAACACTTGTTTGAATTTGATCCCAAGTCTGCATCTAAAGCTTTCCCTACACCGCGTAGCTGGAAGTTTGTGTCAGATCTCATCAGCAACAACCACCAGCTGTCAATTGATGCATTGCATCCTTTGATTTCAGGTACAGTTGGCGACGGTGTAGCATTCAAGTTCTTGCAACACTTGAAAATTGCATCAAAAATGCCAAGTCCGCAAGCTGTATTGCGTGGACAAGAAAAGAAAATGAAAATCGATGAAATCAGTGCAAAATACTCGCTGACCATTGGTATGTGCTACGTTCTCAAAGAATGGATCACAATTGCCAAGAACAACGAGCAACACAAAACAGTCGGCAAAGGCGAAATGGACTTTGGCATTGATTTGTGGCACAATTACTTCGATAACTTCCTGAAGTTCATGATGGATAACTTCGAAGATGAGATGTGCGTACTAGGTGCAAAAACCGCAATCCGCGACTATGCGCTTCCGTTGCAGCTGGACAAGTTGAAAGAAATGGATACTTTCTACGACAAGTTCGGCAAATTAATCCTTGCCGTGTAAGCGGCTTTGGGTGGGTGGACAGGGCAGTGTAGTTAACGCTACACTGCCCTAGTCTTATTTAAGACGGAGAAAATCGTACAATGAACCTTAAGCCTGGAATGTTGTGTTTAATAATTGGATCTAAACATGCACCTGAAAACATTGGAAAACAGGTTACGTTAGTTAGATATTTTGGAAAAGACGAAAGCATTGTAACCCAGGACGGTGAATTTAACAATTTAACTGGTTCAGATGTGTGGCTCGTCGAAGGTGCCGATTTAGTATGTACAATGAGAGACGAAATCGGGGCGATATGTTATATGAAAAAAAACTGGACAGCATGTATTTCAAACCACCTCATGCCTTTAACTGGCTTAGAAGATGAATTTGTAAAAACCCAGCAAACTGAAATGTTAAATTCTTAGAGTGCAATATGGATGATATTAAGGTTTTTTCTTTAGAAGATATAATTTTTAAAACAGTATCATATTTTTCAGAATTAGATGCACCGGATTGGCTTACAAGCAAAAACACTGTTAAGGGTTCAACTATGGATAACAGATGGTTTTGGGAAGGGTATGTTATGGCATTACGTGTAGGCGAAACAGTTAAAACAGATTTTAAAATAATTACCCGGATCGTATGATTATGGAAGAATTAAGTATATGTCAGCATATAGTACGATCAATAAAATACGGAGAATGGTCGTGTGGATTTGCCACAAAGAAAGAATGGCCAACTAAAGAACAATTTAGTTTATCAACAATGTATTATGATGGTTGGCATTGGGCGTTACATATTGGCTGTTTTTATATTAGTGCAAGTTTTTATTAAGGATAATATGCAAGTATTTTTAGTGTATGAAACTTACTATGACTTTTGTAATAACTGGGAAACTTTATTGTTTCTATATGCAGATCGTTACATGGCTGACTATAAGGTATTAGAGTTAGAAGAAGCAAATGAAGATGAACAAAAATCTTATTTTGTCAGAGAAGAAAATGTAATTGGGGTAGAATAAATGGAAAAGAATGCGCTTAACATGACCGAAAGTAACATGCGATTCTGGACAGAACGTTC